CCCAAGCCAGTGTGTTGTCTAAGTTTACTGTAGCGTTTGTAGCAACGAAATTCGGTGGAGCCCCTGTAATGGTAAACGGTGTCCCGTTAGCATCGTACGATCCTCCTACCTGTCTTCGTTGGAATTTAGCGGAAGTAATCGAGTTCTTAGATGTAGTACCAATAGTCAAGGGTGAGTACGACCCACTCAACTGAATCGTAGTCGAGGTCTCAAAGTTATTTAATCGGTCGGCACTAACAGAAATGTTCGGTGGTGAATAAGGCAACATTAATATAACAGAAGATGCGGATGTTTTAAAACCACGACTATCTATTGCAGTAACTGTAGCTGTCGTATTAGAAGCCGCATTAACTTCACCAAAGTCCACTGTAATATCTGTTGTAGCGTAGTTCACACGCTTTGTAACTCCGTTTACTGTTACATCATAATAAGCCATTGTAGCAGAGTTTACTGCTGTAGCCTTAGCCGTTGCAGGTATTCTAATTTGTAACTTAGACTTACCTTGTACAATATACTGGTTGTTTCCTGTAAGATTAGTAGTTGTAGTGTTTGTGTCTAGATATGTAAACCCACCGTTGTAAATGGGATCACTATTTCTTACGAATACAGTTATTGATTTAGTTTGGCTCTTAGGTGCTCCGTCGTTAATCTCAACCCCGTTGTACTTCGTACTAGCGTGGACTGTCGCTTGTCGCCAATCTAACGTAGTAACCTGCTTATACATCTCCGCAATATCTGCACTATTAAACGTTAGAGGTGTAAACTTGGTTGCGTTCGGGAACGATTTTGTAAAGCTTCCTAGTGTAAACGTTAGTGTGTAGTTGAACGCATCATAGTAGTAGTCTAACGTCTGTGGTACACTCGTTTCCCCGATAACGAAATCAGATATTACAGGTGTAGCAGGAGTGGCACCATATACAGTACCCCACTTCTCTGTCTCCCCGATTACACTACCATTATACCATGTTTGCACCCTAATCTTTGCAGGACGGTTCTCATACCCACCGATAGCTTTATACAGGAGCGTTGTTTCGTCCTTAGTAAAGTTGAAAGTTACGCTATCCCCTACCCCACCTCGCCAAGCAATTGCGGCCATACCACCATCAGGCTTCTGTACCTCTAATGATACAAGGTGGTCGAATGCAGTAGAAGCACGGTTAATTGATATAGGTAAAGGTTCGATAGCAGCGGTCCAACTAATATTAGATGCTACTGTACTTGCTCGTGGGATACGATCCAAGTCTACGTAGGCTACTGCGTCATTGATAGAGAGTACGTCCGTATAACCACTTGCACCGATACGTAAGTTTTTAGAACCGTCAGAGTCATGGTTTACTCTAAAGTTACCGCTAACTACTAATGTGTTAGAGTTATATGTGAACGAGAATCCTGTTGTATTTACTGATTGTTGTCCGTCTACGTACAGACCGAATGTACCTGTACCGTATGTTGTGTATCCTGTGTTTGTACGAGAGAAACGCATCTCTACGTATACGTCACTGTAGTTACCACCTGTGTTCGGGGTACTGCGCCAATTCACAGTACCCAAAACATATCTATTACTGGTAGTTACATTAAATGAACCACTTGCCATGTTGTTTCCTCCAATCGTTATTATCCGTTGTTAGGAACGAATGCCCAACCTGTAGAGTTAGTACTCTGTACAGAAAGGATTTTAATGTTACCTAACGTAATCTCACTTGTTGCTCGAAGCTTTTTCGTTACTGTTTCATCTCCGTTTAGGTAGAATACTTTTTCGAATGTCCCGTTATTTTGATAGTACCCTGCGAACTCGGAAGGTGTAATTTGAGTGTAACCGACTTCGCTACCGTTACTATCTAACTGCGATACACGGATACCGTTAATGTTCATTCGGATGTTCGTGTTGTAAAGCTCACCTGTAGCTAGAGTCCACTGTAACGCAACATCACCGATGTTCAACATGATCCCTGATACAATGGCTTCTACTTGCTGGTATCCGATGAAACGAATTCTTACTTTATCTTTCGTAGGGGTAAACGTAAGGTATCTAGCTTCGAATCCATTTGTGGTCTGATTACTATTATCAGCTATTTGGTTCCCAGGTGGTGTAACCCAATCGGAGCCGTTATGCTCTTGAACCTGAATCCAAAAACGATAACTCGTATCCGCACCTTTTGTCATCTTGTTCAGGTACCAACCTAATGTATAAGGTTGCCCAGGAATAACAGAGACATCTTGTGTAATTCCTTGTTGCTGTCCGTTAGCTTTAAAGTAGAACCCTCTACCAAAACCTAGGTTGTCTAGTACTGAGTTCGAGATTGTGTCAACCTTGTAAGCATTAATTAAGCTCCAAAAATCTAAGTCACTATAACCGATAGAGTTCTTAATTAAGTTCATACCACCAGTAGCAGAGAACTTAGCAGTGATATCTGTCGCAGTCTGTTTCAGTTCAGATTTCGTTGCGTATGGAGAGAAATCTAACTTATCCATTGCATCTTTAATCTTACCGTCTACGGAACCTGCTACGTTGTTTAACTCATCTTTAGAAGCTAAGTTACCAAGGTCACTAGCATTTGCCTTACTCTTTAGTGCTAGAGTGTACTCTCTAGAGCTAAAAACTGTGTTCGTGATAGACTCATCTGTAATCTTCTGCTCTGCGTTAGCAATACGTTTTACCATAGACGGGATAATGTAACGTGTATCTTGGTTAACTGTTGCTAAGTTAGTACCGTACTTGATTGAACCTTTAGAAATTCCAGGTGTCCAGGCAGGGTAGTAAGTTGTTACAACGTTGTCCTTATCCCCCAATAGCTCTAGTATACCATCAAAGTCTACTATCTCTTGGATGGGGTCTTGCAACCTGTATATTAACTGGTAGTAGTTAATCGACTTGTCACTGATTGACGGGGATTCACCTGTAGGTGCAGTGTTACCTGAGACCGTAGCACGAGACAAGTCTTTATCCCCGATAGGGTGCCACACTTTGACACCTGTTCCTGTATAGTTCGATCCGAAGGTTCCGTTACACATCTTCCATCCCAAGAAGTAGGCGTTGATTTCTTCTTTTGTTGGTGTATACGTTTCTCCCCAACCACTATCACTATCTGAAACAGTCACATATAGTATATTGTTAGATGCGTTGATTGCGAACTGGTTATTACCTGCTACGTTCCCGTCATAGTTTAACGAACCTGCATTAGGTTTCACACAGATGCTTCCGCCTGATACAGGAGTAGAATACGCAAAACCTTGTGCTCTTAGACGCTTAAACCCTGTGTAGTCTACGTTCATGTCCCAGTTCATCTTATCGTCAAGACGAACATCCATCCACTTTTTTGTTTTAATCGCATTACCATTTGTTTCCCAAGAGAACGTATCATTGTTTGTACCATCTCCGTAGAATTTACCCCAAATAGTTAAATCAGTACCACTACTAAATACTGGATTTGTTACAGGTCGGAAACGATTACCTACCCCTGCCCAAGCTTCCTCAGGTGCAGGAGTATATACAGGGTTCGAAGTATGTTTACCTACAGCGATTTTCATGTTTGAGATAGTCAGTTTCCCTACTAAGAAGTTGCAACGCATGTTGATCCCGTTGAACGTTGCTACAGTTCCTGCTATAGAGTTAGTCCCTATATATCTACCGCTTCTATTAGAGCTAGAGAATGTAATAGAAGACGTTAATCCTGGGTACGGGTTACTACCTTGCATATACATAGTACCAGCAGGTGCGTCCCCCTCCACAGACCAGTCGAACATCACAGTAAACTCCCCTACTCCTGTGATAGGTGCAGAATTACCTGCAATGAACGTGTAAATAGTAGAAGTTTGGTTATCCCTATTTTCCCCTACCATAGTCTTAGGTGTACCTGTTCCTGCTAATACGTTTCGTCCGTTAACGTACCAACTATCAACGTGATTCCCCTCAAATTCAGGTAAACCAAGCGTTGCGATAGGTGGTTTAATGTTAACTGGGTTAGCGAACGTAACTCTATCGTAGTTACCTGTTGTGCTAATAGCCGCAATCGTATCCTTACTCATCTTCTGTGTCTCTTGTTCCGTATACTCTTTCTGACGATCCTGTACTTCGATTTCAAATAAAGCATAACGGTTATAATATTCGTTCCATTTAGCGTTCCATATGTTTCTGTCGATATTGATAGTTTCAGACGATGTGGTATCCCAAGGCTTAACAGGAGTTAATCCAGTAAGGTATGTTACTAACGCAGTGTATGCGTCCCCTAGTGGTTTGTAGTTCGGACTTGTAGTTGTGTTCAGTCCAATCTTACGTGCCATTCTACGGATAGAGTATAACTTACCTGCATTGTAGTTATCATTATCAATCTGAGCTAGGGTAGGCATTGCTTCGTTATAGTTAAGGAATTTACCTACGATGTCGGCAATGTATCCACGAACTAAGCTACGCTCGAAACGAGTAATCTTACCATCGCTACCTAACGATTCAAGAGAGTCAGCAATCTGATCTACTTGTCCTTGGTCTGCTACGTTAAGACCGAAGCTAATGTTAGAGTACCATACAGTACTTCCTTGTACGTCACGGTTATTTAAGAACCCTATTTTTACATAAGCTGTTCCCCAAGAGAATTTGTTCTGTACATTATCTCCTGTATTATCTAATCCACTAATCGTTCCTACATAATTCGTCCAAGTACCAGGAATTACAGCGTTACTTGCTGCGATATACTTAAAACCTAGACCTGAGTTTCCTTGACTCACTTTTGTACCTGCTTTAATCGTATCACCTGCCCACGGATTACGTAAGGTAATAGATTTGTTGGTCGTATTAATCGCACCATCAGCCCAGGAGTCGTTAGATGAGACATTTCTTGAATAAGTTAATGGTTGGAATACATAACCCTTCTGACTTACCCAATCCCAAATAATAAGTTTTCTTTGGTATGCATTTCCTGTATTATTTACCCAATTAATTACATTATCTAGATACACAACGGTGTCCCCAGGTTTTAAATCCTGTGTTAAAGTCGATAGTGTTCCTTTCATGTACATATGATGACCCGAGTTAATCATTAGTCCGTCCACGTCAAATTCCTGTACACCAATGTAGTATTTAGCACTTACATTTGGGTTTGTTTTAGCCCAAACAGACAGCTTGTATGTCTTACTTAGGTCAATCGGTATTAAATCATCAGAGTATCTTGTCACATTGTATGTTGAATCTTTGAATGAACCTCCACCTGAATAGGAATCCGATCCGTCAAATTCGAATGCGCTAAAGTTAGAATTGTTACCTAAGGAACCTCCCCCGTTTGTTACAAGGTTATCCCCTTTAGAGTTCACCCAGTTTTTATAGTCAGCAGAAATTACCCAACTTCCTTTTATGTATACATATAGTTGATTGTCTTTTTCGTTTAACCACAACGCCCCTTCAGTAGGTTTTGGCGGTGGTGTAGGAGATGCAAGTACATCGTTCATATTGTAAACGGTCAATTGACCTGTAGCACTATATTTAGCCATTCATTTTCACGTCCTTTATAAATAAAGGGAACTTATCTCTAAGTTCCCGTTTAACTGTCTCCTCTATTATAATATAAAACGGCACTAACTACTTATCTGCGTTCGCTAATAAATTTGCACTACCGTTTACATCTGTACTGTCTAAGGTGATTGTATCCCCTTTGATTGTAGGGTAGTTCTTTATTAAGTTACCGTTTGGTGCATATAACGCCCATGTAAACGTCCATCCTGCCGTAGATACTGACAAACCTGACTGTAGGATTTGAGCTGTTAGAGTGATTGTACCTTGTCCGTTCTTAAACACGTTTGCCCCGATAATGTTCATTACCATAGGGTCTTGGAAGTCTCGTGTTACGATAACTCCACTGTATTTAATCCCAGTACCAGGTGCAGTCGCTACACACTTGAATCCTTGTACACCATTGATTGCCCAGTTACGTACGATTATAGAAGAAGTAGTCGATGACATAGAAGCAGTTGTTATTGTAGGGATCGCTTCTGCTGTGTTATCGAATTTAGAGATAACCAAGTTACCTGCACTTGTTGTAATGTCCCCTGCGTAGAACAAACTAGCCGCAGCAGTACCGATGTACACTCTAGCTTTTGTAACGTTTGCTGCGAATGCAGGGATCGTAACTTTCAAGTCTTGACCTGCTGTAACTGCTAATGATGCTTGGGTAGAACCGATAGTCTCACCTGCTAATCCGCACCACGTATATTTTACATAATACGTTGCAGCAGTTAATTGAGTGTTAGCATTCGCTACTAGAGCCAGTGTGGGTGCCGTAGATGGGTTCCCTACCCCTTGAATCAATCTCCAACCGTTACCCCCGTCTGCGTTCCCTCCTGAAGAAGTTGTAGCGGTCGGGTCTTGGATGTACCATTGGAATGCTGTAGGATTTACAGTACCTGCACCTTTGTACATATCAGCCTGTAACGTGATGTTACCGTTACTATTCTTGATTGAGTCTCCACCTGGTGCCCATACGTTTAGGTAGTACGAGTCAACCCCATTAGCTCCGTTCGCACCATCTGCTACGACTACGATTTGTTGCTCGTCTACGTTTTTAGCTAAATCAGTAGGAATGTTCGCACTAGCTAAGTACATTCTAACTCTAATAGCTTTAACTGTATTAGAAGATGGTGTGTAAGACTTAACCCCTGTTTCAACTGTGTTAGGGGCGTATTTGTCCGTATAGTTTACACCGTCTGTTGTCTCTGAAATAACTAGCTTACCTCCATAGAATGAAGGGGCACCTGACCCTGTTTGAGACATCATGTTAATAGATATACTTACAGGTGTCAGTGTTCCTCCTGTACTCTTTTGGATCGCTACTGTACTCGGTACTAACCAGTAAGCAGTTGGGGCTGCCCCACCTTTAACCTTACTTAATGTTTGTACCTTTGTAAGTGTGAAGGCTTGTCCTTTTAATGACTTACCTGAAATCGTGAACGTAATGCTTGCAGTATCCTGTGAAATGTTACTTGCGTTCGCAACTCTAGCAAAGATACCACTTGTAGTAATCGCACCTGCCGTGATACCTGAAGCACTTGCAGTTACTTTATATTTACCATTACCTGTACCTGTACCATCGTGGGTAAGCTCAGTCGCACCATCGTATACGTGAATGTCCGTTCCTGATCCTGCGTAGTTACCGTTATCTCCATTTGAATCTGTAGGAATAGATTGAGAGTCATTCGATAGTAAAGCAACGATAGCGTTAGAACCAACTGAACCATTGACAATCTTCGTTACATCGTAGTTAGCCTTTAACGTAACATCCATATTTAAATCTGCGTCTGTGTATGTAACTACACATGTGAAGATTTGGTTATTCATTGTTGTTAAGTTAGATTTAATCGTCAACACCTTTGGAGTCGTTGTCGCTGACCCTACAGGCAATGTATATGATAATCCACTTGGAGTCGTTCCCCCTGCTGTCTCTGCTAAAGGGATTGTAGTCTGTGTACCCTCGTACCAAAGAATGGATTTAACCGAAGCAGAAGGTAGTATATTACTCCCATCACCTCCTGCGATATACAACTCAGGTGTAATGACTAGGTTGCTACTCGTAAAGTCAGGTACGTAAACCAATCCGTTAGGATCGTAAATTTGTGTTTTGTAGTTCGGGTTTAAATAAAGCATATATTGTTTTGCATCATTTACATCTGTAACGGTAATCTGTCCAGTAATTCTTGCCATTAATTATCGTCCTCTCTTCTTCTGTATGTTCTTAGTTATCAGGTATCTCTACATCACATTCAAATGTTGCTCTTTTTGGGACATCATCTTTAGAGATTTTGAATGAACTTCCTACACCTACGTGGTCTTTATTCCACTGTAAGTCTCCATCCTCATCCTCCGAAATACGAGTCCAAAAGAAGTTACCCTTAGGTATAGTAGATGTAACCTCGTCATCTCCTCTATATACCTTAGCATATAGGACACTATCTATTTCGTTATTTCTAAATATTAGTCCGTTTGTACTGCCTACCATGATGCGATGAGGTACCTTTTTCAAAGCTTCCTCTGCGTCTTTCTGTGCTTTCTCCGCAGTGTCCTTGATTGCTTGTTGTTCCTCTTTTGTAGCCATTTCAGAACGAACATCTTCTATCTCTTTTGATAATTGTTCTGAACTAACCTTTGCCGTGATAGAGTCAGCTAGTTGTGTAATCTGCGAACCGATTTTACGCATCTCTGTATCTCTATACTTCATTGCATTCTCTTGTGCTTCTTTGATACGGGCTTCAAGGATTTTATCCATTGCCTGTTTAAAGGACACATCCATAGCAGCTATCTCTTGCTCGTATCCATCGAATGCTTGGGCTACTGCTATACGTTCGTCAGGAGTAATAACACCGTCTAACATAACGATTTCTATTGTGTTAAGTAACGCTTGGTGCCTACTGTCTAATACACCTTTCGATACTGTTAGTATATCTTTGTGTGTGGCTGGTAGGAACGGATCGGAGATAACTTGGCTATACTTCTCGTCTACCTTATTCTTCTCGGTACCTACTGCGTCTAGAAGAGAGTTAACCTTTTTCTTCTCATCTGCGGTAACAATACCGTCCTCGAATGCAGGGATCGTATAATCTTTCATTTCCTTTAACGCACTAGAAAGTCCGTCTAGTTTTTCTCGGATACTATCTAATACCTTTTGTTGCTCCTGTCGAAGCGTATCCAAGTCGATTTCAATTTCAATCTTATCAATCTTGAAATCTAGCTTACCGTTGACCATTGTTACTTGCGTAGTTACGTTCTCTACCTTTTCTTGTAATTCCTTGATAATCTCAAGGTCTCCTCCTCCACCACCTGAACCGATTGACTTACCATCAATCAGGACACCATCTTTTGTGATAGTTAATTTGTGGTCAGGAGACTGGATTGTAACATCACCATTTTCAGAAATTTCAAACTTAGAGAACTTGTGAGATACCTCTTCAGGGTTCGTTGTATCTTGCTTCTGTACAATAGAGAACGATCCATCAGTTTTCATTTCCTGATATGTAATACCTTTACCATTTCTATGTCTACTACCTACACGAAGTGTTCCATCCGATTTTAGGAAGAATGTAACTCTATGTTTGTCATAAATCCCTTGATGGACGTATAATACTGTAGGAGAGTTCGGAGATGTTGGTTCAATCAATTCACCGTTTGCGTAACGAGAACTCGGTAAATCTGCGTAGTCGAAAGCCCCATCTTGTACGTATTCATTACCAGGGTCTGAGTCTGTAATGTACATGAATGACTTACCTGAGAAAGTTACTTCCTTATTTCCTCGACCATCAATATTCTGATATGTCATAGAAGGGTATAAAGTAAATAACTGCCATAACTCACGTTGGATTGCTTCGTCTGATTCGTCTCCACCTGTCATCGTTGTACGTGTTAACATCGACTGATTATCTGCATCTCCATAGATGTTTAAAACAATAGGGTGGTCTTTGTTACCTTCTAGGAACCCGATTAAGACTAACGATCCGACTGTAACGATTGTATTCGAACCATACACTTTTCCTTCAGGTGTACGTCCACCGAACATGACGGGTAGTCTAGCAGAGTATCTACCGTTGTCACTCGGATTCTTCGATGTTGAATTTTTATGTAGTGTTGTCATAACCTCTACTGTATTGTATTTGTAGTTAACTTTTGTAACCCTAGCAAGGGAGAGCTTAATGATATTCTCTCCCTCTTTGTACATACGTTTAACTTCCGACCCTAATTGAGCCTGAAACCTCATAGAGGACAGTGGTGTGTAGTCAAAATCTTCCACGATATAATTCTACCACCTTTCCTTTATATTATAACATTTTTATCCTGTAAACCTGCGTATGTGACCATTAAAAACTTTTTGCCAATAACTCGTACTTAAATCTTCTTCATGGATACCAGGAGTACTTTGTGAGCCGATAAACTTACCATTACCTGAATAGATTCCAACGTGTCCGTCCTGTTTATATGTATCGAAGTAGATAATATCCCCAGTCTGTATCATACTCATAGCTTGTTTTTTATCAGAACCACGAGCACTGATTAGTTGTAATCTCGGATCGGTTTTAATCGTATCTGTAGTCATTCCTGTTGCTCCACCTTTAAGTTGGACACCATGAACGTTATAGCACCACCATACGAATGAAGAACAGTCGATTTTGATTGGTGAACTTAGGAATGGGTTATTACCTGAGCGACCGCCACCGAACACATACACCGATGGTTTAGACGTCATTTCTCGTGCCGTAGCTAGAGCTTGCATTGCAACTCCACTTCCTGAGCCACCGCCCCATCCACCTGCACCAGTTCCTCCTGATCCTGTACCTCCTGGTGGATTCGCAGCTTTACCTGCTTCAATCAATTGCTCTAACGATTTCTCACCTAAGTACCCACCTTTAAAGTCCTCTGATTGTCCCCATAGGTTCTTGAATCGTTTTGCACCTTGGTCAGGTAAACCTCTTGTTACTCCTAATATAGTAGTATAGCCACCATTGAACGAGAACTCATGTTGTACAGACTCTAGGTAGAACTCCCATACAGTTTCTTGTTCAAAATCATCGTACATTACTCGTGATCCCACACGATATGCAGGGTTCCCTAATACACGAATATCTCCTGAATAGAAGTTAGCATTCTCACAGTACCAGTTAAATAGTCTCTGTGTATACTTATTTAGCTTCTCATTCGCTACACCTTTCTCTTTGGCCGCTTCAGTGTTATTCCCTCCACCTGCGGAGTTTACAAGTTGCGTATAGATTTCTCGACCGAACTTACCATCTTTCAGTGAGTCGATAATACCATTTACTAAACTTGGTGGCATAGAAGGGTATTCCCCTACCAACTGAGCATATACTTCTGTCTGCTTTAATCTAAGCATCTCAGGGTCTTGTAATTTATTCTGCGTAATGAATGTAATTACTTCTTCATAGTTTGGTTGGGCAGTTGCAGGTTCTGTACGGATCGCTGGTGTAGGACTAGGGTTAGTTGTTCCTGTACCGTTTCCTGACGGTGTAGCAGTCCCTGTTCCCGTTCCTGCGTTCGTCCCTTGTTGTTGGGTACCTGCGATACCTGGCGTTAGCAGATAACGGTTCTGAGCGTCTAGACGCTTATATCCGTATCGTTTAATTAGTTCAGGATGATATTTAGGGAATACACCTAAGTCCATACTGTTGAACTCGTTGATGTTCGGTGCCTGTACTACGAATACAGAGAACATTTCATTATCGTTCTTACCAAATGATTCTTGAACAACGATATCACTTGTGAAACGATATAGAGGTAATTGACTCCATTTATCAGGGTCGAATGGTGTAGGTCTCATTAATCCTACGCACTGTCCATTCTTTGTATATTCGAAGAATAACTCGTTAAATGGTTTTGCCGTTACGTCTGTTAAGAATTGACGTAAACTACCTTGGTAGTTAATGAATGGAGATGGATCGGCTAGAGTCTCATCTTCCGTCCAACTAGAGAAACTATGAATCAAGTAATCTTTTAGAGTTGCCCCATTAGCCCACTTATATTGTGCATACTTGTAGATGAATCGTTCCATCAGTTCGTTACCGATTCCTGCCGCATTATTGGAAGAGAACTTTAACCCATTGGCCGCATCATCAGGTAGCCAACCGATTGTAGGAATAATTGTCGCTACTTCTTGGATAACCCCTACGTTAAAGTTAATTAGTGCTTTCGTCATAGCTTGTCCAGTTATACGATATAATAGTGTCCCGTTCCCGTACTCCCCTTCTTTCTTGATGTCGGAAATCATACCAACCATGATGTACGGATTATCAGGAACTTCTTTTGTAACATCAGGGAACACTTTGATTCGGATTAAATCATTCGCATTTACAATCTTATCCCACTTCTCTTTAGAAGATAGTACGAGGGAGAATGCAGGACTATCATCTGCCATAGCATTCTTGATACTGAAAGAGATAATAGCTTCTTCGAATGTCTTCTGTGAAATCTGTTTCTGTGTATCGTACTTCAAGATATAAGGTGTGTCTTGTGTGATTAACTCTATCTCGAATGTCGGAAATCTCCGATTTATAGTCGTCAAATTTATTCACCATCCTTGTGTTTTGTCGTCTTTTTGTATCCTAATTTGTGTGCTGTCTTTCTTACAGTAGAACCGCAAACTCCGAATTTCTTAGCAGTATCTCTTTCTGAGTGGTTCATGTAGTACTCTACCATTTCTTTATTTAGGTTGAACGTCTCTACTGTGTATTGCTTATTGGTGTTAATAACAGATATGTACTTTTTAAGTTCTTTAGCAACATCGGATACTTTATTAATTGTATAAGGAACCTCTACATACACGATCCCGTTACTGTTACAGTAGTCCTCTTTCTTTTTATCTTTAGCTCTTTGTTCTTCTACAGGAAGAAACAATCTGTTATTAGGGTCTGTTTTGTAGTGCTGTCTGCCATGATATTCTACATTGAACTTTACCCCTTCATATTCAATATAGAAGTCCATATACTGTTTGCTACCGTCTGTATGGAATATCGTCTTCTGCGATTGGAAAGAGATACCGTTCTGTTTTAAGATGGAAGCAATACACCGTTCTCCCCAGCTCTTGTTACTGTCTAAGGGGCATCTAACTCCCTTTCTGAACGTGTCATAGCTAACTGACCACTCATGACCTTCAGGAGACATTAAGTCTACTTTATCCCTCACCTGAAACGGTTTAGGAATACTTAAAACTTTGTACCCCTCTGCTTCAAAAGAATCTGTAACTAGTCTCTCCTTCTCCTCGTCAAGTAAGCTTCTGAAATCAGGTCGTTTACCTTGGATGAAGTTATTCCATTTTACGGTACCTATGTAACCTTTGTACTCTCCGTATCCTATTTTAACTTTAATTGGTGTGGAGTTGTTTTTGTACGATCCTATCATTTCAAGACCTTCGGACTGTAACGTGTCTCTCACATAGGTATCCGTCTCTTCTTTTGTTTTAAAATCTTTCAATCGTTTGTATTGGTTCATGTTATACTCTCCTCTCTTACTAATAATATAACAGAACCTAGCTCTATTTCGAAAACGGATAGCGTTTAACAATCGTTGTCAATTATATCATCTCCTTATATTTAAAAAGAAGAGAGGGATGGTACTAGACCATCACCATCTCTTTAGAGTAGAAACCAAGCATATCTGCAATGTTATTGCCGACCTTCTTCATTTCTTTGTTGTCATTGATTTTCTTAGCTACAGACTCATCACCTTTAACATTTACGTTAATAGTTGCGTTGACTGCTTGACCTGTCCCTGACGGTGCTCCTTTCATGATAGCAGCAATGTTAGAAGCCCAATCAGCGTTAGTTGCGTAACCTGCTTGGTGCATCTTGTCTAGAGTTGTTCTACCTTTTCCGTAGTACTTCTCCGCGATCCATTTAGCTCCGCCCATGATACCGTTCTGAGCAGCAGTTCCTCCACCATCTTTAAACGTGTAAGCACTCTCCATTGGACTGTTATCAAAAGCTCCGATCCCGAAGAAGTTACCTTTTTGCTTCGCAATGTTAGACGTTCCCCAAGCAGATTCTTCGGCAGCATGTGCAACTAGGTAACGAGGGTCTAACCCGTACATTTGCCCTGCTTTAAGGAAGGTTTCACCCATTCCACGCATCATAGAATCTTTTGGAGCTTTAGAGTCTATCCATCTATCTAGGTCGGCCGCAGTTAGAGTAGCTTCTGTGAATCCTAAGTCACTTTGTTGAAGGTTACTTGCATTCTGCCACTTCTGACCTGCTGATAGAAGTTGCAGTTTACCTCCACCTGTAACACCCATTCCGCTACCTCCACCAGTACCTCCTGCACCGTTACCGTTACCGAAGATACCGTTTTGGGCACGAGCTTGAGCTAGAAGTTGTTCTGCTTTCATTAACGCTCTCTCGTAGATGTTAAGGTTTTCACGCTCGTACGATAAGTTGTCAGTCTTCTTAACTTCTGTACGTTGTTTCGTGTTCGTGTTCTCTTTATCTACTTGCGTGTTGGTAGAGTTAACACTGTTTCCTGTGCTAGGAGTAATAACTTGGTTTGTTAGTCCAGGGTCTAAGTTACTAGCTAATGAAGTTACACCTGCACCTACAGTAGCACCTACAGTCATACTAGTCGCAGTATGACCTGCTATAGTACCTCCTTGATGTCCGAATCCTGTGATGCTTGAAGGGTTAGTAGCTCTGTTTTCAGCCTTTTCTTTTTCTTTCTTAATCTGAGCTTCTGCTTTCTTCTTCTCCTTATCAGGATCAGAGTCGAACATACCACCGATTTTTCCTCCTCCCCAAGCACCTGCGATACCCCCAACGATACCACCGATTATAGTACCTATACCTGGGAATACAGAACCTACGGCCGCACCTGCTGCTATACCTCCACCGATACCACCTACCGATGATCCAATAGCTTCCCCTTTCTTACCTTCAGGGGCAGTAAATATGTCTGCTACACTAGATAAGATAGCAAGAGGTAGGGCTACCTTACCTGCCACTTTACCTGCTCCTTTAAGGAATCCTTTACCACTAGATGCGGCCGTACTACCTGCCGCTACCGCACCTTCAGTAGCTCCTGCTCCTCCACCGAACATCTTGCTCCACCAACTCTGTTTAGGTGCGTTAGCTCCGTTAGGTGTGCTACCTCGGTTCCATGCTACAGTGTTACCTGAGCCACCTCGGTCTCGTCTACCTCCGCTACCTCCACCAACGATAGTAGAGTTACCTCCACCACCACCAGTAGGACCGCCACCTCGACCTCCTCTTCTACCTTTACCTTTACCTCCGAATGTACTAGAAGCTAGGGAACGGACACCTGAAGAGATTGCGAATGAAGTTGCCGCAGCGGCAAATGCTACAGTTAGAGCACCTAAGGCAGCAATAGCTCCGTATACTACAGGAGGTAATCCACCCATAGAAGCGTTAACGTCACGAACGGCTTCACCCATATCGTAGATACCTGCTGCCTGTTTCTCTGTAACTGCGTCACTTTGGTTGTTAGTAGCTGCACTAGATTTCTTATACTCTTCTAGCTTATCCTTAGATACTTTGTCACCGACACTTGTATCTCCTTTAAGAACCTTCTTCAGGTTCTCATCAGTAAGGTCTCCTTTACGGAACGCTTCCATAAGTGCTTCTGCTTGTTGAGTAGAGATTTCAGCACCTAACTTCGTACGAGCAAACTCATAGAAGTTCATGTTCTGTGATTCCTTTGTTCCACCTTGGGATTGTGCAAAGGACGCTATATCTCGTACGTTACCTGCATCAGAGATACCTTTTTCCATTTTCTTCGTTAATGCCCAACGTCCTTCTAAACCTTGGTACTTAGTACCCTGACCGAATACCATACGTACCATCGGATCGTCAATACCATTACGAATACCTTGGTCTAAGCTCTGTAACATCCTTCCACCTTTTTCTCCTTGCAGAGCACGGTTTCCAGTTTGAGCTAATACAGATTGTAGTCCCATCGTGTTCATGATTTCATCGTTCGTCATAGAACGACCTTCAGACATACCTGATAAGATACCGTCTAACGCTTTTAGTTGGTCTTTCTCTCGACCTTCCATACCACTACGTTTGATAGCTCCTAGGAATGCGTTTTGGATTTCCTTCGTTTGCTTACCATTAACGGGACCAGCACCGTATACAGTGTTAAAGAATGATTTCGTATCTTCTGTGTTGATACCACTTGTACGGCTGAACACCGCTTGGTTTTGCATTGCAGTATTTAAATCATCCATCCCACTGTAACCACGTTTAGATAAGTAGTTCTCTTGGAATCCAATCATCTCTTGACCTGACAAACCTAAGCGGTCTTTTAGCCCTGAGTTAAGAGCGTTATTACGGATGTCCTCTCTCCATTGTGAACCGTCCATACCAATACGTTGTCCGATAGAGATTTCATCTTGTCTCATACCCTTGTCGATAGAAGCCCCTTGGTGATATAGACTTCCTAGGGCAGCGGCCATAGCACCTGTGATAGCTAAGCCAATAGCAGGAGCACGCTCGTAAGCCATACCTTTAAACGTACCACGTTCAGGTTTAACTGTTACACCTTGTACTGTATTGTTGTACTTCTCCATGTTGGCAATTGTACGGTCTAGTACACGGTTCAATTCGATACGAGATTCAAATTCCTTATCCATAGACTCAATATTCTTTTGCATCTCTAGTTTACGATCCAACTCTGCTCGTGTTGCTGTCGGCTTCTCTTCTATCTTCTTAATCTGTTTCATAAGAGAAGATACAGTTGTAGACATCTCTGTCATTCTGCGAAGGTTGTCTGCTTTCTCTTGGTGGTACCCGTCTACAGTGTTACGATCCTTCTTGAAGTTGGAGTACTGTTGGAATGACATATATTTAGATGCACTTGCTCTACGTGATAAACTTTCAGAACGTCTGTCAAGTTTATTTACTTCACGGATTTTAGTTACAACCTCATCTAACTTGTTCTTAACTCGGTTAGACTCCTCAACCATACCTGAAATAACTTCTTTAGTTTTCTCAAAGTCCTTCGTAGGAAGGTTAATTTCTCCAATTGTAGCGTTGAAGTTCTTAGAGTACTTTTGTTGGTAGGACGCAATCTCACGGAACTTAGCTAACGTAGCATCATACTCTCTACGGATCGCTTTCTGTTCATCTCTAATACGTTTATGTTGCTCGTCTCGTTTAGCACCCTTAGGAGTTTTGTTGGCTTGAGCTTGTAGCTTTTTCAGTTCTTCAGTTGCTTGGTTATATTGTTGCGTAAGTAACTTCATGATACGCATGTTCTTGTTGATATCTTGCGTGCTTGCCGTGTAGTTATTATCTGCGCCTTTGTCACGAATACGTTCAATTTCGTCCATCATACTACGGATTTTATTTAACTTCGAGACGGCTTTGTCTATCTTGGCATCCAGTTCGATAATATAATCTTGTTTGTTACCTGCCATTTAACCTCACCACCCTTTCTTAAAAATAGGAGAAGAGGTTTCCCTCTCCCCCTTTATAGTTCGGTATACTCGTCATCATCGTCTTGTTTATTGAACATTCTGATAGCTCTGTCCATAGCTTCTTTGTCGAGGTCTGTATTCTCCTCCGATTCCCCTGCAATGTAAGCATCATCGACAAGAGTACTTTTACCTGCTTTAGCGATACGTTGTGCTTTCTCGTATGCTTCTGCAAGGTTCCTGTTGATAACCTGTTCAACGGCAGTCTCTCTAGCAGTCTTACCTCCTGCTTCAAGATGTGCATTGTACTCCTCAAGACCTTCAAACTTCGTACCAAGGTTTTTAAGGTCTTCTGCTCTTGTAAGAGCTTCAACTTGTTTCGCAATCTTATCAGGATCGTGACCTTCTTTAAGAACATCCCACTCTCCAACTTCTTTGCTCCATACCTCTTCTTCGAACGAGTTATCATAGTGCTCAGAGTCAACTTGTAGACCTTTTCTAGCAAGCTCTGCTTGTCGGTAGTCTTCTTCCATTGAATAAATCATTAAGTCAATTTGTGTATGTGATAATTTTCTGAAATCTTCGTTCGTAGGAAGAACATTGAATGTCTTCATCAACGTCCAAAGGTTTCGCATGTATGGTGTTCGGGCTAACTGTTTTAACCCACCAAACTGCTGTACTTTATCTGCGAAAGGTACCTAGCCACTCCGCATAATCACGTCCGATTATGTATAATACATCTAGATTATAGATGTCTTCATCCTTTGCTAATACCTCGGGAACCTCTACTCCATTAACTCGGATTGCTGCTAGAGCTTGATACACTGTCGAAATGTAATCACTTGCATAGTTATTCATACCACTTAGATATGCGGAAGCTCTAGCGTGTATCTTACCTGAGTCGATAGCGTTAGGTGCCTTAATCTTAATCGTGAATTTCATATCGTATTCAGGTAAATCATAAGACTTTACGAATGTGTCATTAACCCCACGAATAATACGATCCACCACTGCACGTTCTTCTGCTTTCTTCTCTAACTCCACTCTCTCAGGTGATGTCTCCTGTAAGTGTGCGATATCTTTCTGTAAATCTTCAGCCATTGTTATGTACCTCCTAAATTTGTTTATCACTAGTAATATAGCAGTAACTTGTATACTTATTTTAATTATAACATAGAAAAAGCTACCACTTTGTGTGGTAGCCTTATATTAGAGGGATTTAGAGCTTACGGGTACGTATTGATAGAATCCGTGACCGACTCTCTGTATCCCTGGTTCGTACTGCATAATCTGTTTCAGTGTTTCGTATGGTGATTTCAGTACAAGACCCGTATCTCTCAACTTCTCAATTAAACGTTTAGCTTTAATCGGTGAACCGAAATCTTTTAAGATTACTTTCGCAAATTGAGCCACTATTCTATTATCGTTTGTTGTACCTCTCATAAGAGATGGTTTCATTTGGAGATTCTTATGTGCTTCACCTACAACTTGTTTCTTAGGTTCTTCTTTGGGCTTGTCCTCTTTCACTTCTACTGTCTCTGTTAAAACCTCTTTGTTCTCCTCAAAGTATTCTTGAAGAGATTGTCCTTCTTTGTGAACTGGAACTTCAGGTAGTAATAAGTCCTCAACATCGGGTGCTAAAGATTTAGTAGTTATGATATCATCATCTGTAATTTTTTTCTCTGCGTTAATCACACGATCCACAACTTCAGGAGGTACGATTTCCTCAATCTTTGGTTCCCCTTCAGTCTTTGCGAACATACTACCGATACGGACACTGATTCTTTCAATGTCTTCGTCTGATAACGTATGTTTTGGCGTTCTGACTGCTACAACTTTCTTCTTGGTAGGTTCAGGTGCATAAGCTTCTTTCATTACTTGCGCTACATGGTCTGCTTCGTCACTCATTCTATCAATCTCGTCTAATTCTCTCAGACGGTCGAAGCAAGAATTGTACTCTGCTAACAGTAAGGCACGCTCCTTCTCAAGGTAATCCATCTTCTTTAGAATAGCCATTCTTTCTGTAAATACATGTGTCATAATGAGCACTCCCCATATTTAGTTTTTTGTTTGTTTTTTAATTTCTAAATTTAGTATAGTACAAGGTTTTCCAATAGTCAACAATAAAATAAAAAAAAATAGACACGAATTTTTATTATCCGTGTCTACTCGATGATTACTTACCTAATATCGTAACTTTCACTTGTTTTCGACCCCAAGCATTTGCTTGTGAATCAGTTGGTAATAGTACATCAATACGATTACCTTTGATAGCTCCACCTGTATCTAGTGCAACTGCTTCTCCATATCCTTCGACATGAACTCTCGTTCCTAATGGGATTACTCTCGGATCGACTGCGATAACTCTAGCGTTAGGATTCTTACTCAAGTTGAATCCTGTAGCAGTTAATACTTGTCCACCGTATGTACCACCATTCTCACTTGGGTGTGGTGTGTACGCAGTTGCTTCCACTGTGATAGTTCTACCTTGTGGTTGTGACTGCTTAGGTTCAGGTTGCACCTGCGCTTGTTGCTTCGTTTGAGGGGTCTGTGGCTTCGTATTAGCTTGAATAGATTGTTCTGCTACTCTTTGCTCCTGTTTAGGCTTTACGGCTCCTCTGTCCTCTTTAAGCATGGTAAGTAGTCGTACGTTCTGTTCTTCTGTTCCTGTGTACCCTACGATACCGTAAGTTTCTGACAACTGTTTACGATGCCCAAAGCTATGATCCTGATTACTGTGGTACAGGTAGTCTACGATACTCCTGTCCGTGTTAACCTCATCGGCTGAAGCTGTACCTTGTCCAAACAAGAAAAGACCTGCCGACAAAGCACCTGTTGTGATTAATGCTTTTAATTTCATAAATAACTTCCTTTCTTTTTTGGTATGGTTCCTAATGTAACACATTTATACCCTAAATTGCCTGTTGTAACTGAACTGTAACACGATTGTAAAATACAGGGTTACATAAAAAAAAGAGAGAACTCTAGTGAGTTCCCCCTGTATTGCCATTATACACTTCGTACGTTTGCAGATGTTAAGAAGTAGAAACGAGCACTCTCTGAAGTGATTTCGTTCGCTTTAACATCTTCACTGTATGTATCAATTGAGCATCCACGGTATGCGATGATAACTTCTTGTGTGTAGTTATCGTATAATACGATATCAAGGATGTCCATTTGAAGAACTTCTTCACCTAAAGCTGCGAAGCCAAGAGTCGCTAAGTTCTCTTTCTTCATACGGAAACGTTCTACTGTTACAGAACCTTCGTACTTTAAGTAAACGTGTTCTTGTGGCATGATAGAACCGATTTGGTATACCCCAGTAGTACCAAAGCTACGCTCTGCTGAGATAGACTGAGCACGAGCAATCGGTACGTTTTTAATCATGAAGTATACTGTATTACCAGTTTGTACCGTTTGGTTAGTTACAGATGCCATGTAGTTCACTCCTGTTCATAATTATGATAGAAGGGGACTAAGCCCCTTCGATTAAGCAGTTAGCTTGTTGTCTACGTAGTTGATACCTACTGTGATGTCATCTAGACCACGCGCTGGTTGTACAGTGATGTTGATTCGAGCAGAGTTACCTGTGATAACAACTTGTACATCGTCAGGGTTGTAGTCTACGATTAATCCGTCTACGTTCTTTTGTTGGTCTAGGAAAGACTCAACTGCATTCTTGATGATAGAAGCAGACGTGTTACGGATACGAGTTCCGATGAACTGCTCATCTAACATCGTACGTAACTCAGTAGTTAAGAAGTCAGAAACCTCTCCAAGAGATACACGGTTTTGTACAGGCTCCGTAGAAGCGTTGTAAGTAGTTGGGTCACTTACAATACGGAAGTAAGAGCTTTGACGAGTACGAACGAACTCTACCATTACTACCCCTGCACCGTCTAATTGGTCTAACTGATCCCCAGTAAACTTCATGTCTAAAGCTTCAACGTTAAGTTTCTTGTATGTAACTGGCTCCCCTACACCAATACCACTTGCGATACCACCGATTAAAGCAGCACCCATGTATGCAGGGTAGTTATATACTCGACCGTCCGACATTCTACGAGTCCCTGAGTTACCAACTAAGCTAACACGAGGGTTACGTAAACCTGCTTGACGAGCTTTTAACTTATCGAATGTTTCTTTTAGACCTCCACCTACGAATCCTCGTAGTTGGTTTCCTGCTCCTGACTCATCACGTAAGAACTGAGATAGCTCACCGTGGATAGCTTCTTTGTCAGTTAAAGGTACGATGTAGTACGCACCTAAATCTGCTACGGCTGAGAACATTGTTGCCCAAGATTCCCCAGGTGCAGTAGTTGATCCACCAGCTAAGTTCGTAACTGGGATTGTAGCAGGAATTGCAGTTTTTGGATCGTATGTAACTTTTACGTATGGGTCAGTTTCAGTTTGGTTAACTAAGTCTGCACCGATAGCCGTAATCATTTTAGCTCCTGCTTTGATTTCAGTTACAGCTAATGCGTCTAAGAACTGTGTCTCTACGTTCTTGTTTCCACCTAGAGAGTTTGTTACTACTTCGAAGTCAGGTAGATTACTAATGTCGTTGATTAGTACATTGACGTTTTGGTAAACACCTGTACCTAAAGTGTAAGTACGAAGTACAGTAGCTCCGTTTACATCGGCACCTGCTTTTAAAATCAGTTGCGTTGCAAGTTTAGAAGTAGCGTCCACTTTAACTTCTACAGAAGCGTAAGCTTGTGTTCCTTTGTACTTGATTGAGAAAATGTTACCGATGTTGTCATACACTTGCTCGTAACGTTCTTTTGTGAAGTACACTTTGAAACGTTTAGAGTTAGTTAGTGTGTTGTCCTCTAGAGAGTATTGGATTTCGTTTGCATCTGCCCCGTAAAGTTTAGATGTAACTGTTAATCCTCCACTTGTTTTTGACCCTTGCTTCGCATCGTCAGCACGGATCGCGAAAATCTTACCTGCTCCACGAGTGTTAGGAGATGGGTTCCATGCCATTTCAATTGCGTCTAATAGTTCCCCACCACGGAAGAACTCTCTAGCTTGTGCGAAGTTCGTTAGTTCTACAGGAACTTTTGGTTGTCCACCAGTTGCAGAACCAATTAATACAAGAGGTTTTTCACTTCTCGCATTAGCTGAACCTAGTCCACTAGCATTAAGTGTAATCTCAGTGTGAGGACGCTTTCTGTCGTGTCCGTATGATACCATAGCGTTTATCTTCCTTTCTATTTTAGCGTTATTCTAAACCTAAATATTGTTTAAGCTCATCGAGGAAAACCTTCTCGTCCGTCTGATAGTGACGACCATTCATCAGTGCTCTGAACCCTGCTGCTTGCATGTTGTTCATGTTGAACATAGGGACTGCGGTCTGTAGGAATGTGTCTACATGTACATATGGTTTGATTGGCTCAACCTCTGTTGCTTGTTTAACCTCTTTAACTTCTTTGTCTACCTTTGCCATTGCTATTCCCCTCCTTTTACCTTCATGTTAACCATGATTTTCTCTAGCTTGTCTAGTAGCGGAGCGTCTAGGTTATAAGAAGTTTTGTATGATACAATTGTTTCTCTACCGTATAGAATTTCAGGGTTAGAGCCGTCTTCCCTACCTAAGTTAATCTCTTCTATCTGACCGAACTTCAGTCTTTGTAGAAGGTTGTTCGTTAACTCTTCAGGGTTACTACGCATTAGGATAAGAATAGCTTTAACCACTAGGTCTAAGCATCTCACTGTATCCATGTTCGTAGATACGACTAACACCGAATAGTATTCTGTAGCAGTGAAACCTTGTTTTAATCCAACCTCTTCCCCTGCCAGTTCCGTATAGACTACTGTAAATGGGTCTAGGATTGTAGCAAGCTCAGGATCGTATGCAAAATATACTCTATTACCCTCGATTGTAACGTTATCTTCACGAGAGAACTCGAAGTTCTTTACAACATCTAGCTCTCCAATCGGTTTAGATACTTCAAAGTACAATCTCGTCTTGTCATCCGTTGTGTGGATTAAAGACTCCTCTACTCTGTAAGCACCTTGTTTATACAAGTACAAGTCTTCGGTATTACCAATACTTGTGTCGGTCTCTTCACCTTCACGTAATCCGATATAGATAGCTCCTTGTTGTGTCTGCTTATCCTGTGGCATTGTGTACACAATCGGAATCTCTCTAGGAGCGTCCTTACCTGCATACTTTCTCATGAAGTCGTTTGCTATACGAGGTTGTATATCTTTTAAGATTTCCTCTATAATATAACGGTTCTCAAGGAAAATTTGTAATTTCTCCTCTATTTCGTTGTATAAATATGAGTCGATACTAGGTATCATAACGTAGTCCACCTCCTAACTTTCTACATACCATTTTTCATCTTCCACTTCATTAATCGGTTAACATTTGCTACGAATGTTTTAGATGTGTCATCCTTGTTAACCTTATCTCTATTTATGATCCAACTACTAGCAGGTGACTTATCAGATACTGTTCTGAAAGCCACGTAGTCGTGTCTGTTACGTCCTACCTTCATTTTGTTGATGTTGTTAGACTTAGGTGTGTAGTTAAGTAGAGAAGCGTCAGACTGTCTTCTGCGATCGTACAGGTAATCTGATACGACTGTTTGTTTTGTATTGTCTCCAATATCGACTGCACGTAATTGTTCGTACATACGTCTCGACATTCCTCTAGCTTTACGTCTGATTGGAACCGTTAAGTACCAACCACCGTCCTTCTTCGTCTTACGTTTCGAGCTTTTAGCGAAGTATGGTTTAAGGTCGATGACCTCTAACTTCTGTAACCTTTCCTCGGTCAACTTCAGGTACTTCGGCATACGTTTAGCAGAGATATTTTTTGGCTTACTCTCGATGATAGTTTTCATCCCTGTATCTAAAACGTCCTGAGCAAGGTTATCCCCTAGGTTACGCATACCTGTCTTGATTGTTTGGCTGCTCCCTAGTAACCTAGGTCGTCTTGCTTTCCTAACCATTATCCTTCACGCTTCCTAAAGAATCCGTTTAGACCGTCAGGGTTTGGTTTACTCTTCGCATCAATTTCTAAGCTCACTTCTTTATTGTCCACACCAACTTCAAATGCTTCCTTATCAATGAATATATCTTCACGTTTTAACAGTAACTTCTGCGGTAAACGGTTTAATTTACCACTAACGTCTCTTGCGTATCTGTGCTCCTTCAGTAGGTCGGCTACAAGGTACCGTAGAGTCGTTTTAATGTTAAGTGATATGTTATGTCCAATTAAGTGCTCCTTAGGGTAGAACAGGTTCTTAGCACGGTCAAACGTGTAGTCTGTCCCTTCTACTAGCTCATCTTCCATTGTTCTTGCAAGTTCAATAGATTTTACATCGTACACCATGTAGAATCCGTTCCTTACCCTACGTGGTGTGACATCGAAGATGAACGATTGTGAGATAGTAGAATCAGGAGCTAGGATCGTAAGTCTGTCTCGGAACGCTACTTGGTAATCTCGGTCAGGAGTACCAATGGCAGTCCCTGAATCCAGTAATCCTAAGTCTCCGTTAAATACACCCTTCTCTTGAGATTGGACGATAATACCTATCTCTCTTCCAGGTAAGTACGCGATCCCACGACCATGACACACCTTACATGATTGATTCGGTTGTCGTGTTGCTCTATCTCTACAAGGGCATAGATACGACTTTTCCCAAAGAGCAGGAAGGGACATAGCATCAACGTGAATGTCCAACATCTCGGTACGCAGTGCGGCCGTAGACATCGTTTGGAGCATGGATGGTTTTTCTGCCATTGTCTATCCCTCCTTAAATAATTCCTAAGTTCATTCCGTAGTAAGCTCGTAGACCTTTTGTTAACTCCTCGATATCTCTATCAATCTGTAAGATATCGGCAGAAGCTCCACCGTACATAGCAGACTGAGTAGTATCAATACTTTGCGATACACCGTCAATAGACATAGACATGTTTGCGATACCAGGACCGATAATTAAACGTCCCCATTGTTGGAACACTTCTTTTAAAGCGTGCTTAATGATTAATGTCCATAAGTCAGGGTGCATCTCCCACGCTTCAGATACACCACTACGTTTCGGTGGTAATAATCCTGCAACGTACTCTACGTGGAACATCTGTGGTGCGTAGTTGTTGTTTCCTACTAAGTTAGGTACACCTGTAATCATCGGGTATCCTGTATAGGCTTGAGAAAGGTTTAGCCCTTGTCCTTGTTCCGATAACATAAGAGTAGGTAACATTTCGATATGACCAGGTAGTTTGTTTACTCTCCACCACTTCGTAGGGTAGTTGAAGATGGTACCTCCACCGTACTCTAGCACAATCTTTTCCAATTGTATGATTGGTCTACGATGTGCCTGTACGAACATAAAGCTCTCGAAGTCATTACGGTGGAAATCATGATGCTCTTTTACGAATCGAGGAAGGATAACAATATCTAACTGCTTCTCTACTTGTGATACTGCTTGCTCTATCTTCGCTTTGTAGAATGCATCAGGTAGATACTCCCCAGTTCTCGGATCGGTAACATCAATACCGAAGTGGTTAATCTTTACTGCATCTACAGTTAAACCGTAATCTGCTAGTGTATAACTATCCACTTTGTCAAGGTCTACCATTTTCTCATTGTTATGTTGGTACTGATTACCTTCGTACGGGTTATTAATCACGACCAATCACCTTTACCTTTCTATTCTTCTTCTTTTTTAGTAGTAGCTTTAGCCTTTGCAGGAGCTTTCTTTACTTCCTTCTTCGGCTCTGCCTTTGGCTCTACGTAGTTGAATCCTGGTAAAGCTCCAATTTCTTTTTGTTGCTCTACAGTTAATTCATCTGTTTGACCTTTCTCATCGAAAGTGATATCTCCGTAGGCTGTAGCTACCAATGTATTTTTTAAGTATGAATGTTCTAACATAATATCTCTCCTATTCCTATTCTAGTAAAATAAAAAGGGACAGAATTTTCGTCTGTCCCTATTAAGTTTTCTATTCAGTTGTTACGTCTCTAACCCAATGATACTAGTAGTTTAGAGTAACGTCAGCAGCTAATGCAGGGATGTATTTAACGTTCTTAATACGAACCCATTTCTTAGGAGCGTATAATGCTAAAGCTCCGTACCATAGGACTGTGAACGTGTAAGTAGCGTTCATTTGTGCTAATGGTAAACGCATCATTGGTAGTAACTCTAGTAAGCTAAGAACGTTTTGGTTCATTTCTCCAACGAATACATCAGTTGTTTCAGGGATGATTTCGTTACGATCCACGAATGTAATAACGTTTAAGTCGTTAGCTTTAGATACTGGGATACGTGCGATTTGGAAGTAGTGACCAGTCTGAGCACCTTGACGGTAAACAACTACGAATTGTGGTTGTGCTTGATAGATTGGTTGTAATTCGATTTCTAATGTTACAGAGTCAGTTTCGTTAGCAACTGTTGCAGTAACTGCGTCAGATGCTACAGACTCAGCTTCGTTAGAGAATACTACTACTTTGTATGATTGTACACCTTTATCTACTGGACGGAACGTTCCTTTATCACCAGTTTTTACTGTTGCTTTAACAGATTTAGCTGGTAGTGGAGCGTTAGCTTGTGGTAAGCGGTTTTCAACTAATACGTTGTCGTTCTCCATGATAGTAGAACCGTGTAAGTTGATTGCACCACGAGCAGATAAGAATTGGTTGATAGTGAAACCAGTTGAGAATCCACCTTGGTTAGACGGTTGAATTACACGTTGACGGTCTAATAGGTTGTTCGTGAACTCAGCTTGCACCCCAATTGGCATAAACGCATCTGTAGCTTTACCGTAACCTTTACCTACGATTACAGCCGCTTTGTTAAGAACTGCTTCAGATAAAGACTCACCTTTTAAGTCAATTACGTTTGTTTTTTGGTCGATAAGTTTGTGTAAACCATCGAACTCGATACCTGATTGTTGGTCTGCATCTGCTGATAGAGAAGCGTCTCCGTAGAAGATAGCCCACTCGATAGACTTCGCAATTACAGAGATAGCATCTTCTGTAAGGATAGTCATAGGATCAGAGATGTTGTTCACTAAACCAGCAGCGATAGATTGTTGCTTAGTATCACTTAGGAACTTCATTTGTACAGTCTTTTGACGGATGTTAGGATCGTTAATGCTTGCTACACCAATCTCACTTACGAAACGGCTGTGACCTGTACGACCATGTTGGTTAAACACTGCATACTTTGCAACTGTATTCGTGATTTGTTGTTTAGCAATTAATGGGTAAATCGTGAAGTCTGAGTTATCCCAAGTTAACATCTTAACTTCGTCTTGCAGGTACTCACGTCTTAAAGCCGCTGCATCAGTCTGTGTGTCTGGCGTGATGCCTACCCCAGTTGTAAACGATTTTTGTAGCTCTGCGATTTTGTCTTCAGCAGCTTGAGGTAATTTCATAACTTCAGGCTCTGCTTGTACTTGTTTGTCTTTATTTAATTCAGCACCCATGTATGTATCTTCCTTTCTCGTTTTATCTATTTTAGTTTAATAGTTACCTATGTTTGTCCACCTAAAAGGATAAACATAGACGGGCTAGGAGGAGGAACCCGTCTATGCTAAAAGCTCTGTTCGGCTTTCATGTTGTTAATATAACACTTCATACTGAATTTTCTTAATTTCCGTAAAAATTATAGATTTGTTCAGCAAGTTTTGTATCGCTACCTGTAGGTTGTCCACGTTTTATACGGTGAACGGCACTACGGATATTGTCTTTTGCACCTTCTGAAAGTTCAGCAGACTTCTCCTCGTAGTAACGTAACATTTTATCTACGTGATCCTTTGGATTAAACGGTACTACTTCTTCTTCCTCTACTTGTGGCTCTTGACCTTCGATTTCAGGTACACCATTAGATTTAGAAACGAACTCTACCGCTTTACCATCTAACTCTTCTTCCTCAGGTTGTTCAGCAGACTTAGCTACCTCTTCTTCTACTTTTGTAACCTCTACTTCTTCAGTAGTAGGTTCTTCCGCAGGAGTTTCTGATTTAGCTACTTGCTCCTCTTTCATTAAAGAGTTAACTACTTCTACTACACTAGCTAATGTTGCTTTAATCTCTGCAAGTTCACTTGGTAGAGTACCTAGTGATTTATGGATCGCTTGGAATGCCTTTAAGATGTCTTCTGTACCGATTTCTTCCGATTTCGATACTGGTTCTTCTTTAGGTTCCTCAGCTTTAGGTTCCTCTTTTGGTTCCTCTGCAACTGGCTCCACTACTGGTTCCTCTTTAACAGGCTCAACCGCTTCAGGCTCCACTACTGGTGCTACCTTTGGTTCCACCTCAGGCTCTACAGCTTTAGGTTCCTCTTTTGGGTCTTCCTCTTTAACAGGTTCTTCCACTACTGGTTCTTCTTTCACAGGTTCAACTGCTTCAGGTTCTGATACAGGTGCTTTCGGCTCCTCTACTGTAACCTCTTTTTCTTTTTCAGACTTTTCTAACTGTTCTAAGTCTTCAGTTAATTTAGCAAAAGTTTGTTTCGCACTCATTTGTTAAACTCCCTTCAGTTTAAATATCTTCTTTGGCTTTTTGAGATAGTTGTTCTAACTTCTCTTTTGCTTCTGCCCTTGAGTATCCTTTTGAAATCTGTAAGAATAGGATCGCACTCTCAGGTGTGTATCTTTCCATTGCATCTAAGTAGTTACCAACTTCTCCCCATACATCCTTAAACTTAGACTCGTCTTCTTCTTTTAAAGACCAAGACAAGTTGTATAAGCTTCGTGCTAGACTATCAGGACTGATAGCAGCAACTCCTGTACTTTCCTCAGGTGTGATTGCGTATCCTACCATGAAACTCTTCATGAAAGCGTCCCAAGTAGCGTGAGGGTTAGCAGGGTTCGTTGTAACTGCTACGTTAGTAATGTATGTACTTTTGATAATCCGTGGATCAGCTTTGTCTCTAGCCTTAGCAAAACCTTCGATAGAGAAGCCAATCTTTCTATCAATTCCTGATTTCTGAATACTATTAGCTAGATTCCAAATACTTCTTGCGTATGGATTATCTTTGTATAACTTACCTTCTACGAATAAACCAATATCATCTACATGTGTACCTTCAGTAGGAACACCAACCTTGTACTCTTCACCTTGGAAGTGTTCGTAATTTAGATACCCGTGTGTGATGAAATGACTAATATCAATTCCCTTCGGATCAATAATGTCATCTTGTAAGTCAAGGTCAGGAGTTGTAGCGTAACCTTTAAGGCACCACGCTTTACCTGTTGGGTCTTCGTTACTCTTACTAATAGATTCGTCAAGGTCAATTGGAACGAATAAATTAACCTTACCTGTTATGGGGTTAACAGCTTGCATCTAGGTATCCTCCCCTCTAAGTGGTGTGCGCCTGTAAAGTATACCGACTTTACAAGCACGTTTTGATGCTATTAATATAACAGAAGTACCACTCTATTGAGGATTATTTACCTTTACCGCCTTGTTTTCCTGAGTTAGTGTTCTTCGCACCCTTCACCTGACCATCCTTACCTACTCCTTTGTTGTGAGTACCTTTCCCGTTAACATTATCCGAATTTCCGTTTAGTCCTTTTTGCTCTGCTTGGGACTTCTCTTCTTTTGGAGTCTGTGTTTTGTTTCCTGGTACTTGTCCATTCGGAGTCATAGCCATTTGTTGCTTCATCATCTCTTCTTGCATGATTTGTCCTAGACGTTGTACGTGTACACCATTTAAGATGATATCTCCACCCTCGATAGGTGGTAATCCTAACTCATTACGTACATCATTAATTGTAAGACCAATCTCCGCCTTAGCTGCTAAGATTTCGATAATCTCACGTTCTGTCTGTACGTCTCCACCAACGAAACTAAATAAATAACGATCCCCGAATTGGCTCACGATATATTTATTAATTGCATCTTCGATGAACTTCAGTAACGGTTCTAACCCTTTATCTTTAGAACTACGATGTTTCTCTTTTGTGCTACCTTCGTTAAGTGTGTTACCACTACTACCTGTAGCTCCACCTCTGTTCGGGAAGTTAATCTCAGATGGGTCGATAGCGTAGATAGAGCAACATACATTAATCAGGTAGTTCAACCATTTCTCGAACTCCATGTCTCTTGATGATTGAGTCATGTTAACGAACTTAACGTCCTCAGCTGAGATAACGGGAATTTTCCAAGCCCCGTTGATCCCACTAAACATTGCGGTCCACTCACGTCTGAATGCTTGTAACGCTTGGTTAGATTGGTCTTGACCAGTCTTGATATGTAATAGACCTCGTGTTGTACCACCTTGAGCAAAGTAACGAGCGTTAAATAGCTCTGTATTCTCGTGGTACTGTAAGTGGTTCATAGCAACCTCTAACTCAGAGTATCCGTAGCGGCCGACTGTAATATCGGTTCTCGGATTGTGCACCTCCCAAGCCATTTCGTTTGCTTTAAATTCTGCTACTTTTCTACGTTCTAAAATCTGTACGTACTTCATAGCATTCTTACCTTTTGGTTCGTGTCCGTCTCTATCTACTGCTACGTAAATAGTAGAAGCATCAACCGCTTTGAATCGGTTCAACTGACCTTGCTTATCATAGATAAGTTCAAAGTTAATCTTGTCGTATACTAGTCGGTCTCTAACTAACTTCTTTACGAATGAACGAAGGTTGTCTCTCGTGAAGTCATCGTGGTTCTTTCCTGTGTGTTGCAGGAAGTCCTCGATTCGTTCCATACGTGCAATGTCATGTGATGTTGGTTTATCTAACGGATTCTTTAAACGAACCTCGTATCCGATCCCTCTATCACTATGTCTTGCAGGAGTACAGAATAATGACACTTGGTTTACACGAGTGTTAATGATTGCATTAAGGATAATGTTCTTTCTTGACCATATCTTTAATGTCTCTAGTAAATTATGATTCCCTCTTGAAGAAGGAGCTTCTTTGTAATCAGGGTTCATCGACATACTACCTAAAAGAGGTTCCTCATATGCCTTAGCTCGACCTTGGCCGCCCGATTTACTTTTCTGTATCTGTTCATCTTCTAAGTGTTTGATAGCCAGTAGAAAATTCTCATCTACTTTCTTAATGCTCTCAGGTGGCGTATCATTACCTTGACGATTGAACCAGTCTAATACACTCATCAATGTCACCTCAGTTTATTTACAAGTTATGTTTTGTATTCAACGGGGTTACGTGAGTCGTCTTCGTGGTACTCAAATACTTTACGACTGTTCAATACGTTATCGTAGGTATCTTTGACTAACTCGTTATGCTTGTTTACTAGAAGTACTTGGTCATCATCGGTTAAATCTACAATCAACCGTTTATCACCTTCAATAACAGAGTAAACGGACACATTGGTACCACCTAGTGACTTATAATAGCTAATAACCTCTAGCCACGTATGGTTGTGGTTTAGAAGTTGCTTCGCTTTCTTCCACTTCTTATCTTTGCTGAATAAACTCACATAGCTCACGCCCTTAGATATAATATAAGACTACATAGTAGTAATTGTGTACTTCCATTATATCATAGTAGTTAGATACGACCTTTGTTAGAGACCGACACAAAAAGAGACCCCTCGAAAGGAGTCCTTAAAGTACTTTATTAAACGCACCCGCATCCGAAACTTTTGCGGTCGGTACCGATCCGTTAAAATCTATCTTGTTGTACGAGCTTGTATTTGTGAATTGAACGAACGCACCTGTATTTGTAATTAAGTGAGTATCCCATAGCATACCCTCGAATCGGTTCTGTTGTCCATTAACTTTGAAGATTATTTGTGTAGCTGCCGATGGTTGGATTTGAAGACCAGTGAACATATTTCCACTGCATTCATTTGGGATTGTTTCAGATGATTCAATTACAATCATTTCAACGCAATCATCAAATGAGATATCTTTAAATCTATTTGCATTAACCCACGACATACCTGTAGTTGGTTTCGTTGCTTTCAGTTCTATACCTCTTCGTAATCCGACCATCTTAATATCAAAGAAGTTTACAAATGATACCTCGTGTCCAGTTCCACCCGAGAAGCAAGAGATACCTACGCCTTTATGTGAACCTGACCAGTTTACGATTACTCCGTTCTTAATAGATGTTCTATTCCATGTGTTGTAGAACTTGTTCTTTCCATCAAGGTAGAATACGGCAGAATCAAATGTAGGATCGTCAATAGCGATATACGGATTTGTTACGGACGCATTTAGTTCTAACTCTAGTACACGTACGTTTCCACCTACGACTAGTTTTGTCCCGTACCCGAATAATAGCTCTACATTCTTCTTGACAATAATCGGTGCAGTGATGTAATAGTCCTTGAACTCCTCTAGTTGTACAGTCTTGTCTGTTGTACTCACACTTGCGGCATTGATTGCGTTTTGAATCTGTTCTGCATGTGTTGCTCCACTAAAAGATTTTACTTGTAACATCTGATTCCACCTTTCGCATTGTAGGTTCTAGCCAGTATAATATAGAACTTCCACACACGAAAAAAGACCCCTTAATTAAAAGGAGTCTTTTCTAAATTAGAATTATGTGCCACCACACCAGCCACTAGGCACCTACGGAGACCACAAATGAACTCTCACAAACCTTACACAGTGGATTTTATCGACCTTTACGGGCTAGTCTCTCATTCATGGAGACTCATCTTGCCCTCTTTGACCTATACAACTGTGACCTTTGAACGCATAAGAACTTTGAACTTATCAACCTTTGAACACTTAGCTTTGAGCTTTTACACCTTGTTATACCCTTCCTCTGAAGGTACCATAATATGTATTAGCCCCATTTTGGCTACTGCATTTTAAGGTTTGACGAAGTTGTCAAACATTCTTATTCTCACTATAACGTTAGTAAGGGACGCATTTGGTTTGCAGGTGTCGGTGTAGCAGCAAAGGCTTGTCCCTCCTTAGAGGGAGGGAACTAACCTATTACTCGGAAATCTCAATCTCAGTACGAGCATTGATTTCAGAAAGAGCTACGTCAACCTCTAACTCAAACTGGTCAATGTCCGTTTCTAAGCGGTCGATTTCCTTACGGATACCGATAGGATCAACTAAATGAGGTTCGTAACGTTTCTTCGTGTTGCGAACGATTACTTCCTCAGTAGCGTCATCTACCTTCTTATCCTTTCCGACCTCATCCTCGATACGTTTTGCAATACGCAACTCCATGTTTTGGTTTTGCATTGCAATCTCACGAGTGACTGAGCTAAACTGAGACTTTAACTGTTGAAGCAATACTTTCTCGTGGACGATAGCATCCTTACGATCAATTGCTTCAGCTACTGTCATCTTTTTATCCCCTACAGTAACCTCAGTCACTGCATTTGATGCGATGATAGCTGCTTTAATCTCGTTCCTACGCTTGATTAAGTCCGTTACAGACTCATATCGAGCTTTACCGTAATCTGCGAACTCCTGAGGTGTTTTAAACCCTTGTGGAGCACCCTCGTCACCTACGTAATGAGTTACGAAAGCTTGTTGGGTTGCACGGTTAATACGGTTTCCTAGAGTCTTTAGCTCCATCAAACCACGTTGAACAGAAATAGTAGTTTTAGCCATTACAATTCCCCCTATTAAATTATCATTTTTAAAGTCTAGTAATTCGATACGGTTAGATGGGATTGAACCATCGACCTTGGGCTTATGAGACCCACACTCTACCACTGAGCTATAACCGTATATGGCGCGGATTCGAGGAATTGAACCTCGCTTTCTATCAGCATATGTACACTATCTGATAGACGTTCTACCTTATAACTATTCCGCATATTGGCAGGGGAGGGAGGAATCGAACCTCTTAGCGGTGGTTTTGGAGACCACTGACTTACCTCTCGTCTTTAAGCTTCTCTCCCCCATGTTGGTGTCAGAGGAGGGACTTGAACCCTCACGCCACTAGGACAGCAGATTCTAAATCTGCCAAGTCTACCAATTCCAACACTCTGACATAACAAATGGTACTAGTGACAGGATTTGAACCTGTGACCAATGCCTTATCAAGACACTGCTCTACCTGACTGAGCTACACTAGTAGGATACCTTCTCTGTTTCCGCAAAGAAGGTAAGTAAATAAAAAGACAACAACATATTATAATTTTTTTTTGGTATCGGAAGAGGAAGTCGAACCCTCACGCCCCAAGGAGCAACGCATTTTAAGTGCGTTATGTCTACCAATTCCAACATTCCGATATATGGTGGGAATGGAAGGATTCGAACCTCCACAGTCAACGACCACTGATTTACAGTCAGCTTATCTCTCCAATGATTGCACGCCCATATTTTGGTGGACAGAGTTGGTAACGATCCAACCTCTAAGGAGTTTCAATCCTTCGCTAATCCATCTCAGCTATCTATCCATATTGTGTAAGGTTGCCAGCCCATATCAAACGCTCATCCCCCAATACATACTCCATTGATGAGCACCCTAAGTGAAAAAACTAAACATAAACAAAATGCAGATGGCAGGGATCGAACCTGCGTGACCTCCGCCCCAAACGGAGTGACTGACCTCTAGCCTACATCTACGTAATAAGAGCTAGATATCTTGAACCCGTATACTCAGATATCTCAAGTTTTAACCTACTTCAATTGACCCAGGGACGCATCCCAGTAGGAGGAACATTATTAAACTATCAGCATGACAGGATTCGAACCTGCGAATAAACGAGCCACAGTCGTTCGTGTTAAGCCACTTCACCACACACTGGAAACTAAGTCTAATAAGTGGTCACGTTAACCATTGTAGGCTATTAGGCTTAGTTTCCAAGGTGTGACCTTGGATTGACTTCGGGAGAAGGGGTCGAACCTCCAAAACCTAGGGTCAAAGCCTAGTGACTTTACCAGTTTGTCCATCCCGAAATAATAACTTATACACATTGTATCATAGTCTGTAACTTGATGCAAGCATATAATTAAAGTTTTTTAAAAATGTTATGGAGGAGGGCAGGAGACTCGAACTCCTATCGGTTTTACCCTACGTCTGCTTTCAAGGCAGGTCTCTTACCAGTTAGAGTAGCCCTCCAAAAAAGACTTACCTGGTCGGCTATCATTAAATGAGGAAGCCTGGTAAGTTCTTGTAAAGGGAAAGACAGGTTTTACGGTTGCCTGTCACAACCACAGACCGTGCGTCTGCATCCTGTTTTAACGGATTTACAGGAAACCCTAGCACCCCTAGAGAGATTCGAACTCCCGATTAACGGGATAGAAGCCCGTTGCCTTGATCCGCTTGGCGATAGAGGTATATATCGCATACAGGATTCGAACCTGCGTATGCTCGGTAGAAAGCCGAGTGTGTTAGACCGCTTCACCAATGCGACACGGTTAAATATGAGACCAGTTGATACCTTGTTTGATGAGCCTTATAGCTTTTCTACTAACACCAAACATTCGTGATAGTTCACTATTGTTGTATGTAGTATCGTACTTTATAAACTTTGCTTGGTCTTCAGTTAACTTTGTTCTCCCGTTACTCTCACCTTTAGCTGAACGATCTCGTTCAACACGGTCTCTAACATTATCTGTATGAGAACCTTCTTCTAAATGAGCAGGATTACAACATTTCGGGTTATCGCACTTATGTCTTAGCAACACTGAAGATTCAATGTCCCTAACATGCTCCATATACATGTACCTGTGGACGTATTGTTTCTTGCCGTTCCTTTGAACACAAGGATAACCGTGAGCGTTAACTGCGTGGGATGTAACAACCCAACAACCGTTATCGTCTATTTCGTACTGAACATCTTTCATTGTATCCTCTCCTTATATTTGATAAGGAGAAACGGTAGGAGCTTACCCTACACTTGCGTCTTTTCTCATAATTGGAGGGACATGTGGTAATCGAAACCACCTCCCCTGGTTGGAAGCCAGGTATAATAAGCCACTATACGAATGCCCCATGAATGGTGCCGACTGTACGATTCGAACGCACGACCTACTGCTTACAAGGCAGTCGCTCTAACCAACTGAGCTAAGAAGGCATAATATAAAATTGGCGACCCGTACGGGAGTTGAACCCGTGACCCATGATAGACAGTCATGTATTTTACCGTTAAACTAACGAGCCGTATGGCGTGCACGGTGGGAGTTACACCCATTCCTTCTTCCTACACGATCCTATTCTGAACTAGGACTGTTCAATGTAAGAGAGCATCACCAGTTTTACCGTTATCATTTACTTTTTCACTTATGCCTATCAGATACATAAGCATACTTCGGTTTGAAACGAGATAAACCAGTTTTATTAAGCTGCACATAATTTGGCGTACCTGGTAGGGTTCGAACCTACGACCTTAACCTTAACAGGGTTCTGCTCTACCAACTGAGCTACAGGCACGTTATAGAATATATTATAACATAAATTCATTATATCATAGTTATAAGAGGATGAGGAGATTCGAACTCCTGAACAACAGGGTTGCAATCTGTGCCGTTGAGCCGCTTCGGTACACCCTCACAATTAATATGGAAAGGAAGGGACTCGAACCCCTGCTACCTTTACAGGTACTATCAGTTTAGCAAACTGATCTCTTCACCGACTTGAGTACCTTTCCGTAATAAAAAGTTACATAACCTATAAATGAAAATCGGAGGAGAAACATCTATAGGTTATGTGATAGATAGAAAATTTAGGAGCTAAAGTGTACTTCACCTTTCCACAGGATCGTTACACGCCCCCTAACCAATAAGGAGTGGTTGAACTTACTAAATATCAAAGCCTATACATAGTATATCACAGACTATAACCTAGTACAACCCTAGAGACCATATTTTTTGAAACTTTTTTAAATTATTTTTATTTGAAGCAGATTTTCATTCGGATCGTCCTTCTTAATATTAATTTAATTATAAATACTATTAATACTAATAATAAATAATATAATTATATATACATACCACTTATAATTTAAATGGTACACGTTTTCTCTATTTTATGTACTATTTAAATTATAACTTTTAAACAACTTCAAATAAAAAGTAGTTCTAACTTGAATCTATCTCAAGTATATATGTATCAAGGTTTAACAGTAACTTCAAATAGGTTATCACTTGAAGATACAGTCAAATTAGTTCTATTTAAATATGTCAAAAATTAATAAAAAATGTACCATTTAAATTTTAACGTCTGTCATATTTAATTTTATATAATATTTAATAGTAATAATAGTACTTAATAATAAATATAATAATATAAATACAAACCACTTATAATTATAATAGGACAAAAGTTTCTTCAAATAGTCTCTAAAGTCAGTCGTAGCAAGGGTTTTAAATATGACAGAAATTCTAAATAGGTCAGAATAGACTTACCTTAAATAGGACAAAATGAAAATAGGCAAGGTCAAGTTTAAAATGTTGTTGACAGTTAATCAACAAAGTGATACGATGGAGTCAAGATAAAAAACAAACCCATACAAATTGAAACGTCAAATAAAAACAAATATGAAGGAGTTGAGTAAAATGACGGTTACTACATTGAATAATAAAAATACGAAGGGAGGTATCGTTACAATGGTAGCGAAGAAGAAAACAACTAAGAAGAAAACACCAAAAATGTTGAAGAAGTTTAGAATGGATGCAGGTCATACGATTTACAGTTTAGCGGATAAATTAGAGGTGGATTACACAACGGTAAGCAACTGGGAGAACGGCAATAAATATCCAAGACCTAATAAGATAACTGAATTAGAAGATTTGTTCGGAGTGAGCTATAGAGAGTTATTCGAGGACTTACCTGAGGATCAGATTGCGGAACTAGAGAGACGTAGATACAATAAGAACTAAAAAATAAGGAGTAGGGGAAACCCACTCCTTTTTATTATGCGTATGACGGAACCATCTTCACAATCATCTTCGGATTGACGTAGAAGTAGTCCCCAGTCAAGTCTGCTGTAGCGTATACTCGTAACATCGGTGCACGACTGCCCTTGATGTAGTTACCGATTACTGAGTCAGGTGTTTCAGGTACCCCACCTAGGTTGAACGTTTCTAATGGAACGTACACCTTTTCACTTGTCATCATTGTTAGTTCTACTGTTTGTAACTTAGCCACTTGTTATCATCCTTTCTCATTAGTGCTTACTTGCTAAACTGAAGATGTAGCTAATAAGTCCTCCAAGAATGACCATTAGCGCATTTTCGATTAACTTTTGCTGCCTGTCGCTCCCTTTCTCTCCCTTCTCCTCAAGTTGCTCTAGTTCTTGTTCTAGGTGCTCGATTCGATAGAAAAGATGGGACTGTTTCTCTTCGCTGATAGCCATGTTCTTGTCGATGTCTTTTACGATCCCTCGAAGTTCGTCAACAACATTCTTCAGCTCTGTCGTGTTATGTTCTTGGTCTTGGAGCGTGGACTCAATTTCCTGTAGTTTAAGGAGTACTTGTTGGTTGTTCACTAAAACCCCACCTTTCTGTTATATCCCAAAAATACTTCTTCGTTTTTCAATCCTATCGCACCCAGTGTCGTAGTTCTCCATGAAATGTACCAATACCTCTTTTCCATCCTCATCCTCTATCTGTCCGTATTCTGAGTCCGTATTAATCGCAAACACGACTTTTCCATACTCTTGTAAGTCCAATTCGATTCGAACCCAATCGGACTGTTCTGCTTCGATGTATTTGAATGTAAAGTCAATTAGGAGACCTAATGACAATAGCCTGTGAATGCTGTACATATGGTAGCTCGATCTGTTACTGTTTATCATATTGCCTACTAGGTCACGGAACTCTGCCTTTAAATTCGGTTGATGTTTATTCCCTACTACGTTCATCTTGAATCTCCTTTCGTTCTCTATTACTCATAAGGGCAGTCGCAACTAGTACAAGTAGTAAGCCATTCTTTATAGTTATAGTTTGGTACATCTCACTCCTGAACAGGATCGTATCTGATATAATAGAGATATAAACTAGTATGATGAATGCAAGAGCTTTAAGTATTGGAAACAGTAGCTTAAACATAATCCCTTGATGTAGGATAGATGCAGTTATATACGATATATACGAAATGATAATATAGAAGATAAGGGTAATGGTTAGCGACATGACTAGGAGTATCATAGCTTCCCACCCTCTTAACTTTATTAATCCCTATTAATATAAGACTTTACAGTGTATTTTTTCGATAATCCTCTATATTAAAGGTATAAATTATTTTTCTCAAGCGGAGGTTATCGAAATGAAGGGATATAACAAGCAGATTTACATGAAGGTCGTATTAATTCTTTTGGCGGAAGCACTAGCTATCTCGATTACAAACTTTGCCACAAAGTACGGTCTTCCGATTGAACACACTACTCTATCCTACATCGTATGTGGAGCATTACTAGCTTATATCGTGGTTAGTACCTATGATTATATTATCCGTAAAGGAGAGATGAGGGCACAACAAGACCGTCAGAGCATAATGAATATCATGATGCTTCGATACAGTCATAGAGGACGAGACCATAGACCATAAAAGGTAGGTGCTTAGAATGTTTGGATTAACAGAAAAAGAGTTGGATCGTTACAAGGACTTAGTACAGACATACGCAATTCGTGATTTAGCTACAGATGTGATTGAGGATTCAACATTGTTGGTCGATTTAATTGTAAAGGATGGTAAGTACTACCCAGTTCCTTCGTTCCTAAAATCGTTGGTTACAGACATCGAAATCGTACTTACTGTGAATGCGCTACATACGGCTTATGACTACGCACATCTTCAAACAGATGTAAATATGTCAGAAATAGATATCATTCAACACCTGCACGATAAATACGAGACTGAGATTATAAATCAGTTCATTCGTTATGGTATTGCGTTCTCTGCCGATGTAGTAGAAGAAGCGATGACTTGCCTTATTGTGGAGCTTCCGTATCTATATCTTCAGGCAATAGAGAATGAAGATTTTGACAAGGAGAAGTTCCTAGAGGATCGTATCAAAGCGTACGAGAACTATTTATTCGAGATAGGTGAAGCTGAAGAGGTCGATGATGAGGAAGATGAGGAGTAATGGTAACAAAGAGAGAAGTAGTAGAGAAAAGAAAGAAACTCGTTAGCCTAGCAAAAAAGAAAGTATCGTTTAATAAAGGTGACAAGAGGGCATATAGTCCTAAGCTATGTGTTGTATGTGGCCGCCCTCTCTCCTCCCTGATTATTAATGAGAATAAATACATAATTATACAGGCTCATACGAGATACCACATAAATGAACTATTTATTGTGGATGCATGTGCAGACATCACCTCATGCTATAGGACATTAAAACAGAAAGGGGAGCTGGAAGAGGATGTCGATGTCAAACAATATCAAGCAAGCGGTAAAGAAACGTAAAGAAGATTTCTCTAGCGAACAAGAGTTACGTGAATTAATCAACTCTGCGACATCTAAATCTCTGAAACTATTTATCCAACGAATGGAAGCAGGAGAGATTCCAATTGATAACATCTCCGACTTTATTCGTGTAATCGGAGCTTACAAAGAGATTAACGGTATTTCAGAAGTTATGGATGGTCAAGGAAATACAGGAGCATTACCTGAAATCAACATGCGTCAAGATAAGGCTCTACAGGATCAGATTCAGGAAGGAAAGATTACTGCCAATGAAGAAGGTCGTATGGACGTTATGGATATGTCGGCTGAAGATATGGCAGACCTAATCAGAAAAATGGATGCCGCACAGAACGCAGAAAACGAAGGTGCATTCTAATGAACAACATAGATGGAAAACTGATTGCGAATATCGCAAAACAAACATTCGGTCGAACAGACCTTACAAAAGAAGAACTCTCATACGTCCTTACGATGTTAAATTGTTCTTCTTACTTACTGAAACATCACAGGGTTAAAAACCATCCTATCACATTCCATATCGGGGGGATGGATTCTACAAAGGCACAGGCGCACCGTCCGTGGCAGGTAGAGATGATTAATGACACACATCCCGATAAAGCAGTAATTAAATCACGTCAGTTAGGACTGTCTGAGATTGGCGTAGGAGAGATGTTGCACTTCGCAGACCTACACTCCTATGCAGGGGTTAAATGCCTTTATACGTTCCCTACGAACCGTCAGATGAAGGATTTCGTATCCACTCGTATTAACCCACTATTAGAAACTGGTTACTACGCAACAATCTCCGATCCGAAGATTGACTCTTTAGAAAAGAAAAAGATTCGTAATAGCTTCATGCTATTCCGTTCATCTTCTAAAGGGGCAGCCGTAGAGGGTGTGGATATTGACTTCTTATCACTGGATGAGTACGACCGTGTAAACGCTAGTGCGGAGATTTCAGCGATGGAGTCTATGTCATCTTCACAATTCCAAATTTTACGAAGATGGTCAACTCCTAAACATACTTGGGACTTAGTAGGGTAACCTACTTCGAATAACTCTGTTAAACGGGCATAGCTGAAAGTACATAAAAATAACCAACCTGTGAATACAGGAGGAATAAGCTGATAAGAGAGCCTAAGTCCTAAACGGATAGAGGTAATCCCGTCCTAAATCAATCTTATGATTGTAAATGGCTAGAGACTAAACTTCTAGGTAGCTACACAAATGGGTGTAGTGAGAACTAGATAAGAGGTTTATGTGGCTCCTGACTAACCAACGGTTCCGAGTTGTGGTATAATAAAACTATAACAGAGAACGGAGGTAAATTAGATGGCTAAAAAAGTAACGAATGAAATGATTAAGAAGAAACTCTACGATACAGTAGGAGACGAGTATACCTTAGTGTCCGATTATGTTAAAGGAACGGTTAAGGTTGACCTTCTACACGCTATATGCGGAGATATTTACAGAGTTACACCTAATCACTTCTTTTACGACAATTCTAGATGTAAGTGTCAATTAAACATTAAACAACCAAAGGTGTTCGAAGAAGAGTTTAATGAGATATCCAAAGGTAGCTATACACAAATGGGTACGTATGAGAGAAAAGATATTAAGATAGATATAAAACATAATGTATGTGGAACTATTTTTCCTGCTACTCCTCATTCCTTCTTGCAAGGTAAAGGTTGTCCTGAATGTTTTGGAAATAAAACAAAGACAACAGAGGAGTTCAGTAAAGAAGTAGACGAACTTACAGATGGAGAGTTCTCTCTTATGACAGATTACGTAAATAACCGCACCCATGTAACCATTAAGCATATAGAATGTGGTAAAGAGTATCCAGTTACTCCTAAGGATTTTTTACGAGGTAACAGATGTCCTTTCTGTAAACAATCTAAAGGAGAGAGACTTGTACGTAGGATTTTGGACGAAGCAAATGTAGAATATACCATTCAAAAATCCTATAACGATTTAAAGTCTAACTACCAAAAACTACCTTTCGATTTCTTCTTACCCGAACATAACCTCCTTATCGAGTACGATGGGGAACAACACTTCAAGGAAGTACAGTTTTTCGGAGGAGCTAAGAAATTAGAATCCCAAACAAGAAGGGATACTCTAAAAAACGAGTACGCTAAACGTAATAACATTAGACTCTTAAGAATACCTTACACCTACTCAGAAGAAAAAGTAAAAGAAGTTATCATAAGTTACTTATAAACTGTAAAGCAGAGAACCCTATACCTAAACTTAGGGTTGTGATATAGTCCATTCCGACTTCCTAGAGAAGTGTTAAAGTATAGCGAAAGCTACGGTAGAATAGACAGTACCTGATTACGGTATTCACGCATTGTATAACCAATCAGACCAACGAGTTTACATGCATAAATGTGACAAGTGTGGAATGCGTCAACAACTAGATTACGAGAAAAATATCGAGTGTGTGGACGAGGGTGGAGTAGACGTACTTGCTAAAACTGTAAAAGACGGAACATTCCGATTTATCTGTTCTAACTGTGGAGCATTACTAGACAGATGGTACAACGGAGAGTGGGTAGCTGCTTATCCATCTCGTACCGAGAACAACCAAGGTACTCGTGGATATTTAATCACACAAATGAATGCAGTATGGATCAGTGCCGATGAACTAAAACGTAAAGAGCTGAAAGCAAAATCGAAACAGCACTTCTTCAACTACGTTTTAGGATTCCCTTACCAAGACGTAGCGTTAGCGGTCCAAGACAACGATGTAATGGGTAACAAGCGTGAGTACTTACGTGAACCACTGTTTAATAGAGGGGACTACCGATTCATCTCTGTAGGTATCGACTGGGGGAACCGTCACTGGGTTACAGTCCGTGGGTTCCGAGATAATGGTATGACGGATATGATCCGTATATTCTCCGTAGAGCGTGCTAGAGGGGTAGCTAATATCGAAGCCGACTTAGAGAACATCATAAACCAATTAATCCCGTACCAACCTGATGTCATTTGTGCCGACATCGGTGACAGCGGTAACTATGTTGAGAAGTTAATTCAGCACTTCGGAGTAGGTAGAGTATACGGTGTGAAAGTAAACCCTAACCCTCGTTCAACTGGTCAGATTCAACCTTCATGGTCTGAAAGTCAATCACGAGTTACAGTGGACAAGCTTACACAAAACAAACGTCACATCGCAGATATGAAAATGGGTCGCTTAGGATTCTATAACCAAACGGACAAAGACCTAGAGCTATACCTACAACACTGGAAGAACGTAGTTATCCGAGACGAGGAAGATGAGAAGACTGGTGAAGTTTATCAGATTATCACGGATCGTGGAGACGACCATTACGCACAATCAAGTGTATACTCGATGGTAGGTATGGAGCACGTACTAGAGCCGTACATCACGTTAGAGCAGGAGAATGCATTTGCATACACGACTGTAGATAGTATGGCACCAGCAGTTACAGATATTTTCGCAAAAGGTTACTAGATTTACCTCTTGTACTCTTATATTAGGACAGTAACAAATAAAACAGTAGAGGAGAGATATTATGGGTTACATCGTTGATATGTCTAAATGGAATGGGAGTCCCGATTGGGATACTGCCAAAGGTCAACTAGATTTAGTTATTGCTCGTGTACAAGACGGTTCTAACTATGTTGATCCTGTATATAAGGACTACGTAGCGGCTATGAAAGCTCGCAACATCCCGTTTGGTAGCTACGCATTCTGCCGATTCGTTTCTGTAGAAGATGCGAAAGTAGAAGCTAGAGACTTTTGGAACCGTGGAGATAAAGACTCACTATTTTGGGTTGCAGACGTAGAAGTAACAACTATGAGTGACATGCGTGCAGGAACGCAAGCATTCATTGACGAACTGTACCGTTTAGGTGCTAAAAAAGTTGGTCTATACGTTGGGCACCACAAATACGTAGAGTTCGGAGCAGCACAGATTAAATGTGACTTCACTTGGATTCCTCGTTACGGAGCTAAACCTGCTTACCCTTGTGACCTATGGCAATACGATGAGTATGGTCAAGTACCTGGTATTGGTAAATGTGATTTAAACCGCTTAAACGGAGATAAATCATTAGAGTGGTTCACAGGTAAAGGAAACAGTGTTAACCCTCCTTCAGGTGGGAATTACGACTCTAGCTGGTTCACTAAGCAAAACGGTGTATTCACGTTAGACCGTACAATTAACTTACGTACTGCACCATTCCCTAACGCTCCTCTAATCGCTCAGTTGAATGCGGGCGACCAAGTTAGATACGAAGCGTACGGAATAGAAGGAGAAGGTTTCGTTTGGTTACGTCAGAATCGTGGTAACGGTAACTTCGGTTACATCGCATCAGGTGAAGCTAGTAACGGTAAACGTGCATCTACTTGGGGTACTTTCCAGTAATTCCATAGAAGCCGACTCTAAATAGGGTCTGTTTTCTTTTATATTATAGCTAGTAAATTTTAACAAGAAGGCGGGTACAACGTATGGCAGACCAAAATACACCTTTTATTCGAAACGGGGTCTATAACAATAACCCTGACCTAATGGGAAAAGTAGGGGAAATGGATTTAGAATTACAGAAAACAGTTAAGACAATAAATGGAACAGAACCTGATAAAGACGGTAACGTGGAAATAGTTGTTGGAGGGCTAACAGAGCAACAAAAACAAGATATAGCTACCGCAAAAACAGAATCAAGTACTGCTAAACAGCAGGTAGAAGCGGTATCAGGTCAGCTAATTAATGCAAAAAATGAGTCTATTCAAGCGACAAGAACAAACGGGAAAAGACGATGTATAGTTTCATTTATCTCAGATGATAGCTACATCGAGGATTACACAATTTTAAAACCAATATTTCAACCTCATAACATCCCTTGTTGTTGTGCAGTTATTTCTAGTTATGCGGGTAGACCAAATCAGTTAACAGATACACATTTGGCTGAATTACACAGTCTCGGATGGGAATTTTCAGCGCACACACATAATCATTTTCACTTGCCAACATTAACAAGACAACAACAAGACGATGAACTTAGAATTAGCAAGGAATTTCTTGAAAAGAAAGGGTATAAATGTGACTATATTGTTTACCCTTTTGGCGAGTACAATCAAGATACATTAGATGTTGCAAGAAAATATTTTCGATTCGGGTTTACAACTGGAGCAAGCGTGGCGGATTATCCAACAGGAACATACACAATTAAACGTGTTAGTTTAGGAGCTTATTTCGATGCACCTACTAAGAATACGCTAGAGTATTATAAATCAAAATTCGATGAAGCTTATGCAAACAACAAATGGATTATTTTCATGCTTCACCCTCACGATCCTGCGTTCGATGCAACTCAACAACAACATTTGAAAGATTTAATCACATATATTAAAACGTTTAATGTTCCGTTTATGACTGCGGGGGATGCTTATAACGAAATGGGTAATATGGTTACTGTTGGAGATGGTCAAAAAGAAAAGCTTGTTATTACAAATACAGGAGATATTAAACAGACACCTGAGTATTCAACGGAAATAACTTCACAAAGCAGTGCGTGGAAGACAGGGACGGGGACAGGACAAACAACACCAGTAGATTTTGTAGATGCAGCCAATATCAAATTAAGAATGCAAGCAACTTCACCTATGACAAACCCGTCTGTTATTAGTGTTGGAAAAAACGTATGGGGCGGTCTAAAAGCAGCAAATGATATTATAACATCTGTTAATGATCCTACTTTGGCTTATTTTACCATTGTGGACGGTAGAAGGTGTATCGCTCTTAAGGGCTCGATAAACATTCAAAAAGTGTTTTTTTCCAAAGGGTTTATTCCTGGAACACAGTATGCGCTCTCAGGAACGTGGAGAAGGGATGTAAGTGCAACAGGAAACGGAGGTACATTACGTTTTAAGCATACTGACGATACTTATACTGGGACAGTTCACGCAGCAAGTACAACATGGGCTGATTTTTCTTTCGGAAGTTCCGTAGGTAAATCGGTAAGTACCATCGAAGGTACGTATGGTTCGAATGGTAATATCGTATACATCGACCTTGATACATTGCAGGTGGAAATTGGAGTATCAAAATCAACGTTTGAGGTATATAAAGAATCGAGGTTAGACATAACAGCAAGCATAGCCATTAACGACATGCTTACTTTTGAGAATAACAAACTCTATAAAAATGCAGATCAAGTTACGTTCGCTAATAGTATAAAAGCGTATAAAAACGGAACAATATACGTTTCTGACGGTACAAGTCCTAGTGTTTATATTACTTACCCACTTAATGCTAAAGCGGCACAAGACTTAGCGAATAGTCAAGTTATTGCTAAGTAATTAGATGAAATTCGCAGGTCAAGAGGAGTAGCTTCGGCTACTCTTTTTTTTTGGCTTAAAAAGACAGTAACTAGTCTATTTATGTTATAATTAATACAGGTGGTGATATAGGTGAAGAGAGAGAAGTACAAGTTATCTCCTGATGCGACTCGTGAGTTGATGATGCGTTTAGCAAAAAGAGCGCAAGAGTTAGGTGTAGAGCTAGATAGAGAAGCACTGTTAGATATTACAAAGAAGGAAGACTACAATGGGGAACCTCTTTTTACACCTAACAAGGAGGGTAGTTAATGTTATCGTACATACTTATCGGTATCGTGTTGTATCTATTAATTGGTGTGGGTCTATTAATTTATGCTGTAACAACGTCTAACTGGGGTGGGTTAATCCTACATTTTTGGTACCTAGTCATACTCTTATACCCTTACTACATTGTAAGAGGTTTAATAGAGGGGATTAGGGATCGCTAGAAACGAGGTAGTGCACAATGACGGAAGCAGACTATAATCTCATGTTTGCTATACTAGGTTTTGCAGGAATCATCCTGTACACACTGGTACTGCTATTAGGGTATTTAAAAGCAATTAAGCGAAGTAGAGAAGAGTTAGAAGCGGAACAAAATATATTGATATTAGTAAACGAAATCTTTGAAGATTTAAAAAATACAATCGAAAAGGGAGAAGAGAATATGACGGAAAAACAAGATAAATTTGTAGAAGAGGGAACATTAGAGGTAGACGGGAGAACAACGCTATATATGCCAACAGTGAAGCCTGAAATCATGAACCATATGAGTCTTACGGACTTAGTAACGAACAAGGCTGAAGATCAACACTATGACGTAGTAGTTGAGTTGCTAACAAGCCTAGCACGAAAAACATACCAAGATTACAAGTTCTTCATTGCTAAGTCGGAAGATGAGACGAAAGACTACAACTTCCTTCAAGTGGTTAGTAAATACGAAGACGACCCGTATACGCACAAATTAATCTTTAGTAAAGGTGTAGAGCATGGTTTAGATAACATGGAGCTATCGAGACGATTCGCAGAGCACGCTAAAAATGGTAATGTACTTCGACTAGGTGATGAGGTAGTCATCCTTACAGAAGATGGTACAGGTCAATCTCCTACAGGTGTATCACCAATCTCAAACGGACTGGAAGGTTCTGAAATTGCGTTCATCTTTGGATTCATTCAGAAGAAGAACTACGATGAGTGGTATAAAAATACGTTCCCACAAAAGGATGAGGAATAATGGAGACGGCTCGTAAGACTCTAACAGCCCAGTTAAAGGATACGGTAGCGTTTTTCAAGGATCGTAAAACAGTAGGAAGGATGAAGACGGAACACTCTATCTTCATTCCTTCCAAACTGATGCTAGAGAAAGAGGGAGAAACGGCAGAGTTCATCTTGGTAGCTCGTCATATCGGACGACAACCTGCGTGGCGATGTCCAGTGGCGGCCGAGCAAGTTAATATCGTAAAGACCGCTGGTGTAGAGTTCGTATTTAGTTTCCAAACTGATACGGATTACGATGCTATTATGGACTATATATCTAGCAAAATTTAGAGACTACAATAAAGTAGTCTCTTTTTCTTTTAAAATATTGTTGACATATGGAATAGATACAAGCTATACTTAGGATAATCTAGCACATAACATATAGAGTTCATACTGACGGAGCTAGTGAAGAAGAGGATGGTGTTACATGTGGTATAATTAGTGTAAAGGTTGAAAAAATACCTAGTAGAGGAGAATACATATGTCGTTCTTTGGGATCACTGCAAGAAACGTAGGTCAGAAAGCATTAGCAGAAGCTTGTAAATCACGAGTACCAATCATCATCGGTACAGGTAGAGCAGGAACAGGTAAGTCACTAATTGCACAGGCAGTAGGTTTTGACACAGTTTTTGAGGAGAAGAGATGGAGCACTAACACAGGAAAGTTCGTTTACACTCGTCTTCAAGTAGATGTAGGTAAAGAAGTTGGTTTCCTTCCTGGTGACTTAGACGAAAAATCTAATCCATACTTCCGACCTTTCTTCGATAACTTAACGTTGTTGGATAAAGGAGGTTACATGAGGAACTACATATCTCAAGGTAAAATCGTTCTCGACCACATTCAAACGATCCGTGGAGGAACATACCATGATACATATTTAGTGGTTGACGAAGCGCAGAACTTAGATAACGCTACGATGACTGCTATCGGTACTCGACTAGCATTAGGTAGTAAGTTAATATTACTAGGAAACTTCGCACAGATTGATGTGGACAAGCTAAAGAATCCTGAACACAACGGGTTCTACAAGCTGTTAAAAGGTCTACACGAAAGCGGAAGAACAGACATGTTCACACATGTTCACTTAACACAAGGTGAGCGTGGAGAGATTGCCGACTTAGTAGAAGGGATCATGGTTCCTCAAAGTGAGGTTAACCCTTCATTCGTTAAGTTGGAAGAAAAAGGATTACTAAATTACTAAGCTATTAATAGGAGGAATTACACATGAAAGAAATTTTAAATTCATTATACGAAGCATCGGCTACGTTGCAAGATACATACCACGACTTATCTACAGGTAATGCAACTTTAGAAGATGACTTCGTTATCGGTGAGGTTAAGCACGCAGTAGGGAAGTTAAACGAAGTGTTAGCAGCTATCGAAGGTACACAGGGTACCGAGACAGTTAAAGAAAAGAAAGAAACGTTAAATGAGTTCATACAACGTGTTACGGATTCATTCGAATTTGCTCACGAAACAATTCGAGAAATGTGGTTAAAAGGTTTCGAAGACGCTATCAAAGTATTAGAGAACAAACGAGGATACGCAGGTTGCCTTATCCCTGCTACTAGCGGAATGATTCAAGGTAAGCTAAATGTAACTAGCGAACGTATCACATTCGTTGCAGGTGAAGAGGAGTTCGTATACGAGAAGTACGAAGCTAATGCTCGTGACGAGGAAGACCACGCAGATTACGAAGAAAACGATGAGGATCGTTGGGAAGAAGATGAATCTCCGTGTGAGTCTTGCAATTGTGCGTATTACTGCCACGACCAATCATCTCTACTAGAGTACATCACAGAGCAAGAAAAGGAAAAGGGAGACCTTACATTCAAAAATCTTAAACTAATCGAGGAGCATTTAGAGGATCGTAATGAGTTCGATGCAGACGACTACGAGTTGTTACGTTACCTTTTAAAGGCTAACCCGCAAGCTTCTTCTCACGAAGTAGATACTCTATCAGAGTTCGGATTACGATTAGCGTGGAAAGCTCGTCTATACTTACAAGGTAAACTATAATAAATAATTAACAAAACCAGTCGATTTCTTGTTGACTGGTTTTTTATGTATATGATATAGTAGAGTTACACATAGCAATACAGACTTAATAGAGGAGATGATAGATTTGGAAAAAACGTTTAAAACTATCCTAGATGAACTAAGAGATGGAGAGATGGAACTAGCAGGTACAATAAGTCATGTGAAATACTACATGATAGAGAAGACAGGTTACTCGTTCCACTTCTACGCAGTACATACGCACAACGGTAAGGAAGCGTTATCAGAAGTGTTATACGACTTACGCAACAAGAAATACTTCATCAAACGAAACGGGAAAGAGGTACGATTCAACATTCCGAACCTAGACCTCGTTATACCACGTATAAGGGAGTGGAGTCACGATAGTTTCCACGACTACAGTAGTGTAGAGAAGTTCTTCAAGATCGTATCGGTAGAGGAGAACAAAGGAATGTATGAAGCCATGTTAAAAGCTATCGGATCGTTTGGGGAAGAACGCATCAACATGACATCAAGAGCACTTATTAGGCTTATAACAGAATACAACAAATTAGAGCTTATATACAAAGCAGGTATCGACATCCAAAATAGCTCATCACAATTACGAGCACTAGTTGTCGATGCAGGTAAAAGGGATGTCAGGAAACTACATGAAATATTCGGTCTAACGAAGTCCCAGTACAAGTTCATGCAGGAGCACGGTTTTAGTGCTAAACAAATTATCGAATACTCTAAAGACATGGCACACCTAACACAGAAGGATATGGACGAGTACCGAGGTTATATCACTTATGTTAAAAAACTAGGTGAGAAGTACTTAGATGATTCTAGACTACCTGTATTCCGAGGTCAAGCATCCGTTCGTACATACGTAGAGCAAATGGCTAGAAAAAATGATGAGAGTCGTAGACCCGATGACTACTGGTTTTGGGGGTATGTGGCACAGCAACAACATCCTAACACTCTTAAAATGATAGAGTACCTGTTATTCGAGTGCTACTTCAGTCAAGGGTTAGAGTTCTCGGCAGCATTCAGTGAGTACAAGGATTACTACAAGATGTGTATGGACTTAGGATATGAAAGATTCGACAAGTATCCGAAGTACCTAAGAACGCAGCATGACATTGTAACTCGTAATTATAAGTCAGCAGTCGATGCAGTAACCGCTAAGAAGTTCCGAGAACAAATGGACAAGTACCAAGACTTAGCTTCGGATCGATTAAAAGGTTATAAAGTAGTTATACCTAAGGAACCGAAGGAATTAGTAACAGAAGGTAATTCCTTACAACACTGCGTAGCGTCCTACGTCAAGCGTATCGCAGACGGAAACTCAGCTATTGTATTCCTCCGTCAGAAGGATGAGGTAGAGTCTCCCCTCGTTACAGTGGAGATTAGAGGTAGGAAAATCGTACAAGCTAGAGGGTTTGCAAACCGTAAGCCCGATGAAGACGAGAGAGAAGCATTACGCATGTTTGCAAAACGTCACGAGTTCGAGACTGTAAGTTACATATAAGATAGAGCCATAGAATCATGGTATAATAGAAACTATAGGAGGTGGGTGATAATGGCTTCAGGAAGCAGAACAAAAACAGCGTCAACATATTTAGAGTGTACAGTGTGCGGCAATACCACTCAGATACATAGAAAGAAAAGTAGATTAAAAGAAAAGGATCATATTAAGCACATGTATTGTTTCAAGTGCATTAATACGACCGCACATAGAGAAGTGAAAGAAGACGCATTCGTACCGAAATGGTTAAAAGAATGGCATACACAACAGGAGGGAACAGATACAAATGATTAATAGCGTGGACGAGCAATATCTACAATTAGCAGAGAGAGTTATCACAAAGGGAGTAAAGAAAGGGGATCGTACGGGAACAGGTACAATGTCTGTATTCGGTGCTATGATGCGATTCAACCTAGCAGAAGGGTTCCCGTTACTTACAACGAAAAGAGTCCCTTTCCGTATCGTAGCTGAGGAGCTATTATGGTTCATCTCAGGTAGTACGGACTTGAAGGACTTGCTAGATAAGAATGTTCATATATGGGATGATGACGCTTATCGTTGGTATAAGGATGCAGGTGGATTCATGGATAAAGATTACTTCTTGAAGAATGCACAAGAGTGTGGGTTCTCTCTAGGTGATATCTATGGAGCACAGTGGCGTAACTGGGACGGTAAAGGTATCGACCAATTGAAAAATATGATTGAAGAGGTTAAGAAGAACCCCGATTCAAGACGTATGTTAATGATTGCGTTTAATCCGTCTGTAGTGGATAACGTATCCTTACCACCATGCCATTATGCAGTTCAGTTGTACGTAGCAGAAGGTAAGTTAAGTCTACTATTTAGCATGAGATCGAATGATATTTTCTTAGGTTTGCCATTTAATATTGCTAGTTATGCACTGTTAGTACACATCATTGCGAAGATGACGGGATTAGAGGTCGGAGAACTTATCTATTTCGCAGGTGACGCACATGTGTATCTAAACCATATCGAGCAGATTAAAGAGCAGCTACAACGTGAACCACGCTTATTACCGAAGCTAACGGTTAAGACGGTTCGTGAGAATATCGAAGACTATACGATAGACGACTTCGAGTTAGAAGGGTACGATCCACATGCCACTATTAAAGGCAAGGTCTCTGTAGGTCTATAAAGGTCTACAGAGGTCTCCAAAGGAGGAGATTGGTTATGAAAGAGGTTAAGATTGCGATTGCAGGTGAGTTCCGTTCAGGTAAGTCTACAGTAGCAGACTACTTAGATAGTACGTATGGTATGTTACAGTTCGCATTTGCCGATGAGCTAAAGAAGGACTTCCATAAAGAGTATCCCGATATACCGATGGTTCCTAAGCCACGTAAAGGGTACCAGTTGTACGGACAACTTATGAGGTACGTGCATGGTGAGGAGTACTGGATTAATAAGTGCTTTAATAAGATACACGATGTACGATTGTTAGCTAGAAATTACAACACAACTGGATTAGAAATGAAGTTTAGTCCTGTTATTACCGATTTACGGCAAGAGAACGAGTTGGAACGTTGTCGTGAAGCAGGGTACTTCATCATCAAGGTGATAGCTCCTGAAGAAGTAAGAATAAAGCGTGCAGAAGAAGCTGGTGACGCATTCTCTTTAGAAGAGATGAACCACGAGACTGAGACGTACGTGAGAGAGATGTACGCAGATTACACAATCGTCAATAAAGGGTCTTTAGCACAGTTATATGGTGCAGTTGATGTAGTAATGGGTGCAATTAAAATGAGAATGTTACGTGAGGGTGTTAGAGCATGATCCTATGGGATAACATTCTAATCGTGTTATGTTTTTCAGGTGTACTGTTTGCGCTATTCTATGGTTGGAAGAAGTTTAAATCACTAGATAAAGAAGATAGAGCCGTTGTCGGTAAGTTAGACGATGGTTCCCTTATCTTTAAGACTGAGGACGGACGATACTTCTACGCAGTCGATGATGAAGCAATCCCTGTTCTCATCAACAAAGAAGAAGGGGATCGTCTGTGGAGCCAGTCTACAGAACTAAAATATGCAGAAGATAACTAGGTTAGAACGCCTAGTTATTTTTTTTCTATAAAATATAGAAAAGTTGTTGACTAAGATACAACAATGGTTATATACTAAGTACAGATACAACAACAGGAGGTGAACAACATGGAAATATCCTTAATAGCAGCTATCGGAAAGAACAACGAGATTGGGTTAGACAATAAGTTATTGTGGCGTTGTAAGGAAGATTTCGACTGGTTTAAGAAGCAAACATATAACAAACCTGTAGTAATGGGTAGAAAGACGTATGAGAGCATCGGTAAACCACTTGAAAGACGAATCAATATCGTACTGAGTCGAGATGAGAGTTACGATCCACATGAATCTGTACTTGTCTTACCTAGTGTGGCCGCAGTCTTCAGTGAACTGAAAAAGTACAGAGAGGTTATGATTATCGGTGGTGCAAACGTATACAAACAGTTTATGCCATTCGCTAATAGATTATACCTAACTGAACTAGATAAAGAGTTTGAAGCTGATAGTTTCTTTCCTGCATTTGTGAAGGATGACTACAGAGAGTGCTTTACGGCAGATGGTATAGAAAAAGTAGGATTCGATTACAAGTTCAAGGTGTACCGTAAAAAATTAAGCAAGGAGGGGCAATAATGCCAAAAGTATACAAAGTAGAAATGTACATAGTAGATGTACACGGTGATTACGACCATCTCACTAACGAGGATATGGTAGAGGAGATTGAGCATCAGGTAGACGTGAGAATGGATGTAATGACTCATGTAGAGTCTGTAAAGTCTTCGGAAGAGTTCGAGTGGGATGATGATTTAGAAATTAATAACACAAACGCAACAAAAGAAGACTATGAAGCTCACCTTAAAAAGGAGGACTAACCATGTTGGAGCCAGGACAAACAGGATACGTTGATAAGGTTAAGTATTGTGATGAGTTTCATAACGGTCTAGCGCAACAATGGAAAGACCAAGTACGGATCAGACGTTATGACCAACATTGGTTCGGTAATGGAATCATTAAACAACTAGGTTATGTTAACACCGAGACTATTATTGTTACACAAAGACCTAAATATATTAGATAGGGGAGATAACAATGGAAATATTTATCGGTGAAGAGTACAAGCTTACGTCCGACACAAACAACGTGATTATCAATCAGAAGTATAAAAAGAAAACGAAAGAGGGAGAACCAGTTCAGTACGATTACAAAGAGATTGGCTACTACCCGAACGTAGAAAAGGCTTGCGTTGGTTTGTTGGACAAGAAGTTACGAGATAGCGATGTTAAGAGTGTTAAAGAGTTGATGATCCTGATTAAGGATACCAAACTAGAACTACTAGCAGGGGTTAACAAATGAGTAAACCCTACAAATTAAAAGTAAAACAAATTATAATGAACTACTCAAAAGGTTATAGATGTTGTACAACACATACAATTTGGGTAGTAGATACTAAATAAAAATACGAAAAGAGGTATAATTATGAGCGTAAGAAAAGCAACAGAACTAATCGAAGGTGTATTAGAAGCAGGAAAGATGACTGTAAAGGTTAAAGCAGATATTCAAGAAGCATACGACATGTTGCGTGCAGAGACAGATAAGGAAAAAGAGCAAGCAAGAGCAGAGGAATTAGGGTTAGTAACCGATATCTACGACACTACTTCTCTATTAAAAGACTTACAGAGTGCTATTAATGTGTTTGTAACGCACGCTAAGACATATAACTTGGCCGCAGACGACACAAAACGCATGAATGAGATGCAACAAGACTTATTACACGCACTAGAGTTGTTCGATGAGTCCGTAGATGACAAGGTTAAGTACACCGAAGACCTTATCACCTTGCAGAAACAGAGACGACAAGCAAAAAACTTCACGGAAATAGCGGCCCCTATCAAAATACTGGTAGCGAATAACCCGAAACTAGCAAAAGATTTACAAAATTGCTTAAAACAGGTAGAACAGCAACTAGAAATACATAAGAAACGAGCGTACCACCCACGAAGATTGACTTCTTTACAACAAGCGTTCCAGGAAGCAGCTGCGTCATCTAACGAAAATAAGAAGTAGAGGGTGCAACCATGAAGTACAACGGGTTTTGGTCAAACGATGAAAGACGATTGGTCGTGATTAGAACTTCTAAGGACGGTATGATCCATTATCGGGAAGTAGATGAGAACGGTAAGACAAGCAGTAAGCTATATAGTGATTACGCTGAGGAAGTCTTACCTTCTTTCCTCAAAGAGGGTTCTAACGCACCATTTAAATCTATGTATAGTTAGGAGGTTAAGTATGGAACCGATAGTTGATGTAAGCTATGACTGTAGAGAGTTTAGCGTATGTATTGAGGATTACCCTGACATTATCGAGGGCATTGATAATCTTGTTGACCACGTACAATGCAATACGCATTTTGAAGTTGACGAAGAAGCACTACGATCCGAGTTGAGACAAATAATAGTCCAAGAAGTAATTGAGTTACGGGACGACTGTATTATAAAAAGAATACGATAGGAGGTGAAATTATGACAATAGATGAACTAAGGGCAGAAAGGGAACAGTTAGCAATGGTGAAAGCGATAAAACAAACAGAGCTAGAAATTGCAATCACCAAGTTACAGTTGACCAATCGCAGGATTCAAGACATCTGCACACACAAACCAAAAACAGGATTTATCATCAAGTTCTGCTGTGAGTGCGGAAAAGCAGATTTCTTTTGGAACTTTAAATAAGGGGGAAATTAAAATGATAGAACTACAAGGAAAATATAACCAAGCAAAGGTGTTTACAGACAATGTGGACGATGTTACAATTGGACAAGTTATAGAGCTATGTAACCAAGAGTTCACGCAAGGAAGCAACATCCGTATCATGCCTGATACACATGCAGGTGCAGGTTGCGTAATCGGAACTACAATGACAATTACAGACAAGATAGTGCCAAATTTAGTCGGTGTTGATATCGGTTGCGTTGACAAGGATACAGAGTTCTTATCACCTAACGGGTGGGTTAAAATATCTGAGTACAACGGAGAAGATGTCGCAACATACGATCTTGAGACAGACACTACGCTATTTGAGCTACCTATAGCGTATATTAAGAAAGAAGAGTCTGAATTTTACCATTTGAAAACTAAGTACGGTATTGACCAAATGCTATCTAAGGAACATACGGTACTAGTTGAAAAAGGTTCACAACATAGACCTGCATCTAGAGGAACATGTTATACACTAACAGCAGAGGAACTATATAATAAGCACTCAGAACTAAAACTAGGTTTCCGTGACAATTTTATTACAGAAATACCTAACCTGTATACGGGTACACACCTACCTCTAACGTCCGACCAAATACGTGTACAGGTTATGGTTATGGCAGACGGTTACTTGGAAAACAAAACTACTTGTGTTGCAGGTTTCAAGAAAGAACGAAAGATTGAGAGGGCACACCACCTACTAAAAATGGCAGATATACCATATACAGTGAAAGAGTACGATGGTGTTACTAGATTCCGTTTCCAACCTCCTATGATGGAAAAACGTATATCTAAGTTATATGGAGCTTCATTAATTCAGTTAGGTATTATTTGTGATGAGGTTAAGAACTGGGATTATTCAAGGTCTCATGGAGCATACTGTAGCACTCATAAAGAAGATGCAGACTTCGTTCAATATGCTTTCGCTACACAAGGTGTTCGCACATCTATCAACTTCGACAATAGAGAAGGGAAAGAGTCCTATAGAGTTATAGTGGCTAAAGCTAAACCACGAGTACAATTAGCAGGTACACCTAAAACAGACATCCAAATTGTACCTTCGGAAGATGGGTTTAAGTACTGCTTTACTACTTCAACAGGATACTGGATTATGAGACGTAACGGTTGCATCGCTATTACAGGTAACTGTGGGATGGAAGTTGCAGTAATCAACAAGCGTAAAGAGGAAATCAACTTCGATAAACTGGACGATGTTATCCGTAAGTTCGTACCAAGCGGTTACGATATCCGTGATAAAGCACACCGCTTCGCTAACCTAGTAAACCTGAAAGACGTAATTGCACCATTCAACAAGGATCGTGCAGAGAAAAGCATCGGTACCCTTGGTGGAGGAAATCACTTCATCGAATTAAATGAAGATGCAGATGGTAAAGTATACATCGTTATCCACTCAGGTTCTCGTAACCTAGGTAAACAAGTAGCAGAGCATTACCAACGTGTAGCGTACAACGAGATTATGAGCGTGAAAGATGCGAAGCAGGAGCTAGTTGAACAGCTAAAACGTGAAGGTAGACAACAAGAGATTCATGCTGCCCTACGTGGTATCAAGAAACCTAAAATCAAGAAAGAACTAGCGTACCTGCAAGGACAAGATTTCAAGAACTACATGCACGATATGAAGATTGCTCAGTTCTATGCGGCCCAAAACCGTAGAGCAATGGTAGATGAAATTGTGTCTCACATGGGATGGTTAATCACTGACCAATTCACAACGATCCATAACTACATCGACATGGAGTACTCTGTACTACGTAAAGGTGCCGTATCTGCTCTAAAAGGAGAACGCATCATTGTACCAATCAACATGCGTGACGGTTCTCTTATCGCAATAGGTAAAGGGAACGCAGACTGGAACAACTCTGCACCACACGGAGCAGGACGACTTATGAGCCGTACAAAAGCAAAAGAGAATATCAAACTAGAAGACTTCCAAAACACGATGAAAGACGTATGGACAACTTCTGTGGGTACTAGCACAATAGACGAAGCACCAATGGCTTACAAACCAATGGATGAGATCGTAACGAATACGAAAGACACAATGGATATTGTACATATAATTAAACCACTTTACAACTTCAAAGCTAACTAAAATGATAGGAGGAACTAAGATGAGTAAACAAGAAATCTATGACAAGATTGTAGCATGGCAACTACGAGCAGGTGAGGACTTCCTAGACTACTTTGATAGCTTTTTGACACCTGGGAGCTTCATGATGTGGTGTAGAGGTAAAGGCTACATTACTATCGAGCAGCTTAACCTGTGGGAAGATTGTGAAGATGCAGAATCTATGTGGGCAACGAACTATGTTCACGATTGTGGTAATTACGGAGAACCAGTACCGTATGCGGTCGTGAGTGAAGAAGACTGGACAGAAGCAGGTCAGTATAAAGCATATATTATCCTAGCAGAGTTCATCTCAGAAAGTTCTACATATCAGAAACTGTTACAAGAGTTCTTCGAGGAAAACTAAAATGATAGGTAAGATACTATGTAAGATTGGGTTTCACAGATGGAGGAGGGAACTGCACTGGGATTGCAGGTCTCTCATGTGTACCCGTTGTAGACTATGTAGACCGAAATATCCCGATGAAATATCAAAAATAGATGAAAAGAGGATGAGATAATATGGGGAAAACATATTTCGTAGCAGTACCAGTCGTAGGGAAAGTAATCGTAGAAGTAGAAGGAGCAACAAGTGAGCAGGATGCAATCGAGAAAGCACTGGAAGTAGATATGTCATTCGATATCGAAAGTGAGGACACTACAGTATGGGTAGAAGAGTGGGATCGACACGAAAGAGTAGTGCAAGGTAACGTATACTACGGTGTTATCAGTGACGCTCATATCGACTCTGTAGAGGACGAGGACGATGAGTGATTCGACCATAGACAACAAAATTAAGGCCGCTAGGTTAACAAAGTACGGTGTGCCGTTAGATATCCCTTTAGGAGAGGAGTGGAGATGTAGTGACATGTATCGAAGCTTCCACCCTTTAGGCAGTACATGGAGAGAGATACGGGAGATGGAGATTAGCATGAGACGGCAGCACGAGATATCGGCACGTAAGAACAAGATTATATCGGCATTCAAAGGACTCTTTAATTAGAGTCTTTTCTTTTGCGTATTAACTGGTAAATTATGGAATATAATACTATCCCTTACGAAAAAATTTTTTCGGATTTTTTACAATCCACTTATCAGGCATAGCTAGGCTGCTGAGGACTCCGTATATGGACGGGGAGGGTATTACTAGTGCAATTACATTACCTTACTACGGGGCTTGTTATTGGGGCTTCTAGGGGGCTTAAACGAGGGCTATAGTAAGGGGCTTTAATAGGGACACTAATAGGGGGCATGAAGTCGGGATTCGGGCATAGGATCGGGAAGGTTTACGTTTAAGATACGTCAAATATAGGTCATAAAAAATTTTTTTGGAAAAATTCGAGCCTGGGGTTAGGGTGGTAGGGCCGCATATACGAACGTATGGTCGGGTAACAACGGGGTGGGGTAATAGTCAGACAATTCAGAATAGATTGAATAAGTCGAATTGTCGAAAAGTGCAGCTTGGAGGTGTAAAGTAAAATGCCTTGACGGATCAGCCGTTCTGTGAAGTAAATTTACTTGACATATATGTTTGATCCTAATTTGAGCAAAAGAAAAAAGCGACTTCTACATGAAGTCACTCTCTCTATGTCCTGATTCTCTCATCATTTCTTTATATCTATCATAACTAGCATTATCATATGCTTTAAACTCTTCACTATCTGACAGTTGTTTGTATATGTCTTCTAGTCTTGCGTTTGCTTCTTCCTCTGTCTTGAATCCATCTTCAAAGAGTTCACACTCATGACATAACACATATTCATTAGTACTTTCAAGCCATAGGACTTCCACCTCTTCCCCTTCCTCTGCTAGGTTTCTTAGTACGTCTTCCCATTCTGATAATGCTAACATATAACACACGTCCTTTTCATTTAGTTTGTATTGCTTACAATATAATATATGCTAGTTATACACTAGCTAGAACGGTAATGAGAAATAACCGTTTCTTTCTATCTCTTCATATTGTGACCACAAGAAAGATAAATCAGTTGTATTGTTTTCTTTCATTGCCTTATCTATTAATTCTTTCCACTCTTTCTTATATACTTTTCTCATTGATTATATCCCCTTTACAATTAGATATGAGTATAATACTAGTAATGCATAACCGATAGAACCATAAACCAATACTCGTAAACTACCTTTTAAATTCTCTTTCACGAACTCTTTCATTTTCCGTCAATCCTCCTTCTTTCCTTCCCTTGTGCTATTGCAAACCATTCGAACGACAATTCGTCTAAAGACATAGGGATAATATCGTTATTGTCAATCATAATTTCATGAAAGTTTTCATCTAGTTCACATTGTTCTGCTAAATCGTTTAAAACGTTTCCTAATTGATTTAATAAATGTTGTTGTTTCCATGTCATCGGTTTTGTCATTGTTATAACCTCCTTAGAAGAAGGAAGAGGACTATTCCTCTTCTCCTTCCTCCTCTTCATTGAAAGTTTCTTCAAATAGTTCATTTACAATTTCGTCTATATCATCATACGTATCGTTATTGTCAATATCAGATAAACGTGAATCAAGTTCTTCCCCTAACTCTTCAAAGTTAATACCTGCTTTCTTTTCTTCTTCTAACTCTTCTAACTTTTTGTTAAATACGTTTACTGCATAGTTATAATACAATTCTCTTTCATTGTCGTACAGAATTTGTGTGTAATATTGGTAGTAACCTGCTTGGAAAATTTTGATTAAATCAGGTTGTTCACCTTGTGGCGTTTCGCATAAACCTTGTGCCATTGCTTCCTCAACATATTCTTGGATTTTTGAAACGTTATTCCATATCTCGTGATTGTAAATAGGGATAAATCTATCTGCAATTTCTGAGATAGCGTCACAAATGTAAGTTGAACCGTCATAATCATTTACAAAACTGTCAAGCACGTCTTTCTCATCCCCTAAAGTATTGTAAAACTCGTAATTATTAGTATTGTTTAATTGTAATTTTGTCATTTGAATGACCACCTTTTCATAAGTTATTTGTTTTTTAATTTCTATACTCAGTATAATTCATTATTGTCTTAAAGTCAACAACATTTTAAAAGAAATTTTTTAGGGATTCAGTGTCAAGTAAATTTACTTTACACCAAACGCCGATCCTAAATTGTTTTACTTAAAAATTCTGCTAATAGTTCGCACTCTATAGAGTTTTCATTAAACAGTTCACCAATTGACGTATGCGTAATAGTAGCAAGATTGAAATACAACTCTTTAGGATATGTTTTGCTTTCCCTCTCACCTGTTAGCGTGTAATAACAGTCCATTGCCATTATATAAGTATCGAACGTGAGATAACGAACTATCAAGCCTTTTCGTGGGTGTGTGAAGTACACTCGAACACTATACATGTTATAGACTCCTTCCTATAATCAATTCTAGCTTTTTGATAGTATAGTCATATGTCATAACCTTTGCTTCTAGCCTAGAATGTAGTGTAGGCTCTTTAACCTTTGACATAAGTTCTCTGTCATTCTCTGCATGTTCTTCTAGTTGAGATATTAAGTTTTCAATCTCATGAAGAGGTATAGTTTTATTCATTGTCGTCTTCCTCCTCTGCAAGGATTTCCACGTCATAACCTTCTAGCATAGTTTGAAGTTGTTCTAATGACTCGCTAACAATTGTTTTTTCACCATCAATTTCGATGAAAGTTTCTTCATCAACTGTTAATCCAATATAATCAATATCAGACGCTTTATAGTAACGTGTATAGCTTTCATTACTTACATTGACAGTTAACTTAATCACCTCTTCAGAGCCTTTCATATTGATTCCAAACTCTTTCAGAATATGAATTGTTTCTGCTTCACTATCTGACACGTTAAATACACCATTTTCACAAACTGTAAAACTGTTATTGAGTGGTTCTCCTCCAAACTCATGAATACCGTAATACTCGACTAAAGCAGAAACCTTATAACCTTCCTCAGTTTCATCATGACGTTGAATCCCTGAAAAATTCTTAATAGCTTTCCAATCAATCCAATCATCATTTAAATCCACATAACCATATGATAATAACCATTCGTTAATACCTTCAGTCCAATCACGAGAAATAACGTGAATAACATAGAAACAATTTTCTTGTTCAACGTCTGCCTTTACAAATACAGTACCATATTCAATCGGACTATCATCTCCAAAATTTCTCCACTGATTTACCACTTCATTACAATTTAATTCTGTCATAATTGACACGTCCTTTTCATTTAATTTGTTTTTTAATTTCTATACTCAGTATAATTCATTGTTGTCTTAAAGTCAACAACATTTTAGAAAAAACTATATGCAGGATCAACGATATAGCAGCAACTGGTGTAAAGTAAATTTACTTGACATATATCGCTGATCCTAAATGTATATTATGCCTTATAAACCAATAAGTCTAAACCTTCAAATTTGATTTCGTGTTCTTCTCCATCATAAGGAGAAATATAATGCCCGTTACCGTCAAGTTTGGCTCCTCTTAGAATAAGTTCTTTCCAATCCGTTAACGCTTGGATTAAACTATTTGCTCCTTCACACAAGTATTCTTGTGTATTTACGATAGATTTTCTTAATTCTTCCCAACTAACATAATCATGATTTCGAATAATATCAAGTGCAACCTCACGTTTTAAATGATTCATAATATGTCCTACGTTGTAAGCAAATAAGTTTTCCTTTTGTGTTTCCAATAAATAAGTATCCACTGTAAGATTATCAAGTACTACAAATTCCTCATGAGATAATTCTTCTTGTAAGAAAGTATATAAGCGTTCTTCTTGTTCTTCACCTAAAGCCACTGTTAATTGTACGTGCATCATTGCGTTTGTCATTTAAATAACCACCTTTAATTGTTTTTTTTTAATTTCTATACTCAGTATAATTGTTTGTTGCTTTAAAGTCAACAACATTTTAAAAATAATTTTTATTTATTTAAACTGTAAAGTAAATTTACTTGACACAAATTAAGATCCTAAAATCTCACAATCCCAACACCACGAGAAAGAGCCTACACTATACAATACAACTTTTTCCCCGTTTATGATATACTCGTGTCCTTGCCAATACTCAACGTCCTCTTCTTCTGTCTCTCCAAACCATTGCAGACTCATATAATATGTGTCTACCTCTTCCACGTACCATAACTTACAATCACTATTCATAAAGAATTGAAATACTTGTTCTGCTACCTCTTTAGTGAAGTAAGGACAGTCCCACCCGTTCCACGTTTGCCCACGAGTGAAACCCGTGAAACCTCCTTCCCCGTCAATTGTGAATATTGCCTTTTGTAGTTCGTTCATTATATTCTACCTCCATCAACGTCAAACTCATATTCGTTTGCACGTATTTCGTCTTCTGCATATTCTTTTGAAAAGTAATATTCAATTTGCTCATATCCTTCTCTTTCTAGTTCTTTGCTAACTTCTTTTATATCATTTGAAATAGCATGTTCTAACTTTTGTAGAAGTTCCCACACTTTAGGATAATCACCAAACACATGCTCATCATTCAAATATGTTTCCATTGTGTTCCAATGGTTGTAATGGTAGCTGCAACGATTTATTTCAATCGAAAAGTCTTCACCTTTTGCAATAGCTTTCAATCGTTTATAGTCCTTATCAGATAACAAGCGTTCTGCTAACTTGACTAAATCAGTTGTAAACAGTGTACCATAGAACGCTACTCCGTCACCTTGTGAATTGCTTAAAGACCAGTTTAAATCGAAACCTTCATAACCTTTGTTTTCTAAAACAGTTTGCATGTTTTCAGAGATACATTCAGACTCATGAGAAAAGTCTTCATTTAAACTATTTGCAAACCATTCACGAGCCGTTTCCTTTGCACTTACTGTTAATTCATCATATTGGTAACGTTTAACTTCTTTAATTCTCATAATTGACACGTCCTTTTAAGTTATTTTTAAGCTACTTTCAGTTTAAACCTTTGTTGTCTTAAAGTCAACAACATTTTAAAACTTTTTTTAAATACCTGCAATTTCATCATCTATAATGTTTTCTAGGTTTGCGTATAAATCTGCATGTAAGTCTGCATGTAAGTCTATCTCAACTGACTTCCCTTTTAATGAGATAGTAACGTTAAAACTTTCAACGTCCTTCCCTTCTGCTAATAAATCCATTACTTCATTAACAGTAGAATCAAGATGACTTTTAAATTCTTCTAATGATACTTTTTGGTTTTCCATTTGCTCACGTCCTTATCAAGTTTTGTTATTTCTTGATACCTATACTAAAGATATATTGCCCAAAAGTCAACAATATAACCAAAATTAATTTAAAAAACTTTTCCTTCTATTATAGGTATAGGGAGTTTAAATCTATTTCAAAACAGGATCAAACGTATATGTAAAGTAAATTTACTTGACAGTCCCACCGATCCGAAAAACAATTCTGAATAGTCAGTATATTTATAAACCTGAATGCTGCAATGCTGCAAAGTATGAATAGTCTGAATATTCGGACGATCCTGCGGCCAAACGAAATGCCCACGCCACGAGCTACTAACGTTTTGAGCCACGCAGGGAGTTACTTACATTTACAAATATTTTTGCAACCTGCTACTTAGTAATTAACCTTATTTTTTAAAGAGCCACGCAGGGTGCTACTTACGTTTTCAACTATTTTTGCAGGGAGTTACTAATAAATAGGTCTATAACACGGTGCCTTTGCTACTAATATGGTATAATAAAGATAGAAAATGAATATACTATAAAGGAGAGATAAAAATGACTAAACACGGTATGACAAACACAAGACTATATACTATATGGTCAAATATGAAAAAGAGGTGCTACAACCCTAATAGGGAAGCATATAAATGGTACGGAAGGAAAGGTATTAAAGTGTGTGATGAGTGGCAGGAGTTTGTACCGTTTATGCAGTGGGCTTTGAATAACGGATATACTGAGGAGTTGGTACTAGATAGAAAGGATTCAAGTAAAAACTACGATCCTAATAACTGCCAATGGATAACAAACTCAGAGAACTCAATAAAAGCAACGGAACAACGTATAGGTAGACCAGTTAAAGGTAACGAGTCTATTACATATAACGATAAGACCCAAACGATTAGAGAGTGGGCTGCAGAGCTAGACATACCTTACAAAACACTGTATCACCGTATCCAAGTAAGAAAGTGGGATATAGAGAAAGCACTGACACAACCTAAGGGGCATAATAGATGTAACTAAATAAAAACTCCCTAGACGGTCTAGGGAGTTACTAGTAATCTACCATATGTCGTGACCTGCTACTGCGTCTGCCGCTAAATCAAATACTTCTTTAGGGATCGTGTTATTCTTCTTAAACTTCCAACCTTCTTTTGACATATACCAAGTTACTATTACTATGTATGTTTTACCGAAGCCTGTACACTTTTTGAACTCATACTTGTCCTTCTCTGTTACAACCTCTTTCAACAATTCCTCTGTGTCCCACGCAAATTCTTTCTTAGCCATTTTAAATTCCTCCTATATTACCTTTATTGTCTATACAATATTTAACTAGCTTTCTTGTATTGTCATCCTTGCATCCTTCAAGCACCGCTTTTATAAGTTCTTCCCATTCTATAAATAAGCTCTCCATAGTACCATCCCATTTAGTAAAATCGAATTCACGTAACCCTTTCTGTGGCATATATACTTTCGTTAGGAATTTAACACGCTTATCTACGTTAAAATTGTAAGTCTTATAAGGTATGTTGCGAACTGTTTGTACCTCCCCATTAGTGCCCTTGCTCTGTACACTATAAAACTCACTTACAGTTCTCTCGTTCCTGTCCATACTACTTCACTCCTGTTTTCTTATTTGAAATGTTAGGGTTCACTTTCTTAGCCCGATCCCAAAACTTCCTCAGAATCTGCGTGCGTGTCATACCAGTACCATCGAATGAATATGTCTTGCCACTAGCTACTACTGTATACTCACCACAATAACCTGATCCTGTCTTACGTAACTCTAGCTTATACACACCACCTATGTCAAATGACTTTGGTTCCTCTACTGTAACGATCACTGTAATTCCCTCCTCTTATATAGTATGTGTTATTTACCTCTTACCTATATAATACAGGATTGTTTCCTTAAAGTCAACAACTTACCATAAAATAATTGAATATATTTTAAAATAATCGGGAATAATAGTAATTATAACGTGCCCTTTCTAACGTGCGTTTTAACGGCTCTCACACCGTCTATTAACGTAGAAAGACTGTCCCTAGTGCAATTGTATTAACTTACACTGGAACAGTCTCTATGCTGCCTTATGCCTGTTGTAGTTTATTCATGGAGCAGGTTGGACAGTACCATTGTTGTGCCCCTGTCTCCATCTTCTCTGCGGTCCAGCCTAAGTTACTGGCTTCGGATCGCGCTTCTGTCAATTTCTGAGCTAATAGCGGCTCCATGCACGCACACTCGTCACAGTATACTTTATACTCTAGTGATATCATTATGTATTCCCTCCCTTACTATAAATATAGTAAAAGGATCAGCGACCTATGGGGTAAGCTGCCAATCCTATATACTAAGGGACTTCTAACTTCTAATAGATTTATAGATGCAGGTATGAAAGTCTAGTCTGATGAGCACCTTATTTGCACGCCCCAGGTTCGACTGTCACCAAGTCTTTTTTTTTCGAGTCTCAATGAACCTTTTGTTACTTTCAGAATGTGTGAGCAATGCTTTGCGTTCCTATATAGTAGTGTTAGTCTTATGTCTTACTACAGGGTATTTGAAGAATACGTGTATTTTCCGACTCTCTTATTATATAGTTGATACTCGATACTCTTACAGGACGTGTTACTATATATCGTGTAGTATATACGGTTGAAAACATGAAGGCTCTATAGTATAATTACAAATCTACATCGACTTTTGGGTGGGTGTGTATATAGATATAGGTGTAATTCGTTCTCTCCTATATGTTATTTGTTTTTATATTATATGCTCATTCCTTATATACTATATAGATACCAGTTTACTTCATCCTATTCTTTCATACTGTATCTATTACATCTATTAGGTTTAAGTTTAAGCTTGATAGTTGAAACTTTCTTTACTATACTTGTTTTTTATTATGTATACTATATGTCTTCCATTCTATATATGCTTTAGTTTTAACAGAAGTTCTCACTCTTACTGTTATTACTCTTGTCGTTGCTTACACTTATATATGTTTCATATTATGATCCGTCAAACGTCTAGCATACTTTTATTTACTTATATAGTATAGGTTGTTTCTCTTACTAAGCTCACTGTTATAGTACCATGATTGTTTCTTGTTAGTCAACTACTATTCGACATTTTATTTGAAATTTATTTTTTCTTGTAATACTCTAGTAGTTCTTGGATGGTATTATATGCACCATTTGGCATAGTTCCCATTGTATACTCATTTTCAACCCACTCTTCTAGTCTACCTAGTTCGAATGAATCAATTAGTGGTTGAGATTCCGTTTCTCTCAATTTACCTACTAAGTATGCAGAGTGAATAACAATTCTTGTGTGTGGATCGATGGACGTTTGGTAATTTGTTTCCACATCGTATCCTTGGTTTGTGTAGTCCTTGATTGCTTGTGTTGTTTTATCTAGGAACTCTTGGTTACTCTCCTGTACTACTAAATGACCTATGATTGGTTCTAATTTACCTGACATTATACTTTCCTCCTATATACTACAGTTTATAATTTATAGTTTATATATTAGTGAACTACCTTCGCTTTCTCTTTACGTTTTACTGTTACTTCCTCTAAGCTTAATAACACTCCTTTATGTACTGTCAGTAGTTCATTGACAATTCTACCTAACTCTTCTTGGTTGATGTCTTCTAATAAGGTAGCACCGAAGATACCTTGATCCATGAATACCATTTTGTAAGACCGTACTGCGTTTCTCTTCTCTTTCTTACACGGTTCACATGCCCAGTAGTCTTCTCCGTCTGCTACTTTAATTTGGTCTTCAGGTAACATCTCTTCAACTTGACAATGAATGCATATAGCTTTTCTTTTATTAGTCATGTTCTATTTCCCCTTTCTACTGAATAGGTTTAGTATTAGGTGGACAATATATCCGATCCCTGCAAACAGCGCATACAATCCTAATACAAGTACACCGATGTACAAAAGGAATGCGGCCAGTTTCAATAAGAATGTAAAGCTTTGTATCACGAGTATTATCAGGAGAACTATAGTGACAACTATAGCCCCCATGAGTGCAAATACGTGAAAGTCGTTCATCGGTAGTCCTCCTTTTGTTTCTGCGTGTAAGCGTAGTCGTATGCTAGTTGTCCTAAGAAGTAGCACACGATTGACCCTAGTACTGTGTAGATAGACGCATCTTTTACGTATCCTGGAATGAATCCTCCCATACCAATTGTTAGTACTCCTAATAGTTTGAAAATAAAGTATTTCATCTTGTTTCCTCCTCTTATAGTAGTATTACTGTTCGTCCGTAATCAGCGTTGAACTTGTCGCAATAATCGTTGATTTCTTCATGTATCTTTGTTAATGAAGTTGGGATAGTCCTACCACTACTTTCAACTGCTTCTTGATATAGAATACGTATGTACATGAAATGTTCTAATTGTGTCATTTCTTATCCACCTGTCCTTTCACAAACTCCATTAGTGTATCTAGTGCGTAGTACTCAGGGTTCAGTAACATCTTAATACCTAGTGTCAACCATTCTACTATTTTGAAACCTATGACAATGGAAGCGATACTTACAAATAGTATAACGAAGAAACACATAAACTGTCCGTCATCACCTAGTTTTCCCCAGTTGTTGAATACCAGTTTCTTCATTAACGTCCACACTAGTAACAATACGAGAATCCATATACCTGCTTTTACTAGTAAACTAATACCTTCTACAAATTGTTGCTTTACTAATACTTCGTACACATGTGTAGCAGCTACTCCTAATTGTTTTGCTAGTTCATCAATGAAGCCACCTAACTTGTCTGCACGATCCATTAACCACGTTACGGCTTTGTCGCTCATTTTATCCTACCACCATTCTATTTTTGTTTTTTCACATCTTTTACATTTATAGTGTGTTGCGTCATATATTTGACTTAGTGCAACGTGTTCCCACTTATGCATCCCAAATCTACATAATACTCTGTATATATTAAACATTTTATCGAACGAAGCGTCCTTGTACTTTATACATAATCAATGAGTCATTCTCACTCACATTACCTAGCTTGACAATATCCATATCCTGTAATACGAACTTCGGATCGCTAATAGCTACATAAATGCGATTCATGATGTTGTACTTCTCTGTCTCCTCATGCTCCTGCACCATTGCACCTTTCTCATTATATACACGTAAGATATATTTCTCTTTATTCATAGCTTTCCCTTCCTCCCTCAATCTATTATTCTTCTCTACTATTTCTGCGAAGTACTTTGGGCCGCTTTCTTTCATGATGTCCTTAATACCTTTTACCCCTGTACCGATAGAACGTTTCTTAACATTTAAAACTAATGTAGGTGTCTGATCCTTCTTTACTATCATCATATTATGCCACCATCTATTGTAATTACTTTGAACTATTTCGTCACAACATAGTCTACCTTGTGGCAGATACTTCCCACAGACTGTGCAGTTACCATGCGTCATGTAATCACTTACAATAGCCATTCTTTCTCCTCCTTAATATCCTGTATAGTCGATATGGTCAGGTTTGCTAGGTTTAGTATCCTTCCAGTCCACAATAACGTAGAACGTTCCTGTACTAGGGAAATCTTTTGTTATCACGTTAAACCCATCTTCGTAAAGTGCATCACCAATCTCTTTCTTCAACTTTCTCGCTTTTGAAGGTAACTGTACTTCGATACGCATGTTGGATTTCTCGGCAGCCTTTTCAGCTTCACGTCTAACCTTATCTATGTAAGGTTGTGCGTCTGTTTCCATTTTACTTGTCGCTAGTTTCCATAATTTTAATGCTAAGTTCATTGTTTTCCCTCCTATTTATCAATCACACCATGATCCACTGTCACTTGATGAACTACTAGATGACGAATCACTACCCCAACTACTGCTAGAGCTACTGCATGAGCTACTAGATGAACTAGAACCCCAGCTATCGTCACTGCTAGAAGAACCCCAACTACTGCTACTACTTCCCCAAGTACTACCTAATACTGTAGAGTTGTTATAGTCGTCATCATCGTCTCGTCTATAAGAGGAACGTGAAGTAGTCTTAGGTGTTGATTTAACTTTTGGTATGCTACTTACACTAGTAGTTGTACGTTTTTGTGCGGGAGCAGGTGATGGTTTCATAGTCGGTGCGGCCTGAGTACGAGACATCGGGTATACTATTTCTACAGGCTCCTCTTTCTTTAAACTAGTGTGAACTTCCTCTTTGAACAAGTGTAGACGATCCTTCATCATCTGTTCTACTGGTATGACTGGTGGCTTAACTTCAGCTCGTATCTTCTCTAAACGAACTCTTTCTTTCTCTTCCTCTATTAGTTTTTGCTCTAGCTCTGCACGCTCTCTATCTAACTCCTCACCGATACGCTTCTGTTTCAAGTACTCGTAACGTCCCCAAAGAAGTATTGTTGCTCCAACCAATGCAGTTCCTGATAAAATCCATAAGAATGTGCTCATTATATTCTCTCCTCTACTATTGTTCTTCTTTTAATACCGATGATAGGCTCAGTGTATCCTGCAAGCTCTAGCTGTCTTTGTGCGCGTCTAAACACGTAGTCTATGTTTTCCCCTTGCTTAATGCTTCCGTCTTCTTCTAGGTGCTTATTCGGTATCCAAACGTTCTGATTGGTACCTCCTAGTGTGAATCGTTTTGCTTTTCGGTTTCCGTACCTCCGATTAATGAGTTGAAGACGAATACCTTTATAGTGCTGGACTAACATCACTGCTCCTCCTTTGGTCTAGAATGTAGATCTACTGTGTCGAAGATAGGATCGTACTTTACATCTACTAGTCCCCAATATGTTTTAAGTTCGTTGTGTTGTCCTAGTACCACTTCTGCGTTAGGGTGTGTATCCTTTAGCTTGTTCAACTTCTCCCATAGTTCTATTACTGTTAGATAGTGCATGTTGTCTCCTCCTACTTGTCTAGCAAATGGTCTAGCCATTTCATTTCATGATCCAGTTTAGCATCGTCCCACGCTTCTAGTTCCTCCCGTGTGTATGCTTCACCTAGCATGTCCCAACCTTCGATAATCCAACGAATCTTCTCTTCTCTTGACATCACATAGCCCCCTCGAATATACTAACATCCTTCAACAATTCAAGTTCTTTTTCAGCTTCAGCAAGCCTAGATCGTAAGTCCTCTACTTCTTGCTTAATTTTCTCTACTCTGTTAAAAAGAACTGACCATCTTATACCATCAAAAGATTCGTAAGCCCCTGCTTGGGTACCTGACACCCAAACTTGTAATTCAAACTCGTCTCGATTGCTTTCTCTTGCTACTGCCTTAGCTGTTGGAATATCATGACCTGCGTAAAGTGTCTCTGCGTTGCCATTATCAAACCAACCATTTAATACGATTACTGTCATTTTTATTCACTCCTACTATGTATTTTTATGCACTCATCGACTAATAATAGTTGCGTAAGCATTTCCTTTAATATCGTAACAACTGATAGACGATCCTGCTCTTGCATCTCCTCCGATGTCGTCACAACTAACACTGGAACCTGCTTGTACACTTCCTGTCACATCGTTACAACTAACACTAGAACCTGCTTGAACATTCCCAGTTACATTGCCTTTAATGGTGATAGATTTCTCACTCTCAATCTTGTCCACATTGCAGAGTACAGTAATTTCTAGCTTGTCCTCTAACGATCCCTCTTGGACAACACCGTCTACGATAACTACTCCGTTGTGGATTGCAACGTTGTTACCTACGTATGTTTTTCCGTTAATAACTGATTTACCTTGTCTACCTCGAATGATAATGTTTTTAAAGTTCATATTAATCTTCCTCTCTATTTTTCTTCTACAAACAAACTAGCTAAGTAACTTGCTCCAATCGTGGATAAAGCACCTATAATTATGTAGAACTTACCCATCTCCCAAGTTGTACTTATGTACCAAATTCCTACACACGTTAAAACTGTTACTACAAGACCTAAACCTGCGATTAAAGGTGTGTACTTCAAGTGTTTCACCTCCTTGTTATCTTGTAAACTTAGAATAACATAGAGGTTGTCCAATCGTCAACAATAAATTTAAAAAAAAATACAGAGTTTTTACACCCTGTATTTATATCGAATCAACCCTTCAATAGAGATTCTAAGTGATTTAACTCTAATTCTACTTTCTTACCTGCCGATAACAATTTATCTAAGGCCGCTTCTGCTTTACGTAACTCTACTTCTTCCTCACGGATAGCTACTTCATTAATCTTACCTTTTAAGTCCGTAATCCAATGAGATAGAGGGAATCCACTTAACTCTACCACATCAATCTCAATGTCTAAGTCCTCGGCTGCCAGTACTAATGCGTGCAGACGTACTAGAACACCATTCAATTGCTTCACATGTAGTGTATGGAAGTTATAACGTGTACCGTCTAAATCCAATGTGCAAGTTGTTAAAAACTTCGTGCGTAAAGACTTCTTACTTGCTAACTTCTCTTTCTTTTCCTCTACTAACTGTTTTAACGCTAATACCTTCTCATCATTTGCACTTACGATATCTTTTGCCATGTTATTTCTCTCCTTTAACTTCTTTAATATTGTAATCACTAATAGCCCTTGTACATACATTAGTGAAGCACTCTGTATACCCATCAAAACTAGTTAACGGTGTATATTTAAAGTCTCTATGTAAGTTATGTAACTCATGTTCAACATGTATAGCATTATATAGGTTTGTTTTTAGCTCACCTAGAATCTTATAATTGTACGGCATACTTCTAGAGTTTGCAAACCTATCTTCAACCGTTCTAGTTGTTATACCTATTTTATAGAACGACTCTATATGATCGTAACACTTAACCAAGTAAACCGTAGCGTCAATACCCATCCACTCGTCTTTGTTTCTACCTGCTAATGTCGTATTGAAGCTACCTGATCTGTCTTCATTTGCTTGTAGATATGCACATTTCCTACACCCTTTACCTTGCAAAAGGTTGTTCCACTCAGACTCTCTAACACTATTACAGTCTGTACATAGGTACTTTATTTTGGTATGCGACCCTTCGTAGGTATCACTGAGCACTTGTAAGGTAGGAATTGAACGCTTCAGAAATATCCTTATATTATCCATAGTGTACGGATTGTAGATTGAGAATCTGAGAGGACGCTTACCTCGCATAATATTACCTAATGTAGGTGTCACAGTGTATCCTTCATTATCTTCACATATTAGCTTATCAGTATTCTTTGTATATACACCGCCCACCCAATTAAGTCCATATCTACTTAATATCCCTCTAACCTCCTCATCTGACTTTGTTCTCCAATGGTCTTTACCTTTTGTAACCATAAATATTAACGATCCTTTCTATATAATTTACCGTTCTCTAGATATACGTGTCTAGTGGCAGGTTGTAAATACTCAAACACTTCCTCTAGTGTACCTTTGAAGTACTCTTTGTAATTGTTATAATATCCTTGGTACTCTTTATGCTCACCATTTGTTATAGCGAATATAGGTCGTTTGTCTTCTCCTTCACCATCATACTCCTGTACCCACTCATAGTCGTTAGACCATGAATAGCGACCTGGTTTTGGTTGCTTGACTTTGCTAGGTACTACTTTGACACGATCGTCTCTACCGTAGTATCTATGGTAATCCGAGTCCGAATCTATTGGTTTTTTTAGGATTGGACTATAGAACCATGCTGACAATTTTTCGTAGCTTCTAGCTCTATCATTCAAATCTGAAAGGAACTCTTCAAACGTTAAAGGTACAAACTCATCTTTCGAGAAGTCGATAGGAGAGTACTCTCGGTCACGCTCTAACAACTCTACTAACTCTGCATAGTTCTCTACGCAACCGTCAGGTGACTCTGTGATGAACTTCTGCCCTAGGGAACCTACAGTGTCAATAGTCCATTTTAATACTTCCTCACCGTTATTCCAAGTCATATACTCCTTAGCAAAGAAGTAGAACTTGTTTTTCTTTTTCTCTCCACTGTAACTATCGTACTTGTGGAAGCGGCCTAAATATATCCACCCTTTACCATCTTTATCTAGGTATTTGTAACCTAGTTTTAGGTCTTTTCCTTTAATAGTCTTGTTCTCTTTGATGATTTTGTTATACTCCATGATTTCTTTATAATCAGGAGAGTTCACAGGAAGTAATACTAAGTCTTTACCTTCCCAGGCATATACTAACTCACCGTCGATCCCTTTACCTTTGAACATATCGCAACATTCTAGGATGTATAACAGGTTGTCAATGGTAATCTCGAACTCAAACCCACGAGGATCGTATACACGAGCATAAGCTTGACGATGGTTCCAGTCGTACTTATAGTCTCCTGCTTTCTTATTTAATACGAATCCTGAAGTCGGTACGTTATCTGTGATGAGATTATCAATATCTTTATCACGCCAGCTATTCCATGAAGTTTCTTTACGTAGCTTCCCTTTTTGGTCGAAGTAGATTACGTATGCTAGTTTCCCAGTGTAAGTGCCACCTCGCTCTTGGTAGCCTACGTTAATTTTGTCAGGTACAAATAATGAACTTTTCATTCTATTTCTTCTCCCCTTATCGTATAGTTGTTATACAAACTGTGAAGAATGGATGGTCGTACAACATTGAATCCTAACTCTTCTGCTTGCTCACGATTAAACCCACCGTCTAAGTGCATACAGTAGACTCTATCACGGTTAGCCCAAACCATTTCACTAAGTTTCTTTAGTGAGAGATGAACATTACCTTCATAGTTTGCTTGGCAAGTGTCTTGGTAGAAGTAATCAATCTCTCCGTCCTCTAACATACGTAGGATAAACGGTGAAATGTTGTTAGAATCTCCACTGTAGTAGATAGTTTTATCTTTATATGTAATCAAGTAGCCGTAGCATAGAAGTTCAGGCACATGTCGGTTAGGTACTACTTGGAATTTGATATGGAATCCGTCTTTGTGGAATCCAGGTGGGTACTCGTTAGAATTATCGAACTGGATAAGTCTATAGCACTCTCGTTCTACTCCCATACCTTGTAACACTTTACTAATCTTCATATCATATGGAGCGTATACAGTTAAGTTAGGAACTTTAACTTGTCCCATACAGAAGTAACTGTAGAAGATTAAATCCCCTAACGATCCTACGTGGTCAGGGTGTGTATGAGTCATTAGTACTACTATCTCTTCTACGCCCTCTAGCAGGTCGCTACGCATGATTCTATCGAAGTTGGCACTACCACAGTCAATCATGAATAGAACCTTGTCCTCCTTGATATACGCACTGTTATTGCCTAATCTTGTGTTGAATGCACTACCACAACCGATGAATTTAAACATTGTGTCCCTCCTCTACTTTTTCGTAATAGTAATCAGTGCAGGGTTCGCTACTCCGTCACCTTCGTAGTCATACTCTTTATTGTGCCACTTCTTCAGTTCCTCTCCATGAACCCAACACTGAGAGAGAACACTAACGGCCGCACCATACATGAATCCTGTAATACCTTCTGTATCTGCATCGTGAGATAGTTTACTAGCTATATCTCTAATTCTACCACCTTTCTCGATTCCTTCTTCCATCATGTTAGCCCACCTCTCAGCGTATCGGAAGATACCTGATCCGTAACCGTCTGTATTCTTTGCTTTCCAATCCTCGTAAACCTTTTCGTCAACTACTTTCATTATTTCTCCTCCTCCTCATCATTAGAGATAGCAACACCGATTAAGTCCAGTATCGCTACCATTAACTCTAGTAACCACTCACCCAATTATACCATCCTCTCCTACCACACGTCTACCTTCTGTTTAACAGTTTCATAGTCTGTATACAAGTCACTATCACTATCGGCCGCTATACCGAAGATAGTTCCGTAGTCGTACTCACAGTCACGGAATACTCGTCCATCCAGGTGCTTATCCCATGTACTGATATAGTAGTAGATATCTTCGTGGATTTTCTTATCCTGCTCGGTTTCAATCGTAAAGTTATCTAATCCTGACTCAGCATAGGAGCATCCGTCAGTCCAGTCTCCACGGTTCTGCTCTAGACGGTGAGCAAGGAACAGGTATTTGTTCTTTTCGATGATAGCTTGTAGTAGGTCGTCCCAATCAGACTCAATATCTAAATCGTATTTAGCTAGAAGTAGAGCCAATGTGCGGTTCTCTTTCTTTTCCTTCTCGATTCTTTCCTGTTCTTTACGCTCGTCTTCAATCTTCTTCATTTCCTGATTCCAAATGTTATCCACTTGTTTCAGTAGCTCTTGCTTACGAGCTTCTAGCGTACCCTCTCTGTAACTAGTAGCAATTTGCCCACGAATCTCAGAAGGAAAGTTGTAGTACAACTCTGTTTGTTTACTGGATCGTTTTGTTTTGTAACCGTAGTGACTTCTACGAATACCTGCTTTATCTAGCATATTGAAGATATTTGTAAGTAACTGGTCGTTCTCTTTCGCAATGTTGATGTTTTCCAAGTGTGTAAGTAAATCTAGTGAACCGACTGCATGAATAGCTTTCTTGAACTCCTCTAATCGGTCTTTATTAGACTCCACAATCTTTAACTTGATATGGACTTTACTGTACGCATCACTAAACGGGAATCCTGATATAATTGTTTTATCTTCGATAGCTTCATAAGCAGCTTTTGGGATGATAATAGAGATATATAGGCTTTTATCGTAATACCCTGTACCAGTTGTACGTTTAACTTCTACTCCATGAATATGTAACGTCTTTAGGTGCTGCTTAGGTTTGATGCCTACCATCTCTTCTGTCTTTTGGACGTGGCGTAAGGTGTGGTCTTTTAACTTCTGCATGTCTTTCATTACCTCATCAAAGTTATACGCTACATCTCTATGTTCATATACTGTCATCACAGTTCCTCCTCGTTCTCCATCTTGATAATGACTTGTCCCTCTTTGTTCATCGTCCGTACTTTCTCTTTCCAACCTGTCTCCTTCAACTTAGTAACTCTATCATTTACTTTAGTGAAGTCGGCAAGGTCTAGAGGATCAAACATAAATGTAGCAGTTAAATGTTGTTTCATTGTACGTCCTCCTTCTTTACTAGTGCAAGCTCGTACTCTTCTGTAGAAAAGTGCTTAAAGTCAGAGCAAAATCTACGTAAGTCCTTGATAAGGAAATCAATAGTTTGGAATCTACCTGAAGCAAATGCACGCATGTCTTGTTTCAGTAGAGCGTACTCCCCTGTATTCGGTAGCTTAACAATAAAGTAAGGGTTACCTGATTGAAGCACAATGATATCTCCTACTCTATACTCAAGTTCTTTCTTCTTTTCGACTGGTAAATTAATTCTCATTTTACTATCTCCTCTGCACTGTATTTGAAATTCATAACCTTATAGATTAGTGGGCTGTATGACTCGTCCAAAAAATCAGTATATTTTTTCAAGTCAGAATCTTTAACAAACTTCTTAGCTTGGTAGGGAAGAGGGCAAATTATAATCTGCCCTGCTATGTTAATCTCCTCTACAAAGTTACCATCACTAAGTTTAATAATCTTCATAGCTACCTCCTACGGATCAGTGAGCTAACTTGTAGTTCACTCCTGCTTCTTGTACTTTCGTGATGACAAGAGATACGATTTCAACTGGCTCTGCTGGGTCTCCATCTTGGTCGGTAGTCTCTGTCTTCACGTAGTCTCCGTCCACTGTCATCTTGTCTAACTCTTCCTCGATGTTCTCAGGGTTGAATGATAATGAGAAGTAATCTCCTCCACCCATGTACCCATCTAGACGAACCTCTTCACTGAACAGGTTGATTTCTTTACGTTTTAAGTCGAATACTTTACCGTTACCTAGTGTAACTTTTACATCGTAACGTTGTGTATCAGTTGCTAAGATGTTTAAGTCACCGATAGCAGAACGGAATGTGTATCCTTCGTTTAACTCGAATGCGATAGCACGTAGTGAATCGTAGTTTAGTTTCACACGGTTTGCGAAGCTAACAACATGTTTAATTTGGTTGTAATACTTAGGATCAATCTTGTCACGTAAGTAGATTTCGATTTCAGAAGCCGTTGGGTAGTCGAAACGAATGTGGTAATGGAATCGACCAGGACGACTTAACATGAACTCATTCACTTTATACAAGTCGTTCACTGTGATAGCATACATACGTTTCTTCTGAGATGTGCCATCGAACAATCCTAACAAGTTATCTTGTGATTCAGCTTTATCGTTACGTGGGTTGAACATCTTCTCAAACTCATCGAATACTACTAGTACTTCTTGGTTAATCTCTTCGATGAAGTCTGCAATACCTGGATACGCTTTTGTAACCATGATTACAGGGATACCACGAGCAACAACTGCTTCTGCAATCAACTGCACGAACATTGATTTACCCATACCTTTGTTACCACTTAGGATAAGTCCTAGGCTACGCTCAAACTTATCGTAGGATCGTAACACTTTCTCAATCTTCTCTGCATGGCTACCATAAATCTTTTGTTCCTTAGATTCAAAGTTATCAATTTTTTCTAAAGAGAATCCTTGCATTGGGTGGAAATCTACCTTGTATGTAGCAGCAGGTAATTGGTCATAAGTTTTTAAGTCGTCTCCGTAGATTTTAAATGTGCTTCCAAAGTTTACAATTTTCATAATTAATTATCTCCCTTTTATATAAGTTTATTTTTTTTATTAGTATATTTTTACTTGCTTTGTATTTACTACAATAGCTTCGATTGAGTCAAAATCTAAATGTAGTTTATTAGGTTTCTTCTGTCCTACGAATAAGTACTGCCGTAGTTTACCTGTATCATCATCGTAATACAGGTTCGCTTCTTTACACTCTACTTCGATGACCCTTCCTGATTTCAGATAGATTGTCACATAGTCTCTAGGTACATAACACAATGATCGTCCCTCCCTAATAGCTGCTTGTTGATATTACTATCGTTTGTTCTACGCATATTGATACAGGATTTCTATAGTAAGTCTCTTCCCCGACCACTAAGCTTGTCCTTTTTGCGTCCTTATAAAGTGACGGGAACTTCTTAACATCAGTTTGAGATACCAACTTCCATATTTTGAACTTGTCCATAGAGGTCTCTAGGTCACTGGATTCATAGTGACACCCATCCCAAAACGTTCTCTCCAACCAATCATCAAGCTCATCTGTCTTTGTGAATGCGTAAGCATCTTCCCCGTCATCCTCGTGGTACATGAAGTACAGGTCTCCCCACCAGTATTCTTGGTCTACAGTACGTCTTGCTAGTTCTAGGAAACTCTCCCAGTTCATTCTGAAACCGTATGTATACTTGTCCACTAGTAATCTCCCTCCTCCTCAATAATCTCTGAGATTAGTAGATAGATAGCTCCAAACACGTTATCTTTCACATGATCCAAGTTACCTACTGCCAATCGTTTATTGTCTTCCTTGATACATTGCTCGGCTTGTTCTAAATACTCCTTTGCTTTCTGTATCTTCTCCGCTGCCAACATCTCTATCACCCTTTATAACTTTTAATCCCATACTACAACTACTCGTCCTTCTTTGAAGTACTGAAATAGCTTTCCATCTTTCACTTCTTTCTTGTAACACTTATGCGGCCTGTTATTGTTGACTCTAATCACTTCACCAATTGAGTACTCGAATGGAGTCTTCATTGGTTGGTCGCCAGGTAAATTTATGTATTTTTCCACATGTACCACCTCCTCCCTACGATCCGTATTCTGTAACCATTACTTACCTCCGTTGATTAACTTAGTAATCTCGTAAACTCCATTTTCCACGTTTTGGTTTACCATTTGGTTTCACCTCCTTTCAGTGGCGATCGTTGTTTCTCTTCGCATGTTCCCAACCTGCCATAGCTCCGAATACTATCATTAGGATAACTATGAAAGGAAAAGCCCAAGGTACGAACAGTACTACGAACATGAAGAGTAGGAACAACACCACTGATACTACAAGTCCGATTAGGATTTTACTTGCATTCATTGTTAACGCCCCTTTCTTAGTTGATTACATCCATTGTACCAAGGCGTTAACTGGAAATCAATGCTAATTTTTAAAAACTTTTGTCATTCTATCTGAATGCCTAGAGCAGTAAGCTCATCTCGTAAACCATCTGCATCACCTGTACCTATTCGCATACCTATAAAATCTGACCTAAATAAGTACCACAACTTCATAAGTTGTTTCGGATCGGTTATGTCTGTGTATGGTTTCGGGATAGAAGGATAGAGCACTGATACGATATCCCAAGGAACCACTTCAGATTTCAGGTCAACCTCACCAACTACGATGTTGTAGCCCATACCACCAGCCCACTCTCTAAGTCCTACATCAATTACAAGGTATACATGTTCCTCGTTAGGTACTTTCTTAATGAATGTTGCTCCTGACTCAAAGATATCTTCTTTCTCGTCACATCTAATCCAATCTGTATTCATTTCATCATCTCCTCTGTATTTCTTATATTCATCATACTATCATGTTGTCTAACAGTCAATAACTTTTTAAAAAATTTTTTATTTTTTATCGTGAATGTATTTGAATAAAATTCTCACGCTTTAACGGGAACGTGAAGTCCTCTACGATATAGCTATGCCCTTTCTCGTAGTCAGGTACGCATCCTAAAATCTTATGACTGTATGGAGACCCATTATCAATCACTACGTACGATCCACTCTCTATAATAGGTTCATAACGTTTTACAGGTTCAGGCTTGATTTCCTCACATATGTCTTCTAGTAGGTCACGGTTTAACTCCTGTAAACAAGTTTCCATAGAACGTTTGTTTTCCTTAGACTTGTAGTAGGGTTTAAACTTCTCCTCCTCCTCTTTATCGGACTCCTCCTGACTCAACCAACCCATGTAATATGCACCCTTAAAGTAACTATCCCATGAGTCCTTCCATGTACCCTCTAAGAAGCTTATAAGCTGCTCCTTAGAGACTTCTTTACGTTTACTAGCAAATGGTTTACCTTCCCATAAAAGTTCCTCTATATCTCTAGCTACAAGCTCATGATCCTCAATCATATCTCTAGGCACACTACTCATTACAATCCCTCCTATAATACTTCTAATCTTGAAATCTCATTTAATCCGTAACCGTACCTACTTTCTAATTCACTGAGACTATAGACACGTACTTCTGTGTACCCACCAGTCTTAAAGAATATTCTAACATTCATGACATCACCTCCTCCTGACCTGCTTGTCCGATTATTTTAAATACGGTAGCTTAGACACTTCGTCCACAACTGAGATATCGTAGAAGTGACCATCGTTCGCATATTTGTATGTTGCAAGAATCTCGTTGTACTCTGCAATTTTCTTATTTAACTCTAAACGCTCTAATTCACTCATACCGATCTCACGGTTGTACTTAATCGTTGCTTCCAGTACTTCGTATTTCTCGATAAACTCTGCGCTATCGTGACGATTTCCTACCGTTGCTAGTCCTGTGATAAGTAATAATACTCCTCCGCACAGTGCAAATACCATTCCTAAAAAGAATTGACCATCCATTGTGTCGTATATAAGCATTAAAGCTATACCACCTACAGTAATCAAAGTTAATAGTACTAACACATATTCCATTATTTCTCCTCCTATCGGTTACTATTAATCTTGAACTCTACGTCCAAGAACTTACATAATTCCTCTTTAAAGTTATTGTCTGAGTAATTATCCTCCCCGAATGTACCTTCCAATAGTCGGTGTTCCAATTCTTTTAGGGATACTTCCTCAGGAGACCATTGACCCTCTAACCCGTGGCAAGAACAGTGGCCGCCACTAACTTCGAATAGCTCTCCGCCTTGTTCGAATAGTACCTAAGCATCTCCTGAGTAATTGGCTTGTCCATAAGAAGCAAATAAGATATGTATATTTTGCCATTCCTCTATTGCCTGAGTCATACGATCCTTCTTCTCTTTCCAGTAATCCTCGTTTGGGTAAGGAGATTCAGTTGCTTCGTAATCTGCTTTCTTGATGTAGATATCCTCGAAGTCTGAGATGACACCGAACTTGTCCTCTCCTTCCCAATCGTTTAGATATACTGGTTCCTGTGCAACAATCTCTTCAAGTGTTTTCATATTAATCTTCCTCCCTTTTTGTAATAGATGATTTAAAGATTGCAGTACGTGGTGGCTGATCCGATAAAACTTCATGGTCTCTGCCGAATGTTTCTAGTAAAGCATGGTACACTCGTTCAATTAGTTCCACTGGGACGTACGGGTACACCGTACCTTCAAAGTACTCGTCCAATTCCTTCATAAGTTCTACGTGAGGAATTAGTAGCTGAGTAAGTGATACAAACTCACCTCCTTTAATGATTGCCATTTCCATTGCTTCATAGTCTTGAAGATAAGTAGTTTCTCTAGGTGTGCAGTAAGCGTGGAAACTAGCTTGTACACTTAAAATCACATCCTGTTTGAACTCAATACCTTCTAACTTTCTGAATCGTTGGTTCTCATCCATAAACGGCATACGAATCGGCATTCCGATAAATTCTTCTTTCAACTCTTTAATGAAATCCATAATAACCTCTCCTTTTAATTTATATTGTCTCCACCAATCCACAGTATAAGTAACACTATCGCTATAATGATGAATACTTTCATTACTGCTTGTCCCTCCTAAAATCCGTCAGGATCGTATTCATCCATCCAGTTGATAAAGTCTGTATCGTTTGTAGCAGGTAATCCTTGACCGCAGCTATCACAGTCAAAATCATCCTCCCAAACTTTACTACCACAGTACGGACACTTATCAGTACTTTTAATTTTCTTTTTCATCTGCAACACCTCCTTACTCATCTAAGTAACATACTCTTAAAATCTCACAAGCTATAAATAGTACAGCAAGTACAGTTCCTAATATTATCATACTGTAACTCCTTTATTTCGTTTGGCTTGTTTTAACTGACTTCATCTTACCATGTGGTTTTCTACAAGTCAACAACATATGTAAACTTTTTTAAAAAGTTTTTTCGGATCGTCTATCTTAATTAAATACTAATTATAACTTATATAAATAATACTAATAAATATAATAATATAAATACAGACCACTTATAATTTAAATGTGACAGGAATAACATCAAATAGTACTTAATCCCTTATGTATCAATGGTTTTAAATATGACAAGTAAAAAAGGGAACCCGTAACGGATTCCCCTAGCATATTATTTTTCAGAGTCCTTAATTTTCTGATCCTGTGATTTTTGAAGTGGTTTTAATGTGTCAATTTCATCACTGTATTCTTTTAACTTAGATTCTAAATCTGCAATCTTTTTATCCTTTTCTTTACCTGATTGATTAGCAGCATCAAGTTCCTTCTTCGTTTGTGCTAGGATAACCTGTGTATTTTTAAGTTGTTGCTCTGTAGCTTTTAATGTTGCAGTCAAGTTATCAATAATTGCTTGCTTCTCTGCATTACCTTTTTCAAGACTAGTTACTTTATCCTGTAGTCCTTTAACTTGTGCTTCCAATTCAGATACTTTAGCCGTTAACTTTTCGATTGTAGCGTTCTTTGTGTTGATTTCTTGTTGTAGAGCCTGTGTTTGCTGCACAAAGATAGAGATTTCATTATTCAACTTCGCAATTTCTGTATCTTTCTGTGTATTTGAATCCTGTAACTCCTTGTTTGCTTTCTCAAGGTTAGCTACAGAGTCCTGTAGACCTTTAATCGTCTTATTCTTGCTAACTACCTTATCAGTTAGCTCATTGCTCCATTGCTTAAATGTTACTAAATCCTTTGTATTATCATTTAAGTATGAACTTGCTCCCGCTGCTCCACCAAGTGCTCCTACTAATAATGACGCTACTACTGCTCCACCAATTGCGATTTTCTTAGTCGTGTTTTTCATTTTAAATTCCCCCTGAGTTTTGTTTTGTATTACTTTGTGTTACATGTTATAGTCTATGGCTCATTGTATGTGGTTAGAACTAAATTGTTTCCTTTTAGACAACATTTATTTTTTGTACCGAGCCAACGTCAACTCATCTATAACTATCTCGTATCCTTTAGACCGAGAAGCGTGCTTTACTAACCAACCTTCCTCCACTAACTTATTCATTAAATCAGATAGTATGTTCATTTTAATCTTCATTAACTTACGAAGCTCTGCTACTCTCGTCTCTCTCGTACGAGCTATAACTCCTTTTAACTTCTCTAGCAAATCCTCTTCTGTAATGATGTCGTAGTGCAGATCATTCTCCTCGTCCTCTTCTATCTCTATATCCCCGTCAAATATGACTCCTTCTATAATAGGGTTCTGAACGTCTATTGGGACTGTTTTAACGTTGGAGAAGTAATCTATTATATCTTTATAAACCTGCTCCTCACGGGATTCTACGGGGCTTACAATGGCACTCTGAAAGCGTTGGAACTCTTTAGTCCACCCTTCGATCCTCATTACTCCGTCTCCTCGTCCCAAGAGAGTCATATTACCTAATCCTTTTCCAAATACTGTTTTGTAGTCTATATTACTACGAAGGTTGAAGCTGATTGCACTCGGTATGACGGATTTTACTCGACCACTAATAACATCTGCGCTCGGTCTTTGCGTAGCTAGAACTAAGTGTATTCCTGCGGCCCGTGCTTTCTGACCTAACCTAACAAGGTACTCCTCTACTTCAGGGTTTGTGTCCCGTAAATCTGCATACTCATCCACCACGCAGACGATATACGGCATCTTTTTATCTACCTTCTCGTTATACACTTGGATGTTCTTTACTCCGTTCTCGCTGAACTGGGAGTACCTTCTCTCCATCTCCTGCACCAGTTTACTAAGCATGGCCGCTGCTTTCTGCATATCTGTAATTACATGCTCAACATGAGGTAAATCTTTATAGTGACTAAGCTCTACCAGTTTCGGATCAATCATATAGAACCGAAGTAATTCAGGTGGATACGTAGCCAGTAAAGATATGATGAGTGTATTTATGAATACCGACTTACCTGAACCTGTGGTACCTGCCACCATTAAGTGTACAAGCTTCCCGAGTGACAAGTATATTGGTTCGTCTATTTCATTTACTCCTACGATGAATGGGAGGACCGCATCCTTAGCATAGTCATGGAAATTAGAATCTTCGAGTAGTTCCCGTAATCCGATTATAGAAGGAACTTCATTTGGGATCGTAAATCGTACTGTATCTGCTTCACTCCCTTGTTCAACGTTTAAAGATACAACTCCGAGTGCGGCCTGTATATCGACTGCTTTACCTATAATGTGGCTCAATGTTTTTTGTTTCGGTATATCACACTGGATAACCGTGAGCCTGATACCTGAAGTAATCGTACTATTTGTTAGACGTGCCTGACTAATTAACCCAACTCGTTTCAGTGCTTCAGCCAGCTTCGTGATTAGTCCTTCGTCTGCTTCAACCTTCTCCCTATCATACTGTGGCAGTAGAGCTATTATTCCATCCGTCTTAACCTCTGTTACTTTATAATCCGTTAATGGTTTCTCAATGGATACTGGTTGCACTGGTGTAACCTCTATTACTGTCCCACCGAATAAGGATACAAGCTCTTTCCTACTCAATATTTGTGTGTCCGTGTCTCCTGTCATGATACGATCCGTGTACTCTTGCTTTATCCCACGCTCCTTCCGTTTATACAGTCGAATAGCATTGTACGAGTCGTATTTACCCAGGACATGTTCCAAGCTCTGTACAAGGCTCTTAGGCTCCTTAGAACGGACGACCACTCTTAGCTGAAATTGGTATGCTTCATCTACAATCTTTTCCTCAACTTCTTGAATATAAGGTCTCTTCGTTTCAAATGAAGCTATCTTGTTCAGAGTTTTCAGAATTTTCGTTTGAAGACCTCTACCAAGTTTAGAATGCATCGGGTAGTCATTACCTTCTAAATAACTACTGTATCTGTCTACTGCGTTCGGTCTCCAATTGTCGTACCGTCTACGGAGCAGCCATTGTAGTTCTACTGTTTCACCTCCTTTCAATTCTATAGAAGATAAGTCATTCAGTAAGGCACCTTTATAAGCCCCGTACAGTGGCAAGAAGTTAGGTTCAAGCAAATACCCCTCATAATAGGATAAGTCTTCTGTATCGGACTCTACGAGCGTCTGACGAGGACTAATTCCGTTACCGATCCGTAGGGAAGGTGGAGTGACCATTGTGATGCTACGTCCACCTTCATACAGTTGCATTTCTAATCCGAATATCCCTTCCATATCTGCATTCATAATTTGGTCGAATGCTTTCCCGACATCCTCTACAGTGGAGAAGTAATTTGAGATGTTCTTCGCCCCCTTTGTTTTAGTCCACATTACGTCTCATCTCCTTAAACAGTAGCACTGAGTGTACAGCCGTTACAGTAGCACTCGTCAGCAACATCGTACAATTTAATATGATAATCATTGAAGCTGTTGTCATAGTACAAACCCCCATTATATGTTATACTAGCTTTACAAAATAAATTAAACGAGGTGGATCGAATGGAAAAAGAGACTTGGAAATCGTTAAAAGGTATTGTTGAATGTGGTGATAACTATTCGGTAAGTACACTAGGTAATGTTCGGAATGACACTACAGGGAAGATACTAAGCCCTGGTACGACTGAGAAAGGGTATCTTCACGTTGTTCTACAGAAAGATGGTAAAAAGAAGAACTGTAGATTACATAGGTTAGTTGCTTTAGCATTCATACCTAATCCTGATAATAAGCCTGAAGTGAATCATAAAGATGGTATTAAAACTCACTGTAGGTTAAATAACCTAGAATGGAGTACGAGACCTGAAAATGTTAAACACTCTTACGATGTTGGTCTAAGCTATAGAAAAGGTGAAGATAGTAAACATAATAAGTTGTCGAGTCTAGATGTTACTAAAATTAAAGAACGCTTACAAGATGGGCACCAAGTTAAAACTATTGCGAAAGACTACGGACTTGACATATCCACAATTTCAGCTATAAAAACGGGCAAGAACTGGGCACATATTAAAGTTGACGGTTTTGAAGAAAGTAATAAGAACAGACCTACTAACACAAAACTGTCAGATAAAGATGTCATCTCGATAAGAAGGTTATACGAAACAGGAAACTACTCTTACACAGACTTAGCTAGGCAGTACAACGTTGATCCAAAATCGGTATCTCGGATAGTTCAGCGTAAAACTTGGAAACATCTACCGTGATGTTTCTTTTTATTTTGTTTTCAGTTTCTTCCATAACCTTATTGGGCTAGTCACTACGTTCTTGGAGAAAGAGAAATTACTTAGAATTTTCTTCTTCGATCCCTTCAAAGGTTTACTGACAACCTCGTCAATTCCCCCTCCTTGGTCTAAATGTTTAGCGATGAGTCTAGGGGGGTTTTGCATACGAGCGAAGCCGCCTATGACTACAAGCAGTTTAATAACGGTTCCAGTGAAATCCACAGGAGTAGGTATGCCAAATATAAACCAACCCAACACAAGCAAGAATAAAGAGTGGTACACCTGAACCATAGACAAGTGCTTTACACTGCTAAACCACTGGTCGAATAGGTGACGTTTGGAATCGAATACCCAAGCTCCTAGTGCCAATGGTGCAGTGATCCCTAATACCAGTAAGTCGAAGAATCTACGTCCGTTCTGCCACAGTACGGGAATGACTGTACCAATCAGTACGGCATCAAAAGCAATGAGTGCTATAATGTCCAGTGTACCGAACGTTTCAGATAGAGCAGTTGTAGCCATTGTTTTACCATTCATACCTATGAGTAAATCAGATATATAATTCAGAAGTTGGAATGTCTTTTGGAATAAGAACGGAACTACTGTAGTTAATCCTGCAACTAATGCCCAACGTTTGATGATTGTTTTAAATTCCATTGGAGCTTTCACCATCGGACGCTTCCCATCTTTTACACCTGATAGCATTCGTTTGATTGCTTCGATTACGGTTAGGACCGCAACTGCACCTAGTGCCACTGAGCTAAATAATAGAGTCATATTTGTGAACCATTCGTTACTGAATAACCATAAGGGTGTCTTCAGGATCAGGTCTCCACATAATTCGTACACCCAAGCCATTAGGTCTGCCGACATCTTCCCAACATTCAAAGGTAATCCTTTAATCAGAGTTACGAACTCCCCAAACCAGTCTATAACTTCTTGTATCGGATTAGGAATAACGTTAACTGGTTCACCTGTAAAGAAACTCTTTATTCCTTGGAACATGCTACCACCAGTACCATCGAAGAAGGAGTTAGAATCGGTACCCATGTCAGTTACGGCCGCATAGGTTCTGTCCGTCAAGGAAGTCAGAAAGAATGTAGAGACAGTAGCTAGTGGAATGATTGCAACTTTTGCACATTTTATAAGGCTAGTTTTAAGAAGTTTAAGTTTTGAAAAAGTAACTTCGCCAAGTAGTAAAGAAGGTAAATGCTTGGTACGCTTATGAGTACTTGCGTTAGTCCCTTTAGAATATCTTGGCTCCATGCGTCTGCTTCTTGTTTCTTTCTGAGCATTCTGTATACCCCTGCCGTTGTCAATGTTACCATTGCTACTGCAACCCCTGCCGCTACTGCTATGAATGCTAGTTGTAGTCCCCATTCCATTACGACCGCAGGTGTTAGCGGAGATAGAAGTGGCGTTCCCCCAGTTACTCCCGATGCCATTGCTCTTGGAGCGATGTTGATACTGGCTGCCAATACGGACAGTGATACCTTTACTAGTTTTTTCAATTTGCGTACCTTCTTTACTTTGCGACCTTCTGTTGCTTCCGTCACCTCCCTCACTACATTTTCTACTAAAAAATTTGGTTCTTCAGTAATAGTTGAAACCTTTTTAAATGGTACATATTCCACTTGACTATCCAAATTCTTAGCACCTAAGTTTACATTTATCACGTTTTTCATTTTACTTCCTCCTCTATAATTACTAATTGTTAACGGTTGCCTGGCTTAACTCGGTCATGCAAACTGCTTACACGTTCACTATTTCCACCCGACCGCGATCCGTTATTCGGTTTCCCGATATTGAACTCGTAATTGTGTAACCATTTGAATACAGTAGAGACTGCAATACCTGCGGAACACATAACCACAATCGAAACACCAGTTGTCAAAATACCCATTTTTAACATCTCCCATGTATATTTATTTTTTGTTCGGCAATACTACAAGTAACTTAATGATTATAAAGGAGGAAGCGAAGTATGTGGTTCAATACTGATAGTGAATATCGTTATGAAAAGCAAATGAAATTTATTGACCATTTAGTTCTTCAAGAAATTCGGGATCGGAAAAAAATTGATATCAATATGGAGCAATTGTATGTCGTTCTTTCTGTGTTGCATGATTTTCGTGTCATTGATTGAGTGGGAAAGATGAATTTCGTGTGACCCGTTTAAAACCCTTGATACGGCTGATTTTACCCTAATTACCCTCGGAAATAACATACTCATAAATGTGGGTTTTTAGTGGGTAATATCGTCTTACCCACGGTAATTTGGGTAATAAGGTAATATGGGTAACACGGGTAAGATGGATTCTATAGGAACTTTTTTCCCAAACTTGTAGGTAATTGTGAACGAACTGTTATATTATAGGTACAACATATAAAGGTGGTATCTATAATGGAACAATGGAAATCTTTGAACGGTATTGTCGAGAACGGTGAGAACTATGAAGTAAGTGATTTAGGTAGAGTCAAGCACGCTAGAAAAGGTAATATACTTAGACACACGAGCAGTAGTGGTGGCTATTGTCAAGTTGGTCTTTGTGGTAGTGGGAAGTTGAAGAAATACGTTATTCATAGACTGGTAGCTTTAGCTTTCATACCTAACCCTGAGAACAAACCACAAGTTAACCATATAGACGGTAATAAGCAGAATAACTGTTTAAGCAACCTTGAGTGGGTTACGGTGTCTGAGAACATCATCCACGCAATAAATACTGGATTAAACCCAATCAACACACAAATGGATGAGAAAGTAGCAGTTAGTATTAAAAAAGCATACATATCAGGTAAAACGGTTCAAGACATCATCAAGGAGTTTAATCTTACAAAAGGCACTGTGATTAACACGCTTAGAGAGAAGAGATGGAAACATGTTAAGGTTGAAGGATTTACTCCGTACCCTAGCAATGATCCAAAATTAAACTCTACGAAAATAACAGAAAGTGATGTTAGAAAAATTAGAGAACTCTTCGCTACAGGAAACCATAACCATAACCAAATAGCTGAAATTATGGGTATGAAGAGAAGTAACATATCTAAGATTATAAACGGATCAACTTGGAAACACGTAGAGGTTGAAGGGTTCATTCCTTGTAAACGTGATGATGAACTATCTAACGCTGCTAAAATATCTATAGAAGATGTTAGAAAGATTAGAGAGCTTTATGCTTCAGGTAAGTACAACCATCGTCAAGTAGCAGAGCTAATGAATATGAACAGAAGAAATGTATCTAACATAATAAACCGTAAAACTTGGAAGCATGTCGATTGATGTGCTTCTTCTTTTATTCTAAAATGCGTCTAATTTGCTTTCAATATCCTGTTTTGACATCTCCTTTTTCTTAATTTGCACATTCATTAATGGTTTTGTATTACTTTGTGGGATATTCTCATACTTTACCCCCGAAGCCTTTGGTTTATAAGGTTTAGAGACTGTATTACTTTGTATTACTTTCTCATACGTCACACCGTTCTTCTGCATCGCTCGGTACTTAATACCGTCACGGATCAGTTCTCTTATTACATGTGCAAAGCTTGCGTGCTTCATTAAAGGTTCTACTACATCTAAGATATCGGCATCTAATCTCTCCCTAAGATATAATGACTGTCTCACTCAAACCTCCTCCCTATCCGTTATAGGAGTTACCCCCTACGTGAATGTTAATCCCTTTCTTTTGTTGCTTCTTCGCAGAACGGATACCGTATTTGCGAAGTCCTCTTGCGTTTGCATATCTATCCAGGAACAGTGTACGAATGTTAGTACCCTTGTATTTCTCTTCTAAGTGTGGTTTCATTAGCTCTGCTCCACCACCTGTAAAAATCACTGTTGTTACAAACCCGTACGAGTCGATTAGAAGTTTGTCAAGTACGTTGAGGATCGTATTAGCGTGGTTCTCGTATGCTTGATTTACTAGGTCTGTAATATCCATGTTCCGTATTTCTTTTGATTTCATTATCATAGGAAGCTTTCCATCAGGCACCATGATCCCGTGAGATGATTCTAGATACTGACTAACTGCCGTATATGCTTGAAACATTCCATTGTTTGTATGTGTAGTCAATTCAGGTTGCTCCTCTAATCCGTCCATTGTCAGAATATTCAGTGTTCTTGCTCCAACATCCACCAGTACTACGAATCCTCTAGCTACATCGTGGTCGATAATTTCTCCATCATTGTTTAACATTACGTCACATAACGATCCGAAAGGTTGCTTCTTGATAACTACATCTTCTACTGTGATTATCTTTGGCATAAACTCTATACCATCGTAAGAGATAGATATTTCGTGTGTACCTCTCACTAAGTTCATGAGTCCTTTTCTACGCTCTGCCGTATCGTTCTTAATAGGAAGGTTCATCATGAGTGTGTACACTCTTTCCTGTACTCCCCTTGCCATTCTTGCTAGTGCGGTCTTAAACATAATCGGGAACCGTTTGTCGGTATGTTTATTTTCTCCACCGATCCAGTCAACATTTGTTCCCATTTTAATTGCGTAATCACCGACTACATATCTTTTACCATCTACTTCACATGCGATATACTCTAACTTACTTCCTGTAGAGAAATCATCCTTTGGCTTTGGTTTATACGGAATGACGAATGATGGGATTAATAATGGTGAACCGTTGTAGTCATATTTGATGTCACCGAAACCATCATCTAAAGCAGCTACCGAAAGACTATCAGGTTGTGGGTTCAAACGGATTGTTTTATTTGTTATCATACTTTTTCATACCTCCTGTTTCTCGTGTGTGAGAAAGTGTTATTTTGTATTACTTGATAAGAGTATATGGGTAAACGTGTAGAATATTGCCTGTACGTAAAAAAAAACTTCCGAAAAAATATCGGAAGTTAGTTCGCATCATTGTACCCTCTCATGTATCCCTGATTGTTAGACGCTTGTATAAGTCCTAACATCTCTGCGATTGGACGGTAGTACGGTTTAGAGTTTGGGATCACTAAGTACTGTACGTTATTTGTCAGACCATGCTGTGATCTTGCTTGAAGAACTTTGTCTATAACGTTATTGAGCATCTGCATTTCTTCAGGGCTACATACACTTGCTACCTCCTCTACGTCCCATACAATGTAATTCGGTGTTTTGTTTTCCATATTATCTCTCCTCTACTTAATTGTAACGTTTAATGATACTTCTTCTACAGGTAAGCTATCTAAAAGTTCCATTGCTTCTTTTAAACGCATAACGGCTACACCTTTTGACACGTTTGTTTCTTCTGCGTTAATGCTAAAGTTGAAGTTGAATGGTTTACCTTTTACATTTGTTTCAATGTCGGAACCTTTAACTACTCCTGCCGTTGTTTCCGACTCTTCGTTGAAATCAGTTACAGATGGTAATACAACACTTTGTACTTTCTTTTCTACACGATCCATCTCTGCATCGAACGTCTCCTGCGTTATTTTCCCTTGTGCTAACAGACTGTGTAGTTGTCCCTTACGCATGTTGTTCTGTGACACCTCTTTAGGTCGATGTTCCTTAGACAGCACCCACACCTTACTTGATGACATACCTGTTAAACTTGCAATCTCTCGTAACGGTTTGCTTGTACCTTTTAGTAATCTAATTGCTTCCTCTTTTTGTTTGTTAGTAATTGTCATTTTAAACTCCTCCTAATTGTAATTTAATTTTTCTTAGTGCTTTCTTCGCATGTTTTGAAACTGTTTGTGGCTTTACACCTAGTTCCTTTGCGACATCGGATTGCATTCTATCCTTTAGTACATGCTCATGGAATACGTGTTGCTCATAAGATGTTAAGTTTGGAATACACCCTTTAATATCCAACATCAATTCCCAACATTCGTTTATGTCTCCTTCTATCACCCCTCCCAATGTTGCGGCCCATTCACTCTCGTCATCCTCAGAGAAAGGCTTATCAAGACTCAGAACCTTACCTCTACGCATGTACTCAAGGGCGGCTCGTACCCATTTCAGTTCGTACTCTTTGCCCAAGAACTCATATATCTCTCTTTCACTTCTGTCTGTAAGCTTGTACTTTCTAATGCGTGATATGATGTCTGTAATATGTGCTGATATCTTAACAGGGTTGTAGCGTCTACGGACATTGTTCATTTTACCGAGTACATACGGATATGCATAGGTACTAAAAGCGTAACCTGACTCCGTATCAAATTTATTTATCACTTCTAGTAAGATGGTTAACCCCTCTTGGAACATATCCTCAAACTCATGTTGTTTGCTTCTACTGAATCGTTTAGCCAGTGTGTACACCATACCTTTGTAACCGAGTATAATTTTTTCCTTTGCTTCTTCCGATCCTTCTCTAGCTGCTAACACTAATTCGATTGTTTCCTCCCGAGTTAACTCAATACCTCTCCGCTTCCATAAAATCATTTCTCCCACTCCCTTTATTAGTTTATCAACTCCTCGTATGTATAACGCTCTCGTAGTTTTTTCATTGCTCTCATTTCCAACCTGCGTACTTGTTGTGTATAGGTACCCAGTAATTTTGCAATCTTTGGATTCGTTTGGTCATGTATGTACTTTAATGTAATGATTGACTGTTCCTTACTGTCTAGGAATCTAATAATATCGTAAAATGCTATATCCGAGAACCAGTCTTGGTTTACATCTTGTCCAATAAGCGTGGACAGTGTGTCTTCCTTCTCTTCTCCTGTTTGGATATCTAAACTGATTACCTCGTTCTTTGCAACCTCTAAAGCAATTGTAACGTTGTTCAGCTGATCCCTGTCAAGCTCTAACTTTTTAAGTATAGTAGTTGGTTCTTCATTTTTCAACTTCAGTGCAAATATTTTATTGGCGATTGAACCGATCTCCCTCGGAACCTTTACAATAGAAGATTTATCTCTCACATAGTTCCGAATCTCTGCTTCAATCCATTGGACCGCATAAGTGGAGAACTTGAATCCTTTTGTTAAATCGAACTTAGCTATAGCAGTGATTAAACCAATCATTCCTAATTGAAACAAATCTTCATACTCTTGATATGGATTCTTTATCCTGCGTACCACATAGTTTACTAGACGAGCATTGTGCTCCACTAATGATTCGGTGGCTTCCTCCTCTCCTGCCTGTGACCTTTCAATTAGTTCATATGTTTCTTCCGTTGTTAGTACCTTGTTTGCAAAGGTGTAAGTACCACGTACTCTTTTCTTACCCATGCTTTATTCACTCCCTAAATTGTCCTAGATAACTTATCTGTAATCAATATAGCATAAGATTCTAATGGTTGTCTACACTATTTTGTAATTTTTTTATAAGTTATAGAATAGAATATAGGTTACGGATCGGAAGATACAGGTATAAAAAAAAAAGAGCGTGTGGTACGCTCTAGTGCTTCTGTAGTGTCAGTCCTAGTGACATGTGGTCTGTTTCCATTACCTCTACTATCTTTACACCAAAAACAGTTGTATACGGTGAGTGTTCGGTTAACATTGTTACCAAGTTCTCCCCTAAATACACCGTAGTAGGTACTACTCGTATACCGTACCTTTCTGTGAACTTGTGTCGCAAATCCCAAAGGTTCTTCAACACCTCGTCTTTATCCTTGTATTTACTGCTAATGGTAAGTTTCGGGGCTTCAGGTAGAGGTATCGTTATAGTGGTAAACGAGATAACTTCACACATGTAAGCTACCTTATGCAGTTCTTCCTGACCTGTATCTCCATCAATCACAAATTCGTCTGTGAAGTCATTTTGTATAACTTCAAAATAAATTCCTTCAAGTTCAACTCGATCCCCTAACTTAATTACTCTTCCGTTTTTATCCTTATAAGGTGTAAGTGTCCTTGTTTCTAACTTAGTCATTTGTCTCTCCTCCTATTATTAGAATAAATCTATTTCGCTATCTGCGAATGTGTAAATTACATCGGCAGTTAATCGTGGACGACCAATAAAGTGATACAGGACTCTATCTTCAAACTCCACAACAACTGCAAAGATATTCACATCCTTGTTAATATCCATTACTGTAGATTCAATGAATAAACCAATATCTTTACGTAAAATTTCTGCTACTTTTTCAGGGTTGTCAGGATACTGCGTCCACTTCCAACCATAATCAATACCTTCAATATCAGTCCAGTTACAACGAGTCGGATCGTCTTCATTCGTATAGTGGTCAATACGCTCCTCGATGTGTTCATGTGATTTAGCCGTTTCAGATAATTCATTTAGTAGGGTAGCGTCCACTCGATGAAGCCATTTAGAACGGATTGTTGCACCTACATAGCTATCAATAACTTCTTTTACTAACGCTCGTTCGTCCATATCGCTAACCATCACACTTACGTACTCCGACTTGTCCGTAACGTCAATACTACTGAATCTCAACACACTACCTAATTTTCCTTCACCTAAACCGTAAGTTTTACCGAATCCTAAAATTTTGTTAACGTTCATACTAACATCTCCCTTATTTTTAGTAAGGGGCATGAAGCCCCTATGTAATTTTGATTTAGTTATTTTTTACTACGAATTTCGGTGTACCTGGGATCGCGATTTTAAGTTCTTGGATTTCTTTTACTTTCTCATTAGGAAGTTTACCAAGACCTAGAAGACCTTTCAGTTTGTCTCCATTGATACGTACTTCCGTTACTTCTTTCAGTAACTCGTTATCGTTTAGGGCCGCTGCTACATCATTGAAGTTGTAGTCTGTGTATACTGAAGATGAGTTAGACTTCATACCTTCTTGTAGGACTACTTTCTTACCGTTTGATCCTTTAACCTCTGTAAGCTTGTTATTGTCCATGTACTCACGTACACCTTTTTTCAGTTTATCCATTTGTGTTTTTAACTTGGCAGCTTCTGCATGTAAGCGAAGGTATTCGTCTAAATCCTTTTTAATTTTAGCAGGAATTAAATCATCTTCGTTTACTCCCTCTACAATGTTTGTTTCACCTGCTTTATTTACTTCCGTTACTAATGTTACATCTTCCACTTGGATAACTTGTTTATGTGACGCTTCGAATAATTCTGTTTCAGGTGTTTGTGTTACCCAACCTGCCGCATTGAACTGCGCTTCAACTGATTCTGCCGTTTGGTTTGCTAACGATACGTTTTGTCCGTTCTTTGTTACTGTCACAATCCCTGCTTCGTTTTCTACGATTACTGCAACCTCACCAGTTTTGTTGTGCTTCACTTGTACTCTTGTCATTTTTATTTCCTCCTAATTAATTGGTTTGTTTTAACTGTCTTAATCTTATCACGTTGTTTTCTTAGAGTCAACAACTATTTAAAAATTTTTTTGTTTCTATTTTATAGGGTATGTTACAGTCATTATATCCTCTAACATACCCATTTATACCTGTTATTTTTCTTTCGTGATTCCTTTGAATAGAAGTAACAGGAACATTACGAAGAATGTAGCCCAGTAAATCCCTTTAAACGTAGTGTCAAAACTAAATGCCTGTGTTGCGATAGCCCAAATCATTGTCGCAGGGATCAGTGCGTAAAACAGTGCCACCAGCCCGACAAGGGCTAAACCAATTACCATACCAACAAACGATGCTAAACCTCTCATCCTTTTCCCTCCTAGTCTTCCATCATCATAATAATCGTTACTAACAACGTTAGTCCATACATACACCAATAGATAACTCGTAACGGTATGCTATATTCTAAGATACCTACAAGTACGAACCACACAATACCCATCGGTATGCAAGCAAATAGTAGCGATATAAGAGCGATAGCTAACAGACCGACTACAATTACTAACGCTTGGTATAGGATCGGCTCCTTCGGTTCATCCTTCTTTAGATTCATAGTTCTCCCTCCCTCATTCGTTTTAACTTAACCAACATACTTGTGTATTCATTATGGTCGATCTCCCCGAGTATTTGGAAGAAGTACGGTAAGGTCATATCCTTGCATCCCATATAATGAGGAGACTCCTTACCTGTAGATAAGTCCGTCTTCGTCATCTTACGAGCTAGTCCATCAATGAAGAACTCATGTGTTTCGGACTCTCCAACCTTCTCATTGTGTAACCATACGAACGTTGAACCGTCCATACGTAGCTCTCCACCTCTATGTAGATAGTCGAGAACAAACGCAACTTTCATCGGATCGACTACTTTCATTGAACTTCTCCCTCCACGTCAATAATGATAATACGATTATCCATGTCAGTAGTTACATTTAGAATTGTGTAACATATCTTGTTGTGGATAATACGTTGACTCCTATTTGGTATGAAGGGTAGTCGTATAGTTTCCTGTACAACCCCTTCGTAAGTTAAATACTGTAAAACCGTTCTGAATACAGGTGCTGTCATTATTCTACGTTCTCCTTCAAATCAATAACTACATTTATTTTATCTAACTTAACTTCAGGAACGATTGTCATACTTACGTGTAACACATTATCTTTAATAGTAGCTTCTAGGTTTTTAACTCTTTTCTGCTCTAACGCATCTAGAATCATAGTTAATTGCTCATCCTCTTGTTCCTTCTCAACCTTCTTACCTACACCCATTCGTGAACCACCACGTCTTGCGATGTTACGTTCATCTAGGATCGTGTAGCAACCGTGCTTATTGATACGGTGCTTCGTATAAATTTCAGACATTGCCATACCTGACAAATAATCCGCTACTAAACTATCTTTCTCTAAAGTTGTCATTGTCAACAAACGATTACCTGCTCGTGACTTGTACATTCCTTTACGAAGTGTAACCTTCTGTCTACGTAATGCGTTGTACACTGTACCAACTGACACATCGTACTTACTCGTTAGGTCTGTAATCCCTAACCCGTTTTGATAATCCTTTGCGATGTTCTCTTCTTGCTTACTCACAGTATGTACGCTTGGTTGGAAGAGACTATCCTCTTCTCTGAAGTCGTTCTTGATGTCTAGCTTTTCAACTTTACTCATGACTTTCGTTCCTCCTTAAAAACTGTAATAACTTCTGTAACCAAAGAATATCATATAGGTTGTCCCACTGTCAACAAAATAAACAAAAAAAATACAGAGTTTTTTAGACTCTGTATTACATAGGTTTAATCGCTACTATATCTTTCTCTTCATATAACTCGTCTTCCCTAGATAACTTATACACAAATACTTCAGGATCGGTCTTGGATACGTATACTGCTTCTACAATGGCCGCATCCTTTGTACCTGTAGTGCTTATGTAATCCACTCGGTCATCTACTCGGAACTTATTCTTATAACTGAATACTTTATCATCGAATTTGAATACAGAGAACAACGATAAATCATTAATCCCTACATTAAATGTAACCCAGTATCTCGCATTACTTGGGTCTTCAATAATATCGTACGACATCTGCGATACAGTGAATCGTTTATCGACTACTCGGATCAGTACGTCTAGATTCATTCTGCGTTCGAAGTTTTTAACTAGAAGCACCTCACCCCTTAGAAGTGCTTCGAGCTTGTCCTTTAATGATGTGTACGCTACGTATTCAATCTTATCGTATTGTGTAATATCAACTGTCTCACTCATTGGTTATTCCCTCCTTATACGTCCATAACTCCTGACGCAGCGATAGCGCGGCTTATTCTCTTATCCTCTTCTGTAAGGTCTAAGTTCTCGTAGAACTCTTTCTCAGCAATCTCTAAGTCCTCAAATAGCTGGTCGTGTTTGTCTTCAGGTACGTATGCCATGATAACCTGCATCATTGCAGTTTCTTTAGCTGCCTGACGTAATTTAATCTCACGTAGACCTGCAATAGACAGACCGCTTAATTGGTTGTTCGTAATCTTTGCTTTTAACTCTATAGCTTTCATCGCTAACGGTGTATCCACTACGTCAAATGCGTTTAACCCTTTCTTACCTTTACTAATTACTTCATCTAGGAACTCTAAATCGTTGTATACATTTCCTACTTTCGTCATATCTGTAACTGTAGCCATTGCTTTAGCTTCTTCCGATCCGTCCTCAGGATTCTTCCAAAACTCGTTTACTTGTTTATCAGAAATGTATGTAACGTTATCCTTTGCACGCTTGTCCAGTAATTGAAGTAATGGAGTTCCTGTCTCGATTGCTTCTTCACGTTTCTTCTTGTAGTTTGTTAATGAAGCTTTCGAAATGCTGAAGTCATTATCCTTACAGAACTCTATGATGTAGTCATATGTTAGTCCCTCATCTAGCATGTTGTCTACTTTTGTGCACAACTTTTTATTCTTATACAACTGCACCAACACACTGCTTGATCCTAATTTCTTTTTATCGTTTCCTGCCATTTTAAATCCCAACCCTTTCAAATATATTCACATCGTAAATAGGGAAATTGTCCCCTAAAACCTTCTGTATCAACGTCTACGTATAATATAGTAAATCATACAGTAAATTTTAAACTTTTTCGTAAATTGTTTAAAAGTTACACAAGTTAGTATGATTTTTTAACGTTTACGAATGGTGAATATCTTGTACGGATTCAGGCTGTTCAAGATTGGTACCGAAAAACCAGTTCAGAACCCAAAAATTAATGACACTACATAGTGTACTTTTTTCTAACTAAAATGGCTCATTAGGATCGTAAATATAAAGAAAAACTAGGGAAGTCCCTAGTTCTCTAGTAAAATATGTAGCGTATGTTCTTCGTTTTCTAACTCTAATTGATGTCCTACGAGTACCCCTGGATTCATTGTAAGAGTATATGTGTCGATACTCTCATAAGGGATATTGATGTAGCTCAATCCTGCACCGAATACATACGCATCCTTTGCAGTAATCCATGTGCTAATTAAATCCTCATCAGGACTGATTGAAGTTGTTAATCCTGATTTATGATGTGAACGTACAGATAGAACTGCTTTACCTGTAATGTTCTTATCCATGATTAAGTGAAGTAACATATGAATATCTTCCGTTGTGAACTCTTTGTTATATAGGTGTGAGAACGCACTCATCTTACCTGATTCACTAAATAGTAGCGATACTTGTTGTTCAAATGTATCGTCCTCATCCTCCATTACATGGTTAATTGTTACGATTAGGAACTTAACTCCTGCAATACTGAACGATTGATATGTAATTGAAGGTTCCTTCATAATTAGAACTAAGTCGATACTGTATAGATGCTTGACTACAGATATCGGTTCAGGTACTGTAGGGATCGTAGCGTTCTCATCTGTATAATCATACCCAGGAATATCTCCTGCTTCATAACGGACTAAAGTGTCTAACGTATTTTCTAATTCCCATAGACCTGCGTGCTCTACTCGTGTAGCAATTTTTAATTTAACTGTTTTCTCTTCAATATTAACCTCGTCTGCTAATACGTGGTTACGAGCTAAGTAACGTTGACTGAAGAAGTCATTTGTGTAGAATACACCGTATACTTGTTTTCGTTTATCCTTTAACATACCCTGTAACATTTCTAGTGAACCTTTTTTAACTGTTGTGTTTGGTAATCTCATCATTTATCCTCCTGAATGTTCTCTATTCTAACGCATTGAAACCGTTTTGTAACCTCTACTGCATCATTGTCTTTGAATGATTCTTCCATACTAATTACGTAGATACTGTCAGGGTCTATGTTGTGACTTTCGATAAAATTGAACAATGTTTCAATCCCGTAGTCTACTAATTGTTCTACTTTCTCATCCATTAACTTTTTCCTCCTTGTCGTGAATGGTAAGATTTTCGTTTAGTCTGACTAACCTGACTAGACGTTTTCTTTTTGAATCCAGTCTTCCTACTGTATGACTTAGCAGGTGGCTTCGGTGATGCTGCCTTCTCTTGGAATACGAATATAAGTATGTTACCACGTAATACCCTCTGTACACGGATACTAACCTTACCGTAGATATCTGATCCTACTTTCACGTAGAATACCTCATCTACACTGGTTAGAGTCTGCTGTGGCTTCCTCTTCACCTTTAAATGAATCATATCTACAGGTACTTTCAAGTAGTTAGAGAGTAAGTCTTTTGCGTATGTATGTTTAAGCTCGATATCACGCTCTGTAACACGTTCAAACATCTCGGTAAAGCCAACACGGTATATACCTTTTGTACTCTGTCTAGAACGCTTATAGGCATCCTTACCGTTATCGTTAATATTCTTTGTACCGTCACCCCGACTACCCAAACCTCGGGACATCGACCTTTGAACTGCGTTAGGTTTTCCTGTTTTCTTTCTAGTCATCAATCTCAACCTCGTATCTTAGTAATGCTTCGTATAACTTGATAGGGATATGGTGCTTGTACTTTTCAGCTACTTCTTTTATGTGTTGTTCCTTCGCTTCTTTGTAGGCTAGAAAAGCTTCTTGAGGTATACCGAAGTATCCGATAGTCTTCTTATGCATCTGCGCCATGTACTTCCCTGTGCGTTTATCCTCTGTAACACCAATGGGTAAGTAACCTCTATTAGCGTTACCTTTAGTAAATAGCGTGTTGATAGTCTCTGGTACGTACACGCAGGTTGTAGGGGAGTATACCTTGTTTCGCTTTAATAAGATGTCTTTATCAAGGCACATCGTTTCACCTTCTATGCTGTAGTAGTTAAGTTCATACCACATGCGAAAGTTTTGGAAGTTGTGCCATACAGGATTGACCACGCAACCTTCGTACGTAGGCTTCTTTTCTTTGTATTTAGGATTGTAACAACGCTCCATCATACGATGCCAAGCATTATAAGCGTCCTCGTTAGCGTAAGCTTCTCCGCCAATGTAACCTACACCGTATACTGTCTTATCGTATACACTTCTAACTACCCCTTTATTAAACATCTGCCACGAGGTGTGTACAGTATCTCCTTTACTAAACTGCACTGTAATGTCCTTAGCTCCGTTATACTCGATGACTTTCATTTCAGAGCCATGTTTGTTTAACCTGACCGATCCTAACCGTTCTTCTTTTAGTGACTTTACCACTATAACCCTCCTTTAACTATATCTCTAATAATATAATAACAGGGTTGTGCTATAAACACAACCCTGTACTGTAACTATATTCAATTATATCATAATCATTTGCTTTTATTCAACTGCAAGACTCTCAAGAGCATTTATGGCTTGGAGTATCTTTTCTCTATTTGTATGTCTTACCTCTATCTCTTTGTCTAGTCTATTTAACTCAGCACGTAACGTGTGAAGTACAGTGGATCGGTTATCAATTACACTAGTGCTCTCTAATATTTTCTTATTTGAAGATTCCTCTTGTTGTCTGATATGTTTATTTGCTTCTTCTGTAAAATCTTTAAGTACTTTTCTGTACTCTTTATTATCTTTGAAACGATTATTTAAAGGTTCTAACATGTCGAACGCTATGATGCCTACTCGTGTACCTTGGAAATCTTCAGGATTAAACATAGGATTGTCTTTGTTTTCTTGAATGATGTTTTTTAATTGGGCTTCCCCTCTAAAAGAGATATACTTTGTAGCATCTGATTTTACAACAAATGTTCTTACTGCGGATTTAACTGAAGCACTATCTGAATAACCCTCTGTACTTCTTGTTAGTGTGTAATCCGCTAGTGTGAACCAATATTCATTCGCATACTTCACTAAATTTAGTTTTTTAATACCCATTATAAACTCCTCCTTAGATTTAGTTGTCTCCTGTCTCTACTCCAACCTCCGATGTAAGGAGGAAAGGAGTATATCCGATAACTTTGTAGTTATAGTATACTCCTATCTTTATGATATCATACATACTTTTAGAAGTCTATTTCCACTTTTTTCTTACTTTTTTCTGAAATGATGGAAAGTTAGTCGTCAATCTCTATCTTGTAGTTCATCATTATGTTATAGAGTGTATGTGGTATCTTACCTTTATATTCCTCTGCAACCTTCTTTATATACAGTTCTTTAAACTCCTTATACGCAAGGAAAGCTTCCTCTGCTGTCTTAAATCTTCCGATCCATTGTTTACCTACGGGAGTTCTGTATTGAGCTATGTACTTATCGTGCTTATTATCGTACACAACTCCTACAGGTAACTCTCCTCGTCTACTATCATTAGTAATGAATAGGTTATTTATAAGTGTGGGAGCAAAGATACAAGTATCGGGTGAGTATATCTTATTGCCTTTAACCTTGATATCCTTATCAAGACACATTGTCTCTCCTTCAACTTCGTAATAGTTTTCCTCGTACCACTCTGCAAAGTTTTGGAAGTTGTGCCACTTCTCGTCAACCGTACAGTTAATATATGCAGGTTGTCTCTTATGCGTGTTCTTGTCATAGCAACGTTTCATCATGCGTAGCCAAGTGTAGTAGATAGGATTATCTTCTCCGTCCTCTGTTTTAGAACTGTGACGACCTAACCCCATATACCCTACTCCAAGGAGTGTCTTATCATACGGATTCTTCACTGATCCTTTTACGAATAGCTGCCAACTAGTCTGCACAACATTACCTTGCTCAAACTGTACAATGACTTTCTTACTATTCTCGTACCATACTACTTTCATTGGTGAACCATAGTTATTTACCCCTACTGTACCTACTCGTTCTGACGCTTCAATTTTCTTTGCCATAACAATTCCCCTTTACATTTATTCTTCTCTCTATTGTATCATAAATCTTTTCTTTTGAAGTGGTGGAAGGACAATTGTTTATCGGGGTGCATTTTACCTGCTATAAAGATATTACAGAGCAGTGTATTTGCTTGTGTTTCCCCTAGTCTACCTATAATCATGTTAATCATATCTGACTTCTTCAAGTACTTCTTGGAAGCATTTGACTGCACATAGAGACCATTCAAACCACCTGACCTACTATCTACCGTATCCACTTTCATTCCAAACTCTTCCAGTGTACTCACCTGCCGTTTGAAGCTTCCTAAAATGTTGTTAATCTCTTCCTTCCATAGCATTTGATATGCTACGTTCACTCTCTTATAAGGGGATCGCTTAGGACTTCTATATTCTCCTAGAATTGCTACCCCTTTAAACTCAGTATATGCTAGGATACCTACATGTTGATAACCATTTTTAGTTAGTATCTCTTCAACTTTATCGACATGATTATCATGTGTAAGCACATAAACCCAGTCACACACAAGACTATAGTTCTTTAGCTGACTGTTAAGTCTTCTCGTAGTATCTCTCTCGGTCTTAATTTCAACTCCGATTATACCCTTCTCCCTACTAAATATCAAGCAATCTGCAATCGTAGAACCAATTACAATCCCTTTCTCGAATATGACTGTAGACGAATCTGTATTTGATACGAATAGATGTTGCTTCTCTAGGATAAGGTCTTTTATATCTTGCTCATAAAATCGTTTCATTATGTATCCCCTCTCTAACGCAAAGAGAATGCCTGTTACAGCATCCTCCTTCTATTATAACGGTTGGTTTAGCTTGTCCGAGAATCCTGCTTCAGGAACCCAGTTCCTACTTGCCCTATTCTCTCGTGTACGCATGATACTTTGTGCCATACGGAACAGTGCGTCTGATACGCTATCTGCTCGGATTGTTGTACAGAATGTAGCGTCATCCTCTTGATCCCAACCGTTCTCACCTTTACCTGGCTCAGGAATCGGTATGTCAGGTGTAATCTCGTAACGGGTAATCGTTACAGGGTCTACGAAGCGTTTACGAGTCCATGTAGCGTTATAAGCACGGATCGTAGCAGCGTAGTCACCCTCAGGCATTCTAACGTACCCACGCATCGTGTGTATCTCTTCTTCGGTGTATTTATCTTTACCGAAGAGAATGTCTTTCCAGTTAATCATTTTATGAAACCCTCTCCAACCTTCTGCATAACCGTAGTCGTCCCGATGAAACTCAATGCTTATGTAATCATCAAACGCACTAATACCGTAGCTACGAGTATCAGGAAGGTGTTTGTACTTCCACTTACGAGGAAGGAATCCGTCTACACCACAATAGATTGTGAATATCCCTTTGATACCGATGGAGAAGGAGAGGTCATTCTCGTCTCCTCCGACATCCATTCCAATCCCTAGCTTACTTGCGTTCTTAAAGAGGTATCCTTCGTAACGCCACACTGCTTCTCCCCAGTGCAACCAACAACGAGTTCCTTTCTCCTCTTTAGACTTATGGAACCAAATTTTATCTTTCCATTTCCCCAAGTTTATTCCTCCTCCTCCTTAATAGTTCTTTCGTGCTCTGTATAGTAAATGTAAGGTTGGCATCGTAAGTAGTTACCCTTTTCAGGTGGGTGGATCACCAATTCAGGGTGATTATCTTTAAACCATTCTAACTCATCACTAACGTCTAACGTACTCCACATACGAGTATTTCCTGACCAACCTTCTTCTGTGAGCTTACGGACGCTCTCACGCATCTCTTCGGAGCTGTTATGTGCCACCTGTATAGTCTCTAACTTTCTCTTAAAGAGAACAATCATCTTTTACCCTCCTTTCGGTATTTGTACATCGTCATCACCCCTGCCGCAGTAACTAAAGCATATGCAAATAGTCCGAAGTATTGACCTGTGTATAGTAAGTACCCACAACTAGCAGTCATTAGTAACGTTAGAATTACCATTATAACTAACGCCCACGTAGGAATGTATAGTGTTCTGTGTGCGATGAATTGGAATACTAGGTACACACTTGTAAGAATGTTCATCAATCCTTGGATGTGCTCCCCTGCAACCAACCAATATATTCCTGTCATAAAGATGAAACTTATTAGAATCGGTACCACATACTTATCAAAAATACTGTAACTGTTTCCCATATTATTCTACCTCCCAAGTTAATTCTACTGCATTGTAATAGTTACCTTCTTTGAGCGTTTCCCCTCTTCTCAGATGTTGTGCTAACGCTCTGAACTGTGCGTTACTGTCTCCTGAAGGTAGTTTCTCTCTTTCCCCTGTAACATGGAACTGTACGGATCGTCTTGTACCTTTAGGTAACTTTGCAGCTAGTGTGGCAGGTTTTGCACGCTCAAATGTTAGTTGATAGTAGGCTTGTCCTGCCAATTGTCGTACGATATCTAAGATGTGACCTTCATATGTACCGAGCCGTCTAATGCTTCGTCCCTCGCAATCTCCTTCAGTTGTTACTTCCCATACACCTTCAGGATCGAAAGGAATCGGTTTCTTCATGTCTTCTTTCTCTTTCTGTAACTTACGTAACTCTGCTTGCTTCTTTAGAATCTCTAGTTCTAACTGTTCTTCTCTATTCATCGTTCTCCTCCTATGAAACTATTATTTTCCTGATAAATCGAAGAAGTCACTTGTCTGTTGATTACGGATCATAGCTTGTACAAGTGAATCTACAGGAATGTGGGTAATTGGTTCCCAGTCAATCGTAGACAGTCCGATAAACACTCCTGTAGGTTGACCTTGCTCTAATTTTTTCTCTCCACCTACTGAAGTCCATCTATCAGGTGTACGTTCGAAGAATCCATCTTCGTTTACTCCTGTCAGTGTAGCCACTCGGCCGCTTAGTACAGGTGATACGAATAGTGGTGGATTCTCCTTCCAACCTGTCGTCTTCTTCACTGGGAACATCATGTTTGCAATCTGTCCCAATCTCGTGTCACTGCTGAACCTGTTCGCATTCTTGATGATCTGTGAAGCTCGTTTCTTTGGATTGCTCTCTGTTCCTGGTTGGACCGCATACACAACTGCGTATAGAGCCGTGTTCGGTTCTTTAATCAGTTCCACTATGTAGTAGGGACGTTTCTCTACGTAGAGAACTCCCCGTCTGTGATACGTTAAATCACTTGCTGAAATCTTAATTAACTCTCCACTTTCAAATGGATTCATACTGTAACCCCTCTCTAACTTGTATTCCTCCTCTATTATACAATATAAAGTATCATCTGTAACTATTTAAATTTATAAATCTACTCTAAATTTTTCTTGGCTACATAGTGGGCATCGTGAATACTGTCAGGTGCCCAATCCCCTTCTTCCTCTAGCTTCTCATAGATGTCAATGAACTCGTATCCTTCCATTAACTTTAGTTCGATGTACCTAGCAAGTTCACTGAAGTTATTTGTGTAGTCCATACTAATCCTCCTCACTCACCGAATAGTAATCTGACAAGCCAGTTCGTTTTCTTTTTAGGTTTCTCTTCCTCGGTTGGCTCAAATTTATATCTTGTTCTATGAGTTCCCAAATTACAAGGTATTACCTCAACCACCTTAACCAATCTCCATTTGTCCCCCCAACCTAGTGCGATAGTGTCTCCAACTTCTATACCATCATTGAATTGAGGGTAGCAAAGGTAAACTATATCTTTTTCACGATCCACCCACCCGTCATCAGGGTGTGCAGCTTTTACTCCTTGCTCACGCAGGTTCTCTACCCACTGCCGTGTCCTTTCTTCAAACTCATCACCAATCTTATTCCAAGTAGCAACAAACTCTATGTTATTGCTTTCACAGAGACCGTCTTTACTTTTATAACGGTAGCTCATTTCAGTACCTCCTTTTTATTTACCGCTTGTCTGTAACTTAATATCAGGAATAATTTCTTCAGGTCTGAATAACACTTTGTAATGGTACGCATCCTCGTACTTAGCATCTGTTTGTTCGATGAAGTAACTCACGTTATCACTCAATCCTAAATAATGTTTCTTGTATTTACCGTCCCCAGTTTTACAAGTTACAGTTATCTTCTTTCCGTCACCTGCATCTAAAGCACATAGTCCCTCAATAGTTAAAAGGTACTTGTCCGTTATACCGTTGAAGAATACCACTCTTCGTTGAACCTCAAAGGAATCTGCTGATTTAGATAAGTTTTCTGATACTACATCTGCTTCTGTACTACAACCTGCTAAACCTGTGATTGCCATAATAGACATTAAACCTGCAATAATTTTCTTTTTCATCTTCCAATCCCCATTTCTTATAAAGTTATTTTTTCTTAACTAATTGTATCTCTAAGTTTAAGCCGTCTAACACTTTGATGAGCGTGTCGATTTGATAATTGGTACCTGTTAGTACCTTACTGATCTGTGGCTGATGTAGACCGACCTCAGACGCTAATTTTCGTGTTGTAGTTTCTTGTTGGTGAATCTCGGACCGCAGTGTGTCCGAGATATTTAGTTTTGTCTTATGCATGATACTTCCTCCTAGTAACCTATTAATTCGTCCATCAATTCGTCAATTGTTTCCATCGTAACACCATCAGGAGCAGTTACATGGCATGACCTATCTAGACTACCATACCTGTGCTAATTCCATTCTCCTGTAAACGTTCTACGGCTTCACAAGCTCCGTCTAGCTGCTCCCATACTACCTGTAACTGATCCGTGTTTAATGTTGTTGTTTCCATGTTGAACATCTCCTTTTGATATGTTATTAATTATCTTATGAATCTAATTTACCATGTTGTTTTCTATAAGTCAACAACTTTTATTAAATAATTTCCACTTTTAGTGTTCCGTACTCTACTAACATGCTATTGTCACCTACATTAACTGTCGTCACGCCCCTAAAGTGGTCGATTGATATATCTTCTTTTGCAGGGTCTCCTTCAATCTCCGTGATTCGTTCATGTACCTCATTTAAAGATACTCCGCTAAACTTTAGCATATTAACCCTCCTAGTTTCTCACCAATTGTTTTGTATTTGAATGGATTATAAGCATACCTATCTTACGCAACGTTCTACGAACTGGTTTATTCAATTCGTATGTAAGAATCTCGTTGTTATACTCGTCTACTGTACTAAGCAACGTAAAGTCTGTTAGAAACTCCTTATAGTTCACATACTCGTAAGGGATCATGATGTTTGTATCGTAGTTCACCCAACGGTACCAAATAAGGTCTAGAATAAGGTTCTGCTTATGGAACTCTTCTCGTGGCTCTGAGATGATTAATTTACCTCCTGGCTTTAATAGACGCTTGAACTCTGCAAATAGGATCGGTAAATCTTTCTTTGGAATGTGGTGAATCACGTTACGGCAGTGAATAACATCGCACGTATTGTCTGCTAGGTCTAACACTTTGTAATCCTTGATATAGTAATCGTAACACGGTGTACCAATAAAGTCCGATGACTTGAATCCTTGCTTTGGTTGTCTTCCTGATCCGTAATCTAATTTCATTTAAAACATCTCCTTTTTTTATTAGTCTGCTAAAATATATCCGTCATCATTGTAACCTATCATAACTAGGTTGTACACTTCTCGTAGCTTCGCCACAGACCTATCGAAGTTTCTATCTAAATTATCTTTGCGTTTATAAATATTAAGGTTAGAGTTACCTACGTAGTTGTTCAGTACATAACGGGCCGCATCTTTAAATTCGGTACCACTACTGATACTAAAGATTAGGAAACCTTCTCCTTTATCTTCGTGCCACACTTTTTCGATACCTACTTCCATTCGTCTCATCGTAGCACCAACTTTCTAGGTCGTACACTAATCACTGCGTACTCTCCTGCTAACTCTTTCTTTAACTTCTCTGCTTCCCACTCTGCTACGGCTCTTTCTTCGTACAGGTCATCCAACCTTAGCGTTAACATCGGGCAAGTCTTCATTGTATACGTTACTTCATATATCCATTGTCTCATATTAGAACTCATCCTCCTCATAAGTACCTTCGATAAACAAACATCCGAAATTTTTACTATATCCGATATGTGTAACCGATAGACTAATTACATTTTCGTCATTGTTCGTACAAGCTAGACATATCTGAATTGGAGTGTCATCAGGTGATTTATCCTCTTGTAACATCTTGATTAATTCTGCTTTTGATAAGCTCACGTTCTTCCCTCTCCTTTGCTAATCTATTTTCAATAATCTCTCTTCTTCTCCAATACTCCTGTATCGTCCATTCGTCTGTTACGATTGTTGTGTACTCAAGAAGACCGTTGGGCATGAACTCCATTGTCTCACCTGATACGCTTTTTAATAGAACCGTACCATCTTCCTCTCTACCAAGGTATTCCGTTATACCCCATATCATATCCCATTTAAGTAGGTCTCCTACTTTAATTAAGTCAAAACTTTTAATCATTTTGTCTCCTCCTTTTTTTTAGTTAACCTACGATCCGTTTATGGTCTACTTCAATATTTTCAATCTGTTTGATATGAGTTTGGATTTCTCTTATATCCCCTATAACACGACTCTTAGTTTCTTCACTAAGTGGAGCTATTAGTAGCGAAGATAAATGTTCGCTCTTATTTTTTAGTTTGATATAGTCATCTAATACATCTTTAAGTTTCATTTTGTTTCCTCCTCGATATGTTGTGTGTTATCTCTTGTACTTAATTTACCATATATGTTTTCCTAAAGTCAACAACTTTAATAAAAAAAATAAAAAAAAGAAAGACTCTATTACAGAGCCTTACCTTCACTAACTTCTTTTTCCAATTCATGCTTCATCTTGCCTTTGTCGATCCGAACATATACTGCCCACAATGCCCAAGCAGATGCGTAAGCACCGACATTACGAAGCAAGTAACCTGCTAAGAACATCGCTAGAACTGTCCAAGAGTTGACAGGAGTCTCTAGCGCTTGGAAGCACCATAATACTCCTGCTACGACTAACATCTCCGATATGAACGCTACAATCACTACAGAGAGGTTGCGGCCCGTTAGAGGTGTCTGTCCCATCTCTTTCAGTCTAGCAGACTCTCTATACAACTGTATGTTATTCGTGATGAACGTTACAACCACTATTGCGTACAACGTAACTAATACAATATCATATGCATTCATTATGTATATCCTCCTTAAAGTAACTTTCCGTCTGTACCTAACCACAACGGGATCAGTTCAGGTATTTTAGAACCTTCAGTCAAAATAACAATTTGTTGTGACGGTGTTGTTGTCGGGTAGTTACCTTGACGAGAATAAGAGTTTTCCCCGATTGGAGAACTTACTTGGATATGTAATCGTGTGTAGCTTTCTTGGTTAATCCATAGAGAATGTAAGTGACCTGAGAATAAGATATCTATTTGCTCACCTTTCTTCATGTAGGCAGGAATCTTTTCACTACCCTTCGGCAAGTGGTCTCCGTGTACTCCTACGATATGTTGCCCAGCTACCTCTACATCGAATCGGTAAACGTCTTTACGATTGTCTACGATCCTTACGTTCGGTAACTGACCTAGCTGCTCTTTAAGCATAATTAGTGTATCTAATACAGTGTACGCTACAGAGTTGTTAAAGATAGCAGTCTTCTTGTCAGACTCGAATCGGTCATGATTACCTGCTACCATAGAGAACGTTACAGGAACGAACTTAGATAGGTTAGATAATACATCTACGAACATGCGTGTACCTTTTGCGATTTGGTCTGCAAACGTAAACTCTAAATCAAATGACTGTGTAGAGCGCATTGAGAAGTTCTCAACTAAATCCCCTAAGAACATTACGTATACGTGCTTAATGTCTCTCTCCTGTACGATTTGACGTGTATACGCTACAATCTCGTTTACAGACATTTGAAGACGTTCGAAGTTGTGATTACCTGTGTGCATGTCGAAACTTACGAAACCGATATGCCAATCTGAGAACGCTAGGATCAAATGCTTGTCCCCTTTTTTAGGTTTGTACGGTTCCGAAGTTAAGTACTTCGCACGAGGTAGACCTTTCAATTCCTCTACTAAATGCTTCTTCAAGTCCTTCATTAGCAGAGCCATTAATGTTCCGTCTTTTTGTAATTTTCTGTATTCTCGTAGTTTAGCAGAGTTATCTTCTTTGTCCATTAAGTAGTTCGTCACATAGGAGAAGATGTTTTCCTCTTTCACTTCCGTCTCCTCATCGTAAGCGTGAGGGATATCATCTACTGTAATTTCACCTAGGTACGCTTTCTTATACAAACTTGATAACACTTCATCTTTTTCAATCTTCTCTGCTACTTCAATTAAATCCTGTTTCTTTACTTTATCGTAACCAAGCTCCACAATAATCTTGTTGAAAACAGACGGGGCTACTTGTCCACGTTCTCGTTTTAAGTAACCCATGACTACTACGTATGCGCCTGTTTCTTCTTTAATTGATGCTTGCTCATGTTTCGTTAATTTCTCTTTAGCCAAATTACTCACTCCATGTAATTATTAGGCTTTTCCGAAATAGTAAATAAACTCCATTCCTTTAGGTGTATTCGGTGTTCGTACTTGGTGTGTTAATCGTACCTGATATCCGTCTACAGTCGTATAAACCATAGATACAGTATCCACACGTTTAGCACTGTACTCCTCCTCAATCATAATAGGTAAGAGTATTAATAAATCTACGATTTCACCAAACTCAGGATCGGAAACCACTCCACTGCTTTCCATGTACTTCTCAAATTCCTTTGCTTTAATCATGTAAAAAATCCCCTCCGAATTTTATTATATCACACTATTAAGTGATGATATCTACAACGAACCATTATTAATACTGGTTACGGTCGCATTAGCCATGAGTGTTGCAAACCCTAGTGATGAGAAGAATGTAGCTACGTTCTCCTTACCTCCACCACCGTTAATCAATTCTGCCACACGTCCTGCGTGTACCCCCTTGGTACGTACAGAAAACATGTCATTCGATTTTGTGGTTCTCCCTACACATACGATAACAGGTACCGTTGTGTCTTCTTGGTAGAGGATATCGTTCGCTAATTCATTTATATATTCTTCTGCGTATACCACTTTCAGAATGCACTCTTGTCCGTCAATTACAACTTGACGTGATTGAACCTGTTGACTCTTTCTCTCTATATAGTCCTCTAGCTTCTCTAGTTGCCCCTTAATCACAGGTGCGTGAGTTTTCACTACCTCTTGCAAGGAAAGCCCGTGTAGGAGCTTAGGAAGACGCTTATAACTAGCGTGATACAGTGCTAGTAACATACGTGTCGTGTTGTTACCTTCCCATGTCCATGTACGGTATGCATTAACTGCTTCTACCATATACATAGCTTGGTCGGTAAGTTCCACGTACTTTGATAAGTTCAAGGAGCTTGCCATATTTTTCATTATGTTGTACAACACTTTAATTGGATCGGTGTTTTCGTCTACTAACGATATGATATGTTTACCTTCAATTACTTCTCCGTATGTACTGATATGAACGAAATCCACAAACGGTACGTCTGCGTTAATGTAAAATTCCGTTGGTAGCGTATACCCTCGGTATGCTAATCCTAACACAAGTATCATGTCTGTGTCTTTAAATTTTTCGTAATCCCTGAAATCCAGTGTGTTTGTGAATACAGTTTCGAGAACTATATCTTTCTTTAGAATCTCCTCTATAACTGCTACACTAGTTACACCCTCGAATGTCGGTGGCACGAATAATTTCAACCGTGTGGGTTCTGATCCGTCTTGCTTATTAAACATTCAATCCCTCCTTGTATCCTATTAAATTGTACAGTGTAACAACTTTAATATCATTCTAGCATTATGTTTAGTAATAGTCAACAAAAAACTAGCATAATTTAGTAGTTTTTATACAAAAAAAAAGAAGAGACAATTCGTCTCTTCCTTACTTACCTGCGATAAGTTCTTCTCCACCAACCATGAAGTCATTCACAGTTAATGAATATTCAGTTTTCGTGAACTCAAGGAATGCAAGTAACGCTGAACGTCCTTCTTCTCCTGCTTTCACTGTGTGCGTGTGGTATGCATTACCGTGGTACACGTCTTTGTATTCTGCATCGTTGCGGCCTGTTGCGTGTGTTACTTTTAACGGTTCCACTAGTACGATTGGACTCTTCACTTTGTCTTCGAATGATTTACCGTCTGCTTTTTTCACTACAGGAACGATATTCATTTTCTTGTACGATCCGTCTGCTTCTGCTGTTCCAACACCTACGATTTTGAATAGGTATTTTCCAGTGTGAAGTGAAGTTGTTCCTTTAATAGTAGGAACGTAACCTTCAGGACGAGTGAACGCTGCTAAGTAGTCCCCTACTTTTAAAGTTACTGTTGCTTGTTTTAATACATCTGCTAATTTAGCCATTATTTTTGTTCCCCTTTCTCAACTACTTGTTCCCCGACATGTGCTTTCACACGGGACGTTTTCGATATGTTGTTGTTCTTCCATGCTACGTGCATACCTGAACCCAGTAAGAACAACGCAGATACGATATCATACACATTCTTCTGATCCACAGATAAGTTCCAGTCATAACCGAACATTGCACCAATCGCATTTACTAATGCTAGTACGAACACGATTAGTCGAACAATCATCATAGGTTCAACGGCTGGTACCTCCACAGGTACGTAAACTTGTTTCTCCACATGTGTCTGTTCTTGTAATTCTACTTTATTCTCTGCCATTCATACCATCCTCTCATTAAGAAGTTTCTCCTATTAATATAACAGTAACTACTTAGTTTTCTAACGATTCAAGTAACTTTGTTCTTAGAAGTTCACTCATATCCTTGATGGTTTCTCGGATCGTAGCGGAACTGATTCGTTCCCTTGGGTGGTCATCTTTTATTGCTCTTTCAATTTGAGGGTCTGTAAGTTCTTGTAACAGATAGAACAATACTTCCTTCTCCATTTGAGTGAGCTTAAAGCCCCCAATAGCGTATTCAAGTGTCGCATAGTAGTCTAGCTCCTCATCGTTGCAAGGGTTCTGCTCGATGAGGTTAGACACGTCAAATGAGTTTCTTGTAACGAATACACGTTGCTTGTCTCGGAATACAGACTTGATGAACGAGTTCTTCACCCGTGAATGTAATTTAATCTTGATGTATCCAGGAAAATCAACATCGCTACCAATATCATACTCTTTGACAAGGCGTATAAATTGTTCATCAATATAGCTTCGTAGTTCATCTTGTGTAATAGGATCGGAAGATAAGTAACCCTTGTACTGGTTATAGATGCTCATGCGTAAGTTTCTGTATTGATGGAACAATTTATCTACGTCTCGTATAAATACCCCTGTAGTTTCGTCTGTACTAACCATAAACCGATTACCGTTCCAAATTTGCTCTTGCTCTTTCTCTACATTTCTAGGCACTGTAACCCTCCCCTTTATTCGAGTGGGAAAATTTCTCTTCAACTGGTGTGGAGAATGCCCTCTCTACTGACCAACCTTTTCTTAATCTACCTGCTAAGGTTTTATAATTCATATTAAGTTCGGTAGACCAGTCCTTTAATGATTGTGTTTTGTTGTTGTAAGTCAGTTCTTTCGAGTTGCATTTTTTAGCGTCTGTCGGAGGTGTGGTTACTGCCTTCTCCTCGCTCCAACCTAATTTGAGCCGTTCCTCTACTAGCTTTCTACTACCTCCTAGTAGTCTAGACCACTCTGTAACTGTTCTTGTCTCTCCACCGTAAGTAATAAAATGACTATCTGTTCTGTTATTCTGTTGATCCCCTAAGGTCATCCAACGACAATTACCAGGTTCGTAGTTACCGTTAACCTCTATGCGGTCAATTGTTAAATCATCTGAGTAGCCATTGCTAATTGCCCAGTTGTAGAAATTCATGAACCCTTTATCTTTGTCTAACCATTCATCACACACTTCTATGCCCCGTCCCCCATAGCGAGCATAGCTAATATTGTTAGGATTTGTAACCCTAGCTATCATTCCGTGGTAAACACGATAAATTCTAGTTCTACTCATCCCATGTCTAACCAGTTTCTCAGGCAAAAGGATTCTCTCCCTCCACAATCACCTTAATGTTAATGTGTTTGCAAAGGATATCAGAGTAGTGGATCGTGTACGGTACTTTTACTTCTTCCCCTTCGAAATAACAAACTGCTGTACCCATTGCCCAACGGTCGTATACTTTTTCAAATAGTACAACCACAGTTTGTGTATTGTAGGAGTCTTTAATGTCCAGTAATACACGCTTACCTTCTTCCATTGTTTTGATTAACATAGCCTTGATGTCCTTGTACGGTGTCGGTGATACAGTGTCGTTACTTTGTGTTCTCTCCCTGTAACATTGTAATGTATTTGCTACAACATCTCCATATGTGTCCTTATACAAGATGAACCCTCCTTATAATAATACGGTTAGAGGGAATTACCCCCTAACCTTTTAGAATGTCTTCTGCTTCTTTCGCTAGTAAGTCCTCGATATTGTCTGAATTATCGGAAGATTGCGAAAATTCAGAAGATATCACTGGAACTACTTGGTCAATCCAACCTGAGATATCTAATGTTTCATTCTTTAATGCAGTGTATCCATCAGGGAACTCAATTTGGATCAGTTTGTTTAATAGTTCTTGTCGAACATGACTTCCTTCGTCACGTAACCATTCGATGAAGTTCTCTTTCTTCTGCTTGTAGCTAACTCCCATAGCATCTACGTATTCGTAACTTTGACCAGTTGTACCGAGTACTTTTGCTTCCTCAGACATCTTAGCGATGTTGTATTCGTAGTCGATACCTGTATCTGCTAGTAACGATCCGTCTGCTTCTTGGAATGGTCGAGATACTTTCGACTTCTGCGTTTTAACCCCCATTGTGTGACCTAGACGTTCTGCCGTTGCTCCCGAACCTTTCTTGATAGCACTCTTCTTCTTAATCTCTAGTCGAAGTGTAGCAGCGTGCTCCCATGCTTTACCTCCTGGAACCTTGTATGTTTTGAACATTGGATTTCCACCGATGTCGTCACGTACTTGGTTAATACCGATGAATAGAGATTTAGATTGAGATACCATTGGAGTAACCTTTGTTACGAACTGTGTGATAGCTTTAGCTCGTGCCCCAACGTTCTGCTCACCGAAGTCTTTCTCTAACTCTACCATAGAAGGTGTAGAACCTACAGAGTCCCATACGTACACTACAGGTACATGAGGATACTTCTCTCCGAATAGCTTTAACGTTTCTTCTACTGTTTGACCAACCTCTTCAACTGTTAGTGCAGTACCTTTATCAGGGTCAGGTTGCTTTACTAATACTTTACTTGTATCAATACCTAGAGAAGATAAACGCTCGTTATCCGATGTACCTTCCACGTCAATAAGTACGCAAATGCAACCTAAAGCAGTCGCTACACGCATTACGTGGTGAGTGAATGTTGATTTACCACCCGATGGTACCCCTGCAACCTCAATCATTCGTCCGAACGGTAGGCCGCCACCTAGGATTTTATCAATCTTCGGTAAGAATAGAGGAAGTCTATCGAATACCTTCGCATAATCTGAATCTCGTAGTAGAACTAGGCCGCCACTTAAATTCAGAGCCGATAAATCTAAATCCACGCTTGCAGGTGCTTTTTTCGTTTTTGCTTTTGCCATATGTATATTTCCTCCTAATATGTATATGTAATTATCTAACCGTTATGTATTGAAGACTGTAACTACTTAGTGTGAGTACCAAGTACTCCTCGTTTTTCTCGTCCCATTGTACGTTTACGTAACCATAGTAACGCTTCTTCAATCTTTGTAATTGCCATTGCGTTCTCTTTGCAAGCAAACTCACTATCTTGGAAACTTTGTAAACGAGTTAAGATCATAACAAGTAAGTCTTCATTCATTACTCCGTTAACTCCTGCAACGTTTAATGCACCTTCTTGGAAGTGAATAACTGCTAATGTTTTATCGTCCTCAGCCGATGTTACAGTGAATAAATGTGGTGCGTGGAAACTTGATTCCTTTTCACGATATACCTTTGTACAACGCTCTGTTAATAAATCATGCTCTACTTTTACCATTTCTTTTGTCATTTTAACTTCTTCCATTTGTTGTTGCCCCCTAGTCAATAATGGTTATATAACCTAAGTCAACCTAGCCACAGAATGGCTAGGTAACTTGGACTCTATTAAGCTTCTATTAGTTTAAGTGAGTTTTTAACAGGTCATCAATGTTTGGAAGACCGTTTGTAGCATGTGACGGTGCAGGTACTGCTGGTTCACCTGTTGGTACTGGTGTTTCAGGTGCCGTATACGTTGGTGCAGGTGTTGTCGGAGCCGTAGGTGCTACTTGTTGAGTAGGTTGTGGCGTAACTCCACCGTTCTGAGATAAGTCAGTTTGTACACCGATATCGAATGGATCAGGTTCTACTGCTCCTGCCCCTTGTTCCATTCCAGTAGGCATCACAATGTTTGGTTGTGCAGGTGCTACTGGTTGTTGTGGATAGCTAGGCATTGGTGCCGTTGGCTGTGGTGCAGTGTATGTAGGCATTGGTGCAGGTTGCCCTTGTGGTTGGTACGTTGGCATTGGTGCCGTTGGTTGTGCTCCTACAGTCATTGGTGCTACTTGTTGACCAGTAGTTAAAGGTGCTACAGGTTGTCCCATTTGCGGTTGCTGTGGTGCTCCTACAGTTTGTCCAGGGAATGTTCCGAATGGATTAGATGTAGGTTGTGGTGCCGCAGGTTGTGCTCCTGCATTTTGGTTCGGCTTACGACCTTCTTTCATGTCGATGAAAGCTTGTACCCATTTGTCACCGTTCACTAAGCGTTCTGTAGGTGTTGCTTGCTCTTGTAAGTTCTCAAGAGTTTGCTCCCAACCTTGACCTAATGGAGGTAACACGATGTTGCTATATACGTCCACTTTGTACTCTTTTGAGTTACTGTTCTTTTCAGGTTTCGTGATTTGAATTGGGTTCGGACGGTTAATATCCATGAACGATAAATCTGATCCTGAAGAGTTTAGTAACGGGTTCTTTAACTTCTCAATGTAGTTAGAGAATGCTGATTGTGGCATCTCGAACACTCGTGTTACTAATTGACCATTTGCATCTCGTTCTTGTACCCATTGTTGTGACGCAGGGTCTTGTACGATACGAACTACGTTTACTAAGTATGTACGTCTTGGTGATGCTTGTCCACCATAACCATTAGGAATGATTCCTAAACCTGCCCACTCTGTAATCTTTTGCTCTAGTAATGAACCAGGGTTTGGATCAGCGTCTAACACGAAGTTAGAGTTAACGTCTTTACCGCTAGAGCTTTTAGCAGATAAGAATATTTTACGAATTGGAACGAAGAATTGTCCGAATAAATCAGCAGTTGGTAACACTTGGATAATCAACTCACGTTGGTCTTTCTCGAAGAACAAACGCTTCTGCTTCGTTTTCGGGTACTCAACTTTGTCGTTCCCATTACTTTGTTCTAAAACCTTTTGTTCGTTGTTAATGATATCAGCGAATGACATACTATTAATTCCTCCTAGTTTTCTCTTAATATTTAACTCTATAAACAGTCTAACATATATTATATCATATGTCTACACTTTTATGAGAGTTAGAGACATTTTTTTTTATTTTTTAAGCTTCCCAATCTGCGATAGCTTTTGCAATCTTTAACGGTTCAGCGGTCCACTTCGGAAGTACTACCCCATTTGCGTTTGCGAAGTCTGCCATCATGTTAACCAAGAAACGATCCTTCGAGAACTCAGGTGGTGTATCTACAATTACTTCTTCAAGTAAGAACACATCTCCTGTCTCTAGGTCAATCTGTACATCCTTATATTGACCGTCTGCAACCTTTAAACCTAGTTTAGCAGCTACTGCATCGTCAATTGGGTTGATCTCTACAGATGGTTTTTCAGATTCGTACGTTGTAGCCGTAAATGCTTTTTTAATACTTTCTAACATTATTGCTTACCTCCCCAGTATTGAGTTTGTTGTGGTACAGGGAACGGTGATTGCTCAATACGAGAACCTGCACCTGCTCCATATGTTTTGTCTTCTGCAATTTGCTTACCGTAAGACTGTAACATATCTTTACGTTGTTCAAATGCTTTTACGATCCGTGCAAGTCTTCCTGCAATGTAATCGTAATACAGACACTGCTCTTTTGCATCGACAAATTCTTGCTGTTGCTTTATGTATGCGTCTACGCTGTCCTTTGTTGGTTTGTCCCCACTCTTCTTAATTTCTTCTCGTGCTTGTGGGTCTAACCTTGCAATGACAAGCTCTAGTTGCAACTCTGTCTTCTCTTGAAAGAATTTAATTTTCTCAAGAACAGATGACCAATAGATGTACTTGGAAGGTTGGTGTAACATTTCTTGAAGAAGGTTACTTTCGTTTACCTTTAACTCTTCACGCATGTCGTAAACCTTATACTCTCCGTTTTCATCAATGATTCGTAAGTCCTGAAAATCTAGGATGTCTACTTTAACATCTAGCACATACTCTCACCTCTATCCTTTAAAATAAAGAGAAGAAACTGCTTGTCTCTTCTCTTAGTATATTACACTATCCAACTCTGTGTGTCAACAAAAAGTTACAGAAATTATACAGCCGCTTGGTAGATTGGTTTCTTAGCTTCAATCATAGCTTTTAACTCTTCTGCTTTCTCTTTTGTGATAACACCTGACTCTTTGTAATGCTTCACACTCTTTAAGTCCATATGGTACTTACAGTAGTGTTTTATCTTTTGGAACGTGTTGATTTCTTCCATATCGTAGTTAACCATGTCGTTATACGTAGTTCCGATTTCGACATCGGCAGTGATAGGGAATCGGATTGTTTCACCTTTCCATTCGATATGTAACCAAGGGATCGGTAAGTTCTCCATTACAGATTTACCGATATGAGCCATCAGATGAACTTCTTCAGGTGGGCAGTCGATTACAATACTATCGTGTACAGTTAGAACGATACGAGAACGTAAACCTTGTGCTTCAATGATGTCATTGATGTAAATTAATGAGTTATTTGTTAAGAATGCACCTGAACCCTGTACTTGTGTATTTACAGATTGACGTAATGCTCCATTACGTTTTTGTTTATCTTGTGAGTACACGTCTCGTAAGTTACGAGTGAATCCTTGCATACAAGAGATGTAACCAGTCTGTCTAGCTTTCTCTCTCGTCTCATCAATGTACGTCTTGATCTTCGGTTTGTTCTTGAAGTAATCATCGAATAGCTTCTCTGCTTCATCAATTGTCATGTTGTACTTCGGTGCGAACGAGAATGGTGCTTCCCCGTATGCAAGTCCGAATGTTACTCGTTTAGCGGCCGTACGTTCATCACCTGTAACTTCCTCCTGTGGTTTACGGAACACAAGTGAAGCAGTATGCGTATGTACGTCTTTACCTGTTAAGAATGCGTCAATCATCTCTTCATCGTACGCAATTAAAGCCATGATACGAGATTCAAGTGAGGAGTAATCGAGCTGTAACAGTGCTCCATCTTTGAATCTACTAATGAACATTCGTTTAATAGGGTGTTGGTAGTCGAAACGAGTTACATCTTCCGTCTTACGAGGGAAGTTCTGACAGTTCGGGTCTTTTGATGATAGACGAGATGTTTCTGTACCTTCAGGGTTAAACGTACCGTGTAGAATGTTGTCCATATCCACCATCGTTAAGAACTTGTAAGTGAAACTTTGTTTCCGTGTTTTAACAAGTGAGTGGTGGATCATAACTTCCGCTAGTTCCTTGTACTCAGGATACTCTTTCGCTATGTACTCCAAGTTCGCAGTATTCGTCTTGTAATGGAACCAATCAATCTCTTCCTCTTTTAGTCCCTTCTCGAATACAGAGTCCACTAAACGTTCTTTATCGAACGGTAGTCGAATACCTGTAATCTTGTACAGTACCTCTTTCTTATCATCAGGAGAGTTCGGATTAAACTCTAGCTTGTCCTTATACTTATCACGTAATGCTGCTATCTTACTATCTCTTTCTGTTACAGGTTTCAGCATTTCGTTTAATCCCATTTGGTAAAGCTGGCGATGTTCGTCCTCCATTTGCTTTACTTCAGGGAATGTACGAATGATTGCAGTTAGACGATCCTCTTCTTTTTGGTAAGCATCTGCTAGTGCTTTAACGTAAGGAATGTCTAACTTGATACCTGTTGCTTCAATTTTAGCTAGTGTTGCAGATAACTTTGGATAGTGATTCGTATAAAGCTCTCTAATGTGCTCTAGACCTTTCTGTTTACATCTTTGGTCTAGTTGGTTATAGATACGTAAACACACGTCTACGTCACCACTAGCGTACGGAGAAAGCATCTCGAATAATGGAATCCACTCATAACAGAAGTCCGATCCATCTATAGGATTGACTGGTGCTCCTGCGGTCCCGAAGTCAGGCATCGGTGGTTTCACGTACTTACGTTGGGCAATCTCTTGTAACTCTGTTATTCTATTTAAAATTTCAGGTGTAGGTGACTCCTTACGTAGCAAACGTAATTCCGCTTTTGCGTCCTTCACTTGTTGTTGTACTTCTGCTCTATCCCTTGCACACTGTTCCTTAAATTCTGCTTTCAACTGTGCGATACGTTCTTTTTCATTCTTCTTGTAATTCTCTTTGTACTCTTTCTTGAAGTCCTCTAACGCTCTATCGTACCCACCCATATCAGTGAACTCGAACGTTAAATCTGACAATTTTAATGTACCTTTTACATCTTGGTTTACAAGTAAGTAGTACATCGTTTTCGTATCACGATGGTTATTGAACTCTGTGAATCCTTTAGACAAACGTAGGAACCTGATATCGAACTTCACGTAGCCCTGTTATTTCTAACAGGCGTGGACTATACCTTCACGAACCCTTACCAATAGGTTTTTCCGCAGTTACCTATATGGGTTCATGCCCCTCATTTAAGTGGTGTTCATTTTCGTGGCATTCCTTACATAACCATTTTACTTCTAATGGTTTGTTGTAATCTTCATGATGCCCTTCTAACGATCTTTCTTCCTTACATGACTCACAAACTAACGGTTTTACTAGTTTACCTGACTCTAAAGCACGTAGTACCTTTTTCCTTGCATTCTGCTTTAGCTTGTACTGGTCACTTTTACGGTACTTATCTTGTGCCCTCTGTCTAGCTAGTTTACCTTCTTCAGTTTGTGAATAAACTTTCATTTGCTCATTGTGTTTTTCTTTGTTGGCTTGATGGTACTTCTTGTTGTACTCTTTTGTTCCTTCAGGGTCTCGTTCTCGCTGCTTCTTCGACTTGTCTAAGTACTTGTCTTTATTCTTGTTATAGTGACTCTTCTTATAGTCTGACAAGCACTTCTTACATTGACTGGATAGCCTGTATGTACCATCTTTTCGTTTCTGTTTCGCAAACTCATCGTCATGTTTTTCTTCTGTACACTTTGTACAAATTTTCATATAGTAACCTCCCTTAGGAGCCACTATCACCACTTCTCCACTTGCCCTGCGAAGGCTCATGTCAGTCTCTACACCCCATCTACTGTCACCAGTAATGTAGGCACGGTATTGGCGTATCTCTCGACTTAGCGTCCACCGTTATGAGAGGGGTTTTACAACACCCAGTATGTTAAATGTTATGTCCGACTTTAATGATGTTTGGATCGGCAACAAATTCTTTTATGTAGTTATAAATCTCAGCTAAGTGTCCAGGAAGCCAAGTCCAGTCCTTATGTTCTAGTGGGATGGTTACACCTGTTCCTTCTTTCCAACAAAGAGAGATTACTAGTGGCTTAGAGCCTTGTTTCTCAGCTTGTAACGTATTAGTCTCTAAATCCCATGCTACGACAGGAGCTTCTTTTACTATCTTGGTGAAGATTTCTCGTACACGTTCGATAGTTGTAACATCTTCATACTTTACATCTTTGGCAATGAACGCTTCGTCACCTTGCTGTACATACTTCTTCAATGTACCGAAGTCGGCTTCTACTAAGTTCTGAATCTTTGGATTTACAAGCATATATTCCATACTGTAAATCGGCATTACCCAACATGTATGTGTGTACGTCTCTTTAATCCAACCTGAGTTATCGACACCCTCTACAACTGCACTCTCATCGAACACGTCAAAAGTAGCAGAGAGTGTAACTTGTTGTGGTACTCCACGTAGTTTAGAAATCTCCGCTATATTAAGTAAAGCCTTACATCCAAGTTTACCCGAAGGTATAATGATGTCAGGCTTGTCCTGTACGATACGTTGGTACAGTTTCTCGTATTCAGGTTTCGATTCTTTAGCAGTTGGTGGCTTGTACTTTATAGCTCTGTCTCGTTTATCACGAGAAATGACCTCAGGTACTTTGAAGAATGCATAGTCTATGTAATAGTCACTTTTCTTCAGTTCTAATCCTTCATGGATCAGTTTCTTTAAAAGTCTTCCTCCGTTTGTTTGGAAGAAGATATTCTTAAACGATCCATCTTCCTGTTTTTGCATATGACTTTCTCTTACATACTCTTGTAGAAATAATACTTTCAAGTTATGTCCTCCTTAGTTATAGTATTCTTCGTCTACGAATCGGAAGAACAGATGGATTAGCAACCCTCCACCAACAATAAGAAAGAACACTGCTGACGGGATACTACCTTTTAACCAATCATCTACTCCTCCTGCTACAAGTAAAGCACAAAGTACAAGTTGCAAAAATTTAGACATATCTATCACTCCTCCTTAATATAATCTACTGTAATCTTACTATATCATACTCTATAAGTCAACAAGATAATAGATACAAAAAAAAAGAGAGGATAGTATCCTCTCAATCTTTTACTCTTCTGAAATCTTCGCTACGTGGTTGCATAGCTCCTCAGGGATTCGTGAACGGTCTACAGACCCTTTTATACCTTGTGTACCTGTCGCACTTCCACGAGGGGCTGAGACGTGGCATGGAGCACCATTTTTACATGGGGCTTTAAACTTAGGGTCAGGATGGTTCGTGAGAATATCCGTAGGTTTCATTCGTCTCTGTTCTAACGGTAAATCAGTTGTGTATTGGCAGTACGTTACTGTATGTCGCTCACCTCCGAATGGTAGGTTCTGAGCGAAGTGCATCTTCCTCATTCCACCACGAGGGTTCTCGATAAAATAGTACTTAGGTTTCAGTTCTTCAAGTAACGCTCTAGTATGCCAGTTTAACTCGTCACAGAATTTTGCGTAATCACTGATAGGTTCCAATTGACCGTCCTCTGCTTTTCGTCTGTGATGTGAAATACCTGCCATAGAGTAGGTAGTACAGTCAGGAGACATCCAAATTATATCAGGTTGCCCAAAACGTTCTAAAATGTCTTTTGCAGTAATTTTCGAAATGTCGGCATACCAATTGATGTTAGGGTGTTTTTCATCCCACTCAATACTATATACCTCGTGTCCTCTCTTTTCAAACGCCTTACCAATGGATCTTGTGCCAGCATATAATTCTAGTACTTTTAGTTTCTTTGTCATATTAATTCTCCTCATCTAGTAGTTTATACCATTCTTCTTCCGTCTTGTTGTTCTTACTAAGGTTACAATCAGGACATGTCCAGTGAACATTACTAGACGTATGTAAACCTCCACGAGATAAGGGTAGTTTGTGGTCGAGGTGCTTACCATACTCCTCTAAGTTACAACCACAATATCCACACAAACCTTCTTGAAGATTGTACAATTCCTGCTCAAATTCTAAGGTTACAGTACCATCACTAACATTAGCGATGGTTAGTTTTCGTTCCCTAGCTTTATTTAGGAAGTACTCCTTATTCTCTTCTCTGTACTTCTTGTTTTTCTCTCTTATTTTATCTTGGTGCTTTACTCTGTATCGTTTATCTTTTGCTCTGTGAAGCTCTCTGTTGTTATCCCGATACTTTCTTTCTGCTTCCCGTACTTTCTCTCTATTATTCTCTCTGTAAGTTCTTTGGTAAGCTAACCTTGCTTCTTTATTCCTAACATGGTAGTCTTTTTGGTCTTCCTTTACACAAAGTTTACAGTAGACGTTGAGACCGTCTTTACGTGATTTATTTTTATAGTACTCGGTGAACCCTTTAACTTTGTCACACTTCGGACAACGTTTAGTCATAACTACTGCTTGTCCTTCATATAATCTTTAAAGAGTCTTGCAAATATCGGAACCATGATGTCCACCACGATAGAGTTTCCTGCTTGCTTTAGTAGTTGGGTCTTGACAGTACCCACTGCTTTTGCCTTGTAGAAGTCCTCATCGCTTACACCCATGATGCGCCACGCTTCTAACGGACTAAGGTTTCGTATATGTGTACCTAAGTGATACAGACCTGTCTTACCTCCTTGGCCGCCACCATTAGCAGTCAGTGTCGAAGCCGTGATAGGTAAGTAGACTCTAGTAGCCTGTTTCGGTTGGTTCCCTATGTATCCGATGAATGATGCTCTACTATTCTCGGGTTGCTTTTTATAGTAGTCCGATATCGGATTGTAGTATGTAACTGGGTCTACTGTGTAACTACGTATAGACGGGTCTTTAAAGCTCTCTAATGCTTCTGTATCATTTAAGTCTTCTAGTACGTCTATTAAATTATAGGTACGTTCTTCAGGGTCTTTTGGGAACAAAAATGCTTTCCCATCCAACTGAGAGATTGCGATAACACGTTTACGTCTCTGCGGTACGTACGGTTCTGCGTCAATTACTCTCCATGTAGTTGTATAACCTTGCGTACTCAAGTAGTTAACCCAAAGCATGAAGTCTTCCTTAAACTTGATGACGAGATTGTCTACGTTCTCCATCATTAGGAATCTAGGTTTCTTCGCTTCTATTACTCTCTTAACATCCCAAAGCGTACTAGAGCTTGTCCCTGAACCTTCTAATAGTCCTTTCATCGCACCTGATACAGAGATGTCTGTACAAGGGAATGAGTACGTTAGAAAGTCGTGGTCAGGCACATGTTCACCCTCCACCTTGGTAATGTCTCCAAGGTTATATGTAGTTCCGTGAATTGCTTCGTATGATTTTATTGCGTGCTCGTCAATCTCTGCAATCGCTACAGTCTTGAAATTGATGTTTGCTCTTTTCAGTGCCATTGATTGGCTACCGTATCCTGCAAATAGTTCTACTACTCTAAGCTCGTCCATACTTACCTCCTTAACTTACTATGTATATGTTGTAACTGTTTCTAATATTACTGTAACTTTGTCTATAAGTCAACAATAAATTACAAAGAAAAAAGGGGATCATTATTCCCCTTCCTTTTTTGGTACTGGTAGCTCGATATCTGTGATGCGTTTTAATGGTTTGTATTTCGGTATGCGTTTAGCTGGTCTAACAAAATACTTCTTATTTAGACCATCGTATGCTCTCTTCTTGGGTACTTCTTCAATGTCCCATTTACACACTTTACCGAACTTTACGTTCTCTCCGTTTTCTAGAGCAGCAATGATAACGTCCTCTAGATGTTTAATTACATCTTCGACTCCTCCGATATCGTAGTTACCGATATGTGCAGTCCGTCTTGCTAATTCTTTTCTGTTTACAACCATCTTAGTTTCCCTCCGTTACGAAAGGATTCTCCATACGTCTAAAACGCTTATTGTCTCTTAGTACTAAATCCTCTACCATCTTTCTATCTTTCTTCGAATCACAAACCACCCAAATATTCATTTTCCACGTAGATAGGGGTTCCTGTAGATAGCAGAAGCATTTGTATTTGTATTCCGACTTGAGATGATACATACCGTTGTAGAACGTGTAAAACTCTTTATGTCGATCCTGTATCTCATCCTCTCGTAAAGGAGGGAACGAAAGCCTAACTTTGTCTACATGATATCGTAAGGGATACAGTGAGAATAAGTAATCGTAAATGTTGATATCGGGAAGTACAATCGGTACATCAATTACGACACTCGTTGCCATAGATGCTAACTGTACATTCATTACATCATCAATCTTATGTTCCTTCTTACACATGTAAATTACCTCTGACTGGGGTACACTGGACAACTGATTAATAATCGGGATCGGAACTCTACCGTCACTGTAATACTTAATGTAACCACCGTGATTAATAACCTTTTCATATAGTGTATCATTCGAGTATCGCTCTTTAAATAGGAGATACTTTTTATCGTTTCGTACATTGAATCGAGTAGACTCTTCTTTTAGCTTGTCCATCTCTCGTTCAATTTCGTTTTCGTTTAGTCGTGTAACTTTAATGAAACTACCTTCCTCTTGTACTGTAGTTAAATTAATATTATATGCTCTATCTGTATTAAAAATATTTAATGATTTTTTTCTAGCCATTATAGTTCACCTTTCTCTGTCCCATTTTTATCTCTCCAATTCTGAATTTTCAGACTTCACAAGCAATGGTATACCGTTACCTTCATTATACCATAAACACAAAAAGGAGTAGGTTACGGAAACCTACTCTACTTAGTGCATTATTTTATTTGTATACTGGGTTTAACAAAGGTAACAACACAACTTCACCGTTAGATTTGTCGATATGTCCTATGGAACGTACAACATATATTACTAGTTTCTTACTCTTATCGTACTGGATTCGTTGTAGTGTCCCTATTACTGTGTGTGGGTTAAGTCCATTTAACGTAACCCACTTCACCTTACCCCCGATCGTGTACACTATCTCCCATACGTACATTACATTCATGAGTGGATACCGAACTTCATTGCGTCTTCATTGATACCCATTAACATCTCGTTGATCTTGTTGTAATCAGGTTTCTCAGGCAGCTTCGAGTTAGCGTGTGCAACTTCCAACTTCCCTTCGTAATATGCGATGATATCTAGTGCTTGCTCTTTAGTATACTCACCGTTTCGGAACCCTAGAAGTGTTTCACGCTCAGGACGGTAGGTACTGTAGTCACTTGTGTCTAGGATTTCGATTGCAGAGATTAATAGTCTAGCACCCTGCATGAAGTTCTTTGTATCGTAACCGAACTTCTCCACCAACTCCTGACGACCTGCTCCGTTCTTAATTTTGTTCGTCAGGGATCGTGTGTAACCCCCAAACTTCGTGATGATTTGTTTCGATAGGAATAGGTGTCGGTTATCGACTAAGACTTGTCCTAATTCAGTCAAGATGATGAAATCTTCTTTTCTAGCAAACAGTACTTCAATGTTGTTCGGAACACCAAGCATAGCATCCTTTACGAACTTACTGATATGTAGGATGTTGATGTCTACATCGTCCTTTGTATTCTTAAATGTCTTCCCACCTGTGTTATTGTACTCATTGAACGTTTCTAATCCGTAGAAGTATTCTTTCGGTGGGATACAAACTCCTTTGAAATCCCAATCTGAGTTCTCTGTGTCAGTTCCGTATAAACGGCTACCGTATGGTACTAAGATGATTGTTCTCTCTTCCATCCAACTCATTCCTGTTACACTTAAATCTACTGTTTTCATATTATTCTTCCTCCTTTAGTTTCTCTTCTGTGATTTCTTTTATCATAAAAGCTAAATCATAAATATTTAAATTCGTTCGACCGTATTCAAAATCGTTTAGTAGTTTTCTAATTTTCTCTACCATTTTACTCTTCCTCTCCGCAAACTCTTAAAATAGCTTTCGCTAGTTCAATAGCATCTTCTTTACTAAAGAATAGGTTTCTGTCAGACGGTAACAAGTTGATGTCACCATCATCGTCTATCTCTTGTACGATTGTAAGCTTCTCTCCGTACTGATCCTCGAATACAACTACATTATCTAATTCGTCTTCCTCATCGTATACGTTGTACTCTTCCAAGTCATCTTCGATTATAGAACCGTGGAAAAAGTTTTGTGAGTCACAATTCGGACATAGCATAAATGTATCGAACGGACTCGCTAATTCTTTATGGCCGCAGTCTTCACATTCCCAAGGAATTTTCATATTACTCTCCTCCTAAAGTAAACGCATCTATTTCTTTCTTACCAATAGACTTGCGATACTCTGCTCTTGCTTTACCAATGAATGAATCTAATTCTTGGATCGTTACTGCTTGGTTGAACAAAGCCGATTCACTTATTTCTACTTTGTTTACTATACCTGTTTCAATGTGTATGGACACCTCCATACTAAAACTCTCTGTGAATACTTCAAAGTTACCGTAACGCTCTTTCGTTAACACTTTCATTTGTAACAACTCCTTTTCTTAACTTCTGTAATTACTATAACACGGGGGTTGTCTAATAGTCAACAATAAAATAAAAAAAAAGAAGAGGAATTTTCCTCTCCTAATTTTAGAACTGTAGTTTGTCTAGGTCTGCTACGTTCATCTCTGTATTCTCTGCTGTTGATTGCTCATATTGCGTTACAGTTTTCTCGAAGAAGTCTTGCTTCTGTCCTGCGTCTAAACGGCTATCATCGAACGCTTTCATCCAAGGGATCGGATTCTCGTTAGCAGCGAACTTCTCATCAGGGAACGGTAATGGTAGACCAAGAGATTGAGCACGCACGTTACCTAACCAAGTAATATATGTTTCTATCTCTGTAGGACGTACGTTGATTGTTGTGAATAAATCCAATCCGTAAGCAATCTCACGTTTTACGTTCTCCTTGATGAAGTTAGTAGCCCACTCGATGTGTTCTGCTTCTTCCTCTTCCGTCATCTTATAATCCGTTAATAGAGCACGGTGCGTGTGACCATTCAGATATGTATGTTGGAACTCATCTTTATGAATGTAACGAATGATACTCACTGTACCGTCTAGGATGCTGTAACGGTGTTGGATGTAGTAGAACATCATGAACGTAGAATAGAAGTTTACTCCCTCTAATACTGACATTGCAATTAGTCCTCGTGCTAAGTATTTAGAGAACTCTTGTGCAGTCATTTCATTGAACGTATAAAGCTTATAAGCGTCTTCTAACTCCTCTAGGACTGCCACTACTAAACTATTACGTTCTTGCGCTACAGGGTCTGCTACGGCTTCTCGTAGGATACGATTCTGTTCTGCTTTGTCTAGCTTGTCCAGTAATGCATACGAATATGATTGTGTATGTACTGCTTCTTGTTGTCCTGCTACTGCGTAACATGCACTAATAGACGGATCGGTAATAGCGGCCGATAGGATACCTGCCATACGGGTCTGAACCACATCAATTGCAGTTAAGTTACCTAATCCTAAGTTATACGCTTTACGGATTTTCTCAGGTGCTGATTTATAATCAAGGTCGTCCTTACTCATCTTAACTGATTCTGCACGCCAAAAATTAGCTAACATTTTGTCGTAGAATGTGTGGAACTGAGGGAAACGAATATCATTCCAGTTCAGACTGTTAACTCCGTCATTTGCTAAGATTTTACTAGGATAAAGCATACTCTGCTTAGGTTGTAATAGTTTAATTTTCTTTCTGTTTTCTACTGTCATGGTTCTAACTCCTTTATAATTATAGTCACAGTTATAGTATAATACAGACTTACTTTAGAAGCAAGTCTGTACAAGGTATTTCTTATTCTTTTGGTCGCTGAGATTCTATGAACTTCTTAATCTCGATTAGCTCTTTGAAGTTTCTCGTTTTTCTTGGTTAACTGCCATCGACCATCTACGATGTACCAGTCGTCTCCAAGCTGTTCCCACATTTGCTCTAACTTACTACTATCTTTAAAGATGACTTCTCCGTCATCAAAGTTGTGTTCAATGATGCGGAGCATGTCTTCCTTCTTTATAGCTTTCATAGACTCACTCCTATTTCATCCATGAATCATCATCGTAGTACTCACAGTCTTTAGCTACACTAGAGTCTGTAACTACTGGCGGCCTATTAATATTCTCACACACATGTAAGAATATAGTTTCGTCTGTACCTTGTCTAGCCATTTCTTTACGATTGATATACGTTTTAAAATAACCACACTCACTACAGTTTACATTATCCATTGCTCTCCTCCTTGTATCTGAATGTCCATCGTTTATGATGCGGTAGCTTACCTTTTAAGCAAGCAGATACGTGTCTAAAGTCTAATTGTGGTTGATCCCTACACAGGTCTGCTTGAATGGCGTACTCAAACTCTTCTCCTTCAGGAGATGTTGCAATAAACGTTTCTCCGTGTCGTATAGCCCACCTACGCATGTTTTCAGCGTGTGTTACATACTCTAGGTTAGTAAGTACGTTATTATGCTTATTACCGTCTATGTGGTCAACATCAGCTTTATCAAAGTATCCGTCAGGGTTAAACGTTTGTATTACTAGTTGGTGCATACGTATTACCTTACGTTTACCTTTGTAACCTAGTTCTACAGACAAGTAACCTCTACTATCTGCGTGAGGTTTCAAGATTCGTTTTCTCTTCTTGTTGTTAACTCTACCTTTATCTGATACTTCGTAATACTCTTCGTACCCTTTTATATCTTTCCATGTCTCCATTATGTAACCCCCGTGTATTAAAAGATATAGAGGAGTTATCCTCTATATCTAATATAACACATTAACCTACTCAACCCTTCGCAAGGATCATCCTGCGCATGACTCGCACGCCAGCTCGTAAGCTTTGTTTGTTTGTGAACGATGGTAGTAGAGTGTTTTTACTCCGTTCTTCCAAGCAGTGATATAATCTTGAATCATGTCGAATGCTTGTAGGTTGTCCTTGATGTAGTATAGGTTAGTTGAGATAGACTGGTCAATCCATTTCTGACGGATACCTACCCCTTTTAAGAACATATCCTTCTTGATGATGAAAGCATCCTTGTAGTAGAAGAAGTTATCCATACTAATCTCAGGAGCTACCATGTTCGTTTTGATTCCTGCTTTTTCTAGCGTGTACTCTTTACCGTAGATAGGATCAGTTCCTGCCGTTGTATTCGCAATGTAAGATATAGTCTCAGTTGGTGCAGTAGCCATGTGGATTGTAGAATACAGACCGTATTCCATTACTTGCTCGTTTAGAAGCATCCAACGTTCTCCATCTTTACTATACTTCATGAACTTCTGTTCGATATAGCTTCCGTCTGCCCACTTCGTTTTAGGGAAGTGAGGAGCGATGTCACCAGTTTCTTTCGCTAGTTCCATACTTGCTTTAATAGTTTGGTAAGCAATTTCCTCGAATACTTCATCTTGCCACTCAAGAGCTTTCTCACTGTCGATAGCGATATGAGAGATTGCTAGTGCGTGAGCTAGACCCATAACACCTAATCCTACTTCACGCTTACGAAGAGAACTAATTTTCGTTTGTGGCATTTCGTCCTGTTCGTTTAGTAACACTACGTTAGCTAACATACGGTACTGAACTGGAATAAGTTCTGCTAAGTATGCTCTCCAATCTCCACCTGCGATACGTACCTTCGCTAGTTTGCTAAGGTTAGTAGATGATAAGTTACAAGTCGGAATATCTCCTGGTCGTGTGTACTGAACCATGATGTCTTCTCCGTCTTTCTTAATCTTCTCTGTAACGATTGTAGGTGTTGACATTGGAATTGCAATCTCCGTACATAAGTTAGAGCAGTAAATCATACCACCGTTCGCATTGTCACGGTTAACTGCATCACGGAAGAATAAGAACGGGTGTCCTTTTTCAATACGTGTTTTGTTAATGTCTGCTAGGATCGTAAGTGGGTTTGTAACATTTACTAATTGTAAGTGACCTGTTTTATATGCTTGTACACATTGCTCATAACGTTCTGAGAAAGTTCCACCGTCTTCTCTCTCATCGTAGCAATCTTCTAATCCCCATCCCATGATGTCTTGTACTTCTTTCGGATCGAATTGGTACCACTCTTCTTTCTTCTGTAACTTACGGAAGAATAAATCAGGAATAGATACTGCTAAGAAGATTTTATGCATTTGCTTCTCTAGTACTGTGTTGTCTAGAGGTGTTTTTAAGAATGAACTAGTATCACGATGCCATACATCTAATGTGATTGTAACTGCACCTGGACGTTTTGATTGTTGGTCAACCGTACCTGCGGTTACATCAAATAGTTTCATGAATGGTACTGCACCTGAACTTAGTCCTGGCTTCTTACGAATGCTAGAACCTAATGAACGAACCTTACCAAAGTATAATCCGTAACCACCTGCATTTTTAGAAACCTTTGCAAATTGGTCTGCTTCACGGTAGATGTCATCTAGTGAGTCGTCTGTCATACCTACGAAGCAAGAAGATAAGTTACCGTTCGGTCGGCCGCTATTCATAAAGGTTGGTGTTGCAGGTGTGAAGTCTGTAGCACCTGTACGGTTATAACCTTTAATAACTTTTGCAATACGATCCTTTGTTTCATTTTGATGCAAGAACATGGATACCACCATATAACGTTCTTGAAGAGTTTCAACCTTCTTAACACCTACAGTAATCTCTTTACCGTTATGTTCTTTTGTAACAGGTATTGAAGTTGTGTAACGGTCATAAGCAATATGTACACCTACATGGTTTGTGAAGTAATCGTTATCTTCGTTGATGTGTTTCTCTAACTCTGCGATTTCTTCATCACTGTACTTCTTGAAGAAGTTTGTGTATTGTTTTCCTTCATAGCCCAGCTCTAAAACTTTCTTTAATCCTACTTCAAAGCCACGGTTGTTATATACCTCTTTACGTAGGATATCCGATTTAATACAACCTGCTACGTCTTGCCAATACGACTCACGTACGGAGATTAAACCTTCTACGATAGAGTAGAGTTCTTGTTGGATTTTAAGACTTGTTACGTTATCCTCCAACTCTACGTATTCTGTAATGCTACCTACGATACTATTCACGTTGATCCCTTCGGGAGTATACCTACGAAGATAGTTCTCTACTTTCTTCGGATCGTAAAATTCAATGATATTCCCTCGGTTAATAATTTGTACATCTGCCATTTTCTATGTCTGCCCCTTTCGAACTCACGTATTAACTTTTATTATGTATATCCCAGTCCATACCTTGGTACGTTTCAAATATCGACTCGGGAGTAAAAGAAGTGAATCCTTCCAACGTAGTTAGAATGGTATCGAATTTCTGTTCTTCTCCACGAATGTTATCGTATCGTACTTGTTGTACGGCTACTGGATGTTTTAATGCTAGTAGTGCGTTAAACACTTTAACGTCATAAGGAATTAACACATAATCCTTATCACGGTTTTTAGAGAAGATAAGACAAGGAGCCATACCGTGCTCTTTCATTCTTCGAGCATCTGTAACAACTTGTTCCCACCATACTTTAATCTGACCGATGTTTAAGAATAGGTGATGCATTTCCCATCCTTCACGTTTCTTGCACTCGTATACAAAAGGATTCTTACTACCTACAGGGAATACGATGTCACCGTTCATACGGCTATCGCTACCCCAAGTATGTCCTCCTGCACCTGATTGAGGAACACGATGAACTTGTTCCCCACTCCAAGCCGATAGGGTCTTGGCTGTTTTTAACTCATAGCCTGACCCTTTTGTTTTACTACCTCTACCCGTTGATGCCATATTACTTGTCCTCCTCGTAATGTACTAGGAAGTCAGGATCGTTTATTGTTGTTTGGTAACAACCTTTACTGTTCTCTGCTTCAATCGTCATAAGGTCTTCACTATACTCGACAACATCATATGACTGTCCTTTAACACAGAATACGCTCTCAGTCCCATTGACTTTAAACTTAACAGTCTTTAAACAAACTGCCCTTAGTGGAGCCATTACTTAGCTTCCTGTTTCATGGCTTCTAGTTTTGCGTATTCTTCTTGTAACTTAGTCTGTGCTTCGTCAACTTGTTTGTTATATTTTACTTTTGCGTCTTTGAAGATTTTACCGTTAGCACCAAGCTTCTCAAGAACGATTTCTTGGATTTGGACTTTCTCCATTACTTGCACTAACTGGGAAGTGATTTGTTGAGCAGCTTGTCCTGCGATGAAACGTGCTAAAATGTTCACGTCTCCTAATGTAGCAGTTCGACTAGCTAATTCGTTAATTTTTTCTGCATCTTCTTCTTTTTCTAACTTACCTGTTAAAACATAGTTTGCATATAACGCTAATTCCTCTTCGTTTAACGATGGTTTATTTACTTCATTTGTCATTGTCATTTGGCTCCTCTACGCTTATTAATAGGTCGTCTCCTGCTTCCTCGAACTGTTGGAGTACCCTAGCTCGTGTCTCATCGTCTAGAGAGTCTACGAGCGCTCTAAAGCGCATCTCCATTAATCCTTGTGAAGCATCAACATAGTGGGTAAAGTCGTCCATGATTGACATGAACGCAAAACCCACTTCTTCAAGTGAAACTTGTCTATCTTTACCTTCACGTTGGAGAGCTAGTAAGCCTTGTCCATCGTGATTACGTTTCAAATAGATAATATCCTCTATGTATGCAAGGATTTTATTGCTATTTACCGTTTGGCTCATTTACTTCACTCCTTTTCGTGAGTACCAGTAGAACCGTATGCCCCTTCTCCTCTAACACTATCAGGTAATTCGTCTACACCGTTCCATTTCACTTTTACACTTGGTTGGAAATGAATCTGTGCAATACGCTCTCCTTCTTGTACAAAGATTGTTCCTCGTGGTACTAAGTCTACGAACAAGCGATGTTGGATTTCAGGTTGTGGTGCGTTTCTATCTGTCCACAAGTCCATCTCCTCTTTTGTTAACATTTCTCCACGTTGAATCTTAGCGTGGATACCTGATACTGCTCCGTGGATATCAACACCATGCCAACGTCTTTCCCATGCTTCGAACTCTCTCTCGTAGTCCTCTAACGTTTGTGGTTTAGGATATCCTAAGTTTACTGTATCTTCTTCGTAGAACTCACGAGCGTTCTTCAGTACTGATTCAGGAACTTCTGATAATGGAACTCGTTCACCTTTTGTTGTGAATACAAAATCCACTACAGAGTTATCTTGGTACGTATTACGTAGTAAAACTCCAATGTAACCACGATACGATCCTTCGATAATACCTGTGCAGTTTGAAAGGATAATCGGTGTATGGTATCCCGAACCACTACGAGTGTTTAGTTTCATACCGTACTTTGTAACGAATGCAGTCTTTAGTCCTGTAGGAACTAGTACTGATTTAAACGTACCTTGGGGTACTAAGCGGCCCTCTAGTGCTTTGATATCGTAACAGAAGTCATCTCCGTGAGCGTTCTTCGGTTCGAATCCAGGTGGCGCAATATACATTACTTCCAATTCTTCTACTGGTTTTAACTCATCCATTTATTTATTCCTCCTAATATCTCAACTATAACTAGTATTCTAGCATACAGTATTGTTACTGTCAATTATTATTCTTCGTCTTCCTCGTCCTCTTCATAACCACCGTCATAGAATCTCAGTTTAGAAAAGTATTCATGCTTCTTACCAATCTCTTCTGTAGGTACTTCATCAGTATAAATACCGTGGTCTTTTAGGGCTGCTAAGTAACCTGCAATACGATAGTCTATTTTATCGTGGTAGTAATCACCGTTTAGAATTTCTTCACCTGTTTCTAAGTTGACTAATGCCTTTTCTTCCTCGTGTGTAGCATTCTCGAAAATAACTAATTTCATATGTTTTCCTCCTACATGTTTAATAGTTGTAACTGTAAATCTCCTTGAGCGTCTGCTAAGAACGCATTTGAAATCCACTCATAACATCTTTCTGTACCAATGTCATTCGCATCCTCATCCGTTGGACTGTTTACGTAGTACACTGGTCTAGTAGGATCAATGCGATGGATCGTATGAGCAGACTGTATCATCTCTCTCCAAGCATCTTTATCGAGGAACAAGTAGATTGGTGTGTTAAACTGTGCTGTCGCTTCTAACATCATCTTTACCTGTTCTTCTGTAACTTTCTTACCGAATGTTGCAACTCCATGATTACCTACTGTCATTGCGTTAAATACACCCTCAGTAACTACTATTTTATCATAAAACCGTGCTCTGTTTAGATTGAAGACCGTATTATTTTTAGAATATTCTGTCGTCTTTGCAGGAGCGTTGAATGACTTGATAAATGGATTCGGGTCTATGCTACGAGTATTCCAATATACAGGCAGACCATTGTTATCAAACGTGAAGAATACAAGATGATTGATTAAGTTCATCTTTCGTCCATCCACTAGTTCTACTTCACCATACGTTACATATGATATATTGTGGTCTCTAATATTTTCTAGTGTTACACCACGACCTTGTAAGTACTGGAAGAAGATAAATGCTTCAGGGTTATTAAAGTTCTCCATTAACGATTTACAGTTCGTTGGTGGTCTTGGACACGTATATGTAATCTTAATCTCTTCTTCTATCGGTTCCCCTCGTCTTGCGATATAAAGGAGCAGTCTCTCTTCCTCTGTGAGTCCTCCTGCTCCGTATCCTGAGAATGAAGTTCTTTGTTTCTTGTACTCTTCTACATCGTAATCATATGTTAGTAAAATTTCTTTTGCTTCTTCAAAGTCAACGTGATAGTATGCCATAACAAAGGATACAGGGTTTCCTGATCGGGAACATTTAAAACATATCCACCGTCCTAAGTCTGCGTTCTCCACGTAGAATTTATGCTTTGTATTTAGACAGAAAGGGCAGTTAAACCTCGTTTCATTACCTGCTGGTTTAGACTCCCCTAGCTCCTCCTCTAGTAAGTCCATAAACATATTGCATTCTCCTTATTTCGTTAATTTTCTCATAACAGATAACATCGTATAAATTTCTCCGTATGCCTGTAGCTCTGCTAACTCTATCTCTGTAGCGTGCTTGTACATGTCTTTATCCCACTTCTCTGAATTAATAGGTGGATTAGATTTACCCGATGCCTTGATGTATCGTTCTTCAATCTCGTCTCGTAAGTCTCCCATAATGGCAGCTAAAGTATCGAAACCATGTTGAACGCTCTCACTTGTGTACTCCTGTGTAATAGTAGGAATCCCGAGTTCAAATGCTTTACTCATAATACTAATGTTACGAGCGTAGACCGCAGGATGCAACGGAACCCCATCTTTCTTCATTAGTTTCTTCGTACGTTTTAGGATCGTAGTATTGTAGATGTTATCACCTTCAAAATGTTTATCCTGGACTAAATACATATAACCTTTTGCGCTTGAATGCTTGTAATAGAAATTAATGTTAAACGGATACCAAAAATGAATGTTCTCTTTGGGCAGACAAATTTCTTCTAACTGTTTGTCTGTTGTTTTCAGTTCTAACAGAATCTCCTTTTCTGAAATATTCATTAGCTTCATGATTTTCCTTCCCCTTCTTTTAATGTTGAAATACCGTTTTTATCTTTTACCACTGTAATCCGTTTTTCGAATAGATTACTAAAGTGTTGATTGTGTGTGATTACGAATACAGTACCGATGGTCTTTACTCGTTCTTTCAGTAGCTCGATAACCGATTCTACGCCAACCTCGTCCAGTGCATCGAATACTTCATCGTATACGATTAAGTTTGTGCTACCTAATACTAAATCCTGTAATGCTAGAGAGATAGCTAAGTCTGCTCGTTTGCGTTCTCCACCTGAGTTCGACTTGTATTTGTCTCCACCTGCTCGGTTGATTAACTGTACATCGAACTTCTCTGAGAAACCACCGTCTTTCTTCGGTGTACGTGTACTGAAATTAAGTTCCATGTTACTTCCTGCTAATTTCGCAAGATATGTATTTCCTTGTTCATTAAGGAATGGTGTGATTAAGTCAAGTACGTGAGATTTAACTCCTTCATTCGAGTAAACCTTCACTGCATCTTCTAACTCGTGTTTCTCTTTCTCTAGAGCCACGAGAGAGTGTTTGTGAGCCGTTATCTGCTCTTTAATAGCTTCCCTATCCGAATCCTTTTTCTGTGGCTCAGGGATGCTCATAAGCTTCTCTAACGTACTGTTAATGTGCTTCACTTTATCCTTGAGTGCTTTCAGGTTGGCTTCGTAATGTTGGATCGCTTGCTCGTTCTTTTGAATCTGAACTGATATGTTACGGTACTCATCCATCGCTCGGTTCTGTACGTCTTTATGTTGGGAGAACACTTCGTAAGCTGCTTGGTACTCTGCTTCGTGTTGTTGTAGAAGTGGCTCTAAAGATTGTAGTGAGATTAATACTTGTCGTAACTGATCCTTTAACGATTCCAGTTCCTGTTCACGGTGTGTGCTATCTAACTCACTACCACATACTGGACAAGTCTTACTCATCTCTACTTTCTTGTAGTTCGTAACGATGGTAGATTTTTCTTTCGTCAGTCTATTAATCTCAGCTTTCGTAGCCATTACGAGTTGTTGCTTTTGGTTCACGTCATTTTGGTACGCTGAGATATCGACTGTAGCCATTGCATCTCGTTCTTTTGTGAGACGTTCCACTTCTTCTCGGCACTTATCTACTACTGGGAAGAACTTAGCAGGATAATCATTTAACTGTTTAATCGTGTCAGCTAGATTCTTCTGCTCCTGTTTAATCAGAGCACGAGTATTTTCATATTGTTGCTTCTCCTGTTCTTCCATTACATCGACTTGTTGTAAGCTCCACTCTAACTTGTCCCCTTCACGTCTCTTCTCGTCAATCTCACGTTCCTTACTCTTCACTCGTTCCTTCGCAACCTCTTGTGCGATAGAGTAAATATCTAAGTTTAGTAGACTGTCAAGAATCTCTTTCTTGCGTGAGTCAGGAAGTACTGCGAACGATCCTAGTCCGTCCGACTTTTGAGCAAACAAGATACTGTTGACGAATGTGTTGTACGGTATTCCGATTAAGTCCTCGATTAACTTGTTTGTAACCGTTGCCGACTTACCTGTAATCTCCTCATCGTTTCGGAACAACTTTACCTTGTTCTTATGTTTCGTATGTTTTCTGTAACGTTCAATTCTGTATGTATCTTCACCTTTGCGACCGTAAAGAATAACTGCTGTATTCTTCCCTACTTTGTTGTTTATAACATCGTCTGCTTTATCCCCTTTAGTTGTTATATCGTACAGTGCGTACGATAATGAATCAGGGATCAGCGTACTCTTACCTGCACCATTACTCTTATACTTCGGGTCACTCTCGTTAATACCATCAATCAGTACTAACCCTTGGTTATGTAGGTGTATTGTAGCTTCGTTAATGGCTAAGAAGTTCTTCAAAACTAACTTGTCCCACTGCATAATATTTCTCCCTTCTCAAGTGTATACTTTTCTGTAACCTCATTGTATCATTTAGAGTATGTTATGTCAATGACAAAAAGGGATAGTCCAAAGGACTAACCCGTCTGTCGAAGCTTGGCTTCTTTCAGTATATCGAGTGCTATATCCGTTACATGAGGATACATTTTCTTCGTGTACGTTTCCACGATTGTATGCTCATCCGATCCTACTTCGATGTCAATACGTAGCTCTGATTTATACTCTTTCTGCACCTCTACACGGATGTTGTCGGTGCTCTCCTTGAACACCTCTATCTCGGTAGCTACTTCTTTCGGTACAATAAATCGTACGTAATTATTGTCGATAATTTCTTGTGCGTTAGCAGGAATATCTGTTAACGTAATAAACTTTTTATTTTGGATCGGAATGAATTGTGGTTTACCGATATTCTCTACATCTACAAGCCACACACCTTTATCCTGTCCCTCGTCCGAGAAACTGGTTTGGATTGTGTTTCCTACATAAAGCATGTTGTAAGTTCCACCAAGGAACTGCCACTTATGATAGTGACCGAACAACCCGTATGTGAATACATCAGGGAATAAATCTCCTACTTTAAATGCACCTTCTAGTCGGTGACTGTAACGTCCAGTCTCACTACCATCTATACCAATGTGACCTAGTAATAGAGTTGGTTTCGTCTCTACTTCTGCGTCTACACTAAATTCGTAGATACGTTGTTTCAAGTATGCTACGTCATCAGAATAAGATACAGGATACAATACGCAAGAACCAACATCCATCGGATAGAAGCTGTCTAGTACGTGTACTCGGTCAATCGTTCTAAAGGAACGTAAACTATGCACAGGGAATCGTGAGTTATCCTTTTGGTCGTGGTTCCCTACAATCATGTACATATTTATATTCGGATACTTATGCATGTTTTCGTAAATAGCATCGAACCCGAGGTTAAATACGAGTGTCGGGATACTATAACGTGAGTGGAAGAAGTCCCCTAAAAATATTACGTCTGCGTTATGTTTATTCGCAATCTCAAACACTCTGTCTATTGTCTTTACGTGCGCCACTAAACGATCCGTAACTTCTAGTTCTTGTCCGTACAACTTCGCAGTTACTGGTTTAGAATAATCTGCGAAGTTGTGTAAATGGAAATCTCCGAAAACAATATATTTCTTTTTAGGATTCATGTTTAAAGTCCTCCATCGTTGGTTCTTCACGTTTTTCTTTGTTGTATATGTCTATTGCTTCTTGAAGGTTGTCTTCGTCCATCTGTAAGACTTCGTACTCTGATTCCCATTCTGTGGCACCCCACCAACCACCTTCGTTTTTGACGTGCTTTGCTCTAATGATTGCAACGAAGTCGTACTCCTCTTCTCCATATGTGTTAATGTTGTCTAGTAACGCATCCTCTATACCACAAAAAATGTCAGTACCTAGGTAGTCGTCATTAGCCGTTGAGATGATTTCAATACCTTTACCAATCTTGTAATCGTCCCAAATACGTCCTACTACAATAGCTATATTATCCATTCAGTTACCCCCTCATAGTATGCAATGCTTGGTTGATTTCACTAGCGTAGTCAATCTTTGGTGTGTTGTCTTTACTGTCCTTACGTTTTGACTTGAACATTGCTTCTCGTGCTTCATCGGCAGCTTCCAGTACATATTGATGTTCCTTACGCTCTTGTTCACTCTCAAAGTCCCGTACAGTTTGGGCACTACCGATAACCTTGAACCCTAGCATTCTATTGTACTGTCCTTCAGGTGGGTTACGTACTTTATCCGCATATAGACGAATGAATCCTGCTTGGTACTCTTCAGGAGTTTGGTTGACTGTTAACACAAGCTCAGCCGCATTCTTCTTACGGTGAGAACCTTCCATGTGCTCGGCAGTACGAACTAAAGCACTGTAAGCCGTACGGTTCATCTGTGCCGCAGTCCACATTACCACGTTATAGTCCTGGGCAATACGTCTCATTTCCTCAAATAGTCGTCCACCATCTTCAGCTTCATTACCTGTCGCACGAGGGTTACGAAGTAATTCAGGATAATCTACCACGACTGCATCCACTTGAATACCTTCACGAATCATTAAGTCCGAAATCAATTGTTCAATCTTAGCAGGAGTTACTGCTTGTGGTGAGTAACGGGCAAAGAACAAGTTACCGAAATGTTGTCGATGTTGTCTAATGAAAGCTTGTCTCTTATCGAACTGCTCTTGATTCAGTACCGATCCTGTAAGAATTGTACTCTTGTTTTGTCGTAGTAACGATTGCTCGAACTTTAGAATCATTCGGTTCTCAAGTTCCTCTAATGCTACGAACAACACGTTGTAACCATTCTTTGTATAGTTTGTAGCTAAGTTAGTAAGTATTAACGTTTTACCTGTACCTGAAGCTGCCACGATTAGTCCTAACTCACCTTTTGCTAATCCACCACCGTTTAGATGGTCAATATCTTTAAAGCCAGTAGGAATCATGTTTTGGAATAGTGTGCTTAAAGATGTACGCTTATACTCTGCATCGTCTAGTACGTTGATGATTTCGTTACGTTTACCTGATATATTGAGCATCAGGATCTTTTTAAACTCATCAGGTAACTTCTCTAGGAACTCTTTATTCTTTAAGTTCGTTGCGGCCTTGGTTAGAAGGTCAATCGACATCTTCTGTCTTATGTACTCCTCAATCTTCTCATCTATAACATCGTTGTCACCACTGTTACGTACCTCATACAGATAGTGAATCTTACCAAAATAATCTTGTTGTGTAAGTGCATCCTTTTTCATGCGGTCCAGTTTATCTTCCGTCAATGTAAGTAATGCATCTTCTGTTAAAGGCTTGTTGTTCGTTTGGTAATATCGTTTCACAATACCTGCTATCTCAGTATAAGCAGGTGAACCCTCGAATACTGTCAAGGGAGCTACAGCAAGAACCTCTTTCGCAAAGATTGGGTTCTCGATTGCCTTTCTTAATATTTGGGTCATGATTGGTGATTCCATTGTTTCTCCTCCTTGTACTTACGTCTGTGTTGCATTATACCATGCTCGTCCTACTTTGTAAACAAGACTGTAACTTCTCCGTATTATCCGAAGAAGTTAGTAATCAGTTTGTCCATATCTGCTTTCGGTTGTACACTACCGACTAACTCCCAATCTTTGTTGTCTGTAATAGCTTTGTGGTCTACTACATCTTGATAAGATTGTTCTTTGTTGATGAAGTCTACAATTTGTGCGATGTCTAGCATAGAGAACTCATCTACAGGTACTTTCTCTTTTCCGTACTCCATAAATGCTTCTTGTAGGTCTGCCAATGTTAACGCTAAACCTTTTCGTTCTGCAATCAACTGTAATACGTTTCGAGTTTCGTGAAGGGCTACCATCTCGTAGTATAATTGTCCTCCTAGTTGTTTCTGTAATTCTTTCTTTCCGTTTGGCATTACAAGCGCACCTAAAATGAACTCTCTAATTTCACGAACTTGGTCTCTGCTCTTAGATGGATCGTTAACAGAAGCTAACGCAATTTGTGCCATTTCAGAACCAAGGATGACATAACGAGGTAACACTTGCTCTCCTTCCAATTGCATCAAGGACTGTAGCACAAGGAACTTCTTAATTGTGTTACGAGTTTTAAATGATACCTTTTGGTTTACAAGGTTCTCACTTGTCATATCGTAGAAGTCAACTAGTGCATCTGCTTTATCACTTGCGAACTCACCACGAAGGAACTCTTTAATTGTTGTTGCGTATTGTAATAGTCCTGTTCCTTTTTCCGCACTCTCGTAAGCGTCACGGATCGCTACAACTACAAAGTCATTCATAAACTTCGCTTTGTACTCTTGGTACACTTTATACGAGCCACTGTAAGATTTTTGGTATGAGCAGTATTGTATGTACACATCGTAAGACGTATCACTCATTAATGCGTTCGTGAATGGAAGCATCTTTTTGTTTCCTTTACGGGAGCTATCGAAAATAGAACGATTGAACTGTGCAGATAAGTATACGGCAGGATCAATGTTTTCTGCTTCACAGAACTCACGGAACTTTTCAAATTGTTGCCAACGTGCAGTACCGTAGAATCGTTCAGGCAATACATCGTATCCACTGCTTACAGTAGGAACTGCATTTCCCTCTTCTAATCCGTTTGCGACATTGAAGTTGTTCAAGTCCGTGAACAGGACTGCATAACGGTTGTACAGACGAGTGATTAAGTATGTACGATAGTCTCCTACTGGGTTCTCAGTTTTTTGGAACCACTCCCAGTTCGGATGATTTCCGCGATCCTCTAGCTCATCGTTTAACACATCTAATTTCTTTTGTTGCTCAGATTTTAGAAGTTGTGCTTCGAATAACTGTTGCTTTGTTCTACGATTTCGTTTCTTTTCTTTTGGTTCTTTCTGTTTCTTCGGAAGCTTCTCTTCTAACACATCTTCAATGGTTACACGCTCCTCTGAATTGATGAGTGCTTTGTCCGATGTTTCGAAACGAATAAGAGCAGGGTTGAACATGATTACTGTTCCACCCCCACGTCCTCTCTTCGCTTTTAACTCAATGATTCTTTTACTCTCTAATTCTTGCAAGTAACGATGTGTGGTACGTATATCTTGTCCCATATCGTTAGACAACTCTCTCTTTGTGAATGAGATAGCGTACTCACTTGCTTGTTTCGCTTTCTCTACTAACTTTGTTAAAAAATCCAATACTTTAGGCTTGATACCTACTACTGACGATTCTAAGTACACTCCGCACTCCATTGGTTCTCCTCCTTGGTTTAATCCTTTGTTGCTCGATGTAACTACATTATAACACAGACTATAACGATTGCAATATCTAAATTCTACTGTAGCAGCTTCACATCAAAGTTTTCATTCTTGTAAATTTTTAATCGTTCCTTACTATGCTCAAGTAAGTATTTATGTGTTTGGTCGTAGAAGTCAAATACCTGTACTGTATTCCCGTCTATACCATTTAGTCGTAATCCACGACCGATCCGTTGTAAGTTAACACGTAAACTTTTTCCTCCACCTGACATTAGGAGCATTCCAATGGACTGTATGTCTACCCCTTGGTCAAGGATACTGGAAGCAATAAGTACTCGTGACTCACCTGTACTAAATCTTCGTAAGTATTCGTTTCGGTCATCCATATGTAAACTACCGTTTGTGAAATCACTTTCCACTTCGAACTTCTCTTTCAGGATACGCTGTATACGTAAACCATGTTCGATGTGGTTTACAGAGATTAATACACCACCTGGCTTATTCTTCAGGTACCAACTAGCGCACTGGGCAATGACTGTATTACGATGCTCGTTCTCCGCAATACCTAGCTTGTACGCTTCTAAGTATGTATCAGCTAAATCAATATCTTTCGGTTGTGTAATCGGGAACAGTCGAATCACTGGTCTAGATGATACACCTTGCTCGATTAAGTAATCATTCGATACCTTGAACAAGTCGTTACCGTAGATACATTGCATACGTTGCCATAGCATTTTATTCTTTTGGTCAACTGTACCTGTTAATGCGATACGGTACTGTGCATTCGGTAATCGAGATATAGTGTCGAATATAGTGACACCGTTAATCTCGTGCGCTTCATCTTGGATCGCTACTCGAACTGACTCCATAAACTCTGCAACCTCTTTGTATTTCTTGTACTTCTTCTTGTTCTTTTTCTCCATGATTTTGTCGAACTCGACTATGTATTTGTTTAACTGCATTTGGGCAGACTTATCAGTAAACTTGTTGTCGTACGCTATGTACATTAACTGTTCTTCTGCGTCTTTCCATACGTTTGTTTCTAGTTTGCAGTTCTTGATGAAATTACGCATCAAGTGTCGTGTATTCGTTGTTCCTTTGAATTTCGGAACAATCTCTTCTGCAATGAACTTTATAACTCGTTCCTTCGGTGTAAAGCTTAATCCTTTTTTCGGGTCTTTCAATGCACTAGCCAGTGTCGGTACCATTACGAATACGACTTTCTTGTGCTTAATGTCAAACTTCCCGTCACCGATTTTACCGATATCCTTCTCCTTCAGGTTCAAACGCTTACTTACACGTTCAGCACCTTGGTGGAAGATTTCTCGTGAGTTACAGAAGAATGCGATACGCTCTCCTCGTTTAATGTGTGGTAGAAGTTGTTGCATGATCCCTGAAGCACATTCCGTTTTACCTGCATTTGTCGCAAGATTCAGAATTTGTACTTGAGACTCTAATGCTTTCTTTACTGCGTTGTACTGATAATCCCGTAGAGTAATCGGGTCTTTGTCACCATTTCCTAGTACAATCTTTTCGTCCATACTGTCATGGTGCATCAATTGAGGAGGTCTTATATCTTCAATCTCGTATGCAAGGTTAGCGTATTGGTTCTTCAATGCACGCATACCTTCTAGGAATTGAGGGAGTAATCCTGTGTGGAACTTGTCCTCTTTCTTGTCGTAGAAGTCAGTGATCCCATCCCAGTGACCTGACTTATAGGCTCGTGAATGGAATGCACCTTCTTCTTTAACTCCCATCGCTAAGTGCATCATGTCATGAACCTTTTCTTGTAGGAGTGTATCGCCCTCAAATTCAATATGTGTGTACATTATGTCTACAATTACTTTCACTACTTACTACCTCCTACTACTGTCTTAAACGCTCTTTCGGCAGACCACCCAAGACTACGAACTCGTCTATGCAAAGTCTTATACGGGATACCTAGTTCGTTAGACCAATCTTTCAAAGATTGTGTCTTACCGTTGTATTCAATGAGTACAGGTGTGTTACCGTTACCGTTGTTGCCTTTACGACCTTTGTTAGGGATTGCAGAATTCTCAGATAAAGTGATCCACCTACAATTACTGGGTTCATAACCTTTCGTTGCGTCTACTCGGTCTATAGTAAGCTCGTCCGTGTATCCGTTACGAAGTGCCCAACTTATAAAATCACTCGGACTATCTCTCCACTCCTGACATACTTCAATACCCTTACCTCCGTATTTGTCGAAGTTCGTATTTTTAGGGTTGTGACATCGTTGCTTCATGTTACGGTAAATGTTATACAATCTACTGTTTGTCATGCCGTGTGTAACTTTCATGTATTCAATTACATCCTTCCGCTATTTGATATCTTCGAACATTACTGTATTAAATTTCTTACCTGGGTGCTCTACAAATTCCACTTCAGAACTTGAGCGACCAACGTAAATCTCTTTAACTGTTAAAATATCACCTTCGTTAAAGTATCGGTTAGCGTTCTCTCTTTCTCCGTCCCATCCACCTCTGTTAAGGTATTTTACTTTACGACCATACGGAGATTCCTCTGAACCGTGTCTAGTTTGTTTATACAGTCCTTCACCTGCGACAAAGAAAGTGTACATATTAAGTCCACCTTTTAAATCCATAATATTCCTCCTTGATATTTATTTTATATCCATGTCTCTATTTTACCATAAGAATACAGTGTGAGCAATTGAATGTACCACCTTATTTTAAATTTCTGTCATATTTTAAACCGTTGATACGTAAGGGGTTATCATACTTTTGTACTTGAGGTTAGTCATATTAAAATTATAACTGGTCTGTATATATATAATTAATTATTATTTATATTATATATTAGTATTAGTTAACTATATTTAAATAATAATATACGTGTCAGGTTAAAATTATAATGTGACAGAAAAATGTACTATTTAGTCAAGAATCCTTTATTTATAAGGGTTTTAAATATGTCAAAAATAATTATATATAAAAGTTGTTGACAAGTTGTACATTGTTCGAGTATACTAAGGTTGCTACTGTGAGAGGTAGCAAGCGTGGTTCATTTACAGTTTAATTAGTTTTGAGATTGAGAACCGTCCTTATTATCTTCCATTTCCCAAATACGGACTCACATATTAAATAAGGGCAAATTAAAAAGAGGTGCTGCTAACACCTCTTCTTTTTTATGCTTATTTTACCTCTTTAGCTTTTGCAATCAACTCTGTTAACTCCTCTTTTAATTTATCCACATCTTCAAGTTTCTTATCAAGTTCTTCCTTACTAGCTTTCATTTCTCTAGCAAGTTGGATCGTAGATTTTTCAGAGGAAGTAGGGGCAAATAGTAACGCCCCTGAGTTTGGACAACGATATTCCATCGGCATAAGTTTCCCTCCCTATACGATAGCGTCTGTAGTCAGTCCAGTTAACTGTCTAACCCTTGGACGTACGAATCGGTTATCTCCTTCAAGTACCAGTTTATACTTAACAGAAATCTCTCTTGCAGAGTCTGCTACCTTCTCTACGAATGTGAAACGAGTAAACTCTGCTGATCTCTTCGTAGTAGTCGGAGCTTTCGTAAACTCTTTCCATGTCGCACCTTGGTCTAACGAGTAGTAAGGTTTAACACGAGTTCCTGCTGGTGCTGCTGAGTCATATGATAGTGTAATCTGATTGAACGGAGAAGCTGATTGGTCAATCGTCTTAGATACGTATTCCCCTTTCGTTGCACTAACGAAGTTTACGAATAGTAAATCATCAAGTACAAGCATTGGAGAGATGTATCGGTTCGACTTGAACCTAGCTCGTAACTTAGCCAGACCAACTACGAATGGAGTTTCAATTCCTGCGTAGTTTACCAATGGTAGCCACGGTACACTATCAATAGATACAGTTCCAACATCGGCAGCATTTACGATTTTAACTTCCCATACACAACCTGTGTTATCAGGTGTCAAGTAAGAAGCCATTAGTAGGATACCATTAGAGTCAATGTCTTTCATTGTATCGAACTCGATGATACCTTCCTCTTCGAATTGTGCAGTGTAGATATTGAACTTCATATCTGTTTCTTGGTGTACTGTCCATGATACTGCGTTTGAAGAACTGAATAACACACCGTTTACGTACGGCTGAGATACTACAGTTTGTGGGTTAGCACCTAGTGTCTTTTGTCCCATTGTAGCGCACCACATAGTGTAATCAGCACTGTCCGTGATGAATACGATACAGTAGTTCTCTCCTGGTTTAACCATTAACGGATCGTCAAGAGCAATACGAGTCTCTTTAGAAGCATCATCCGAAATAAGAATCTTATCAGGAGTTAATACACGCTCTGCGTAGATGGTACGATTCGGTAAACCACCATCAGATAATCCACGGACTTGCATAATGATATTATCTTTAGTAGACTTAGAACCGAAGTAAACTCCTACACTCGTAATTACACGAGCTTGTGGGAAAGCGAACGATTGTGCAAGTGGATCGTACAGGTTAAATGTTACACGAGTACGTGTAATCGTGTCTGTAGTAATCTTTGCAGAACCTTGAGCCGTGAACGTAGTTGTAGCTTGGTTATTCTTATTCTGTAGTGTAGCTTCTCGTGTTCCTGTTCTTACACCTGTAGGAATCATGAATGTCCCTGAAGCTTCTCCTTGTGCGTTAGAACGTACTGTACCTGCTTCACTACCTGGTAACGTAGCTCCTGACGGTTTAACGGCAACTCTATTTCCATCGAATGTCATAAACAAGTTATTCTCGTTCGGTTTTAAGTTCGTTGCTTGGAACGCTACTTCGATTTGACGCATGTACTCAATAACTTCGTTACGAGTCGTTTGTGCTGATTGCCACATGACACCTTCTGCTTTGTCTGTTCTCCCCCAACCTAGTGATGACTCATTCCACTCTGCTCCACCTGTTAGAGAGGTATTGTCAACTAACCATTTGTTCCAGTCCGAAAGCTTACCGTTAGGGTCACCTTCCCCTTGGTGCGCCCACCAACGGTTAATGTCAGTTGTGATGTGGTCTTCTTCATATAGTGTTACACGTTGCTCGTCAATCCAGTTATCTGTTTCAGGAGTTAACTTCAACACACCTTGCTTGTTATATACCATGTACGGGTTAACGTTCCAAGCTTCTGTTGCTAGAGGTTGGCTAATCTCTTTAACCTCTGTGAATGGTGCGGTTACTAAGCGGCCCCAAGAGTTCGCTACGGATTGATTCTCCATGAACTTCGGCTTAACCTTTTGGTCGTCAGGAGTTTTCGTGGGGATTGTAATAGTTGCATCATCGAATGAGAAAGCTACAGACGAGATAGATGCATCCATTCTATTGAAGTCTGTAAATGGGTCTGCGAACACACCACGTAGTGTTAACGGGTCTTCTGTTTTCGTAGCTTGCTTCTCTAGCATTATCATAGCTTGGTTGTACTCAACGTTCTCTAGACGAGTTTTCATTTTCTGTAAGTCTTCCATACGGAGACGCATAACCGCAGTGTTCTTAGCTTCTGCGAAGTCAGAGAATGGGTATACGTGTACGTTACCGATTTTCAGTGTTAGTGGGTCACGGTTTTCAGGTTGCTTTGTTAGTCCTTCACGGTCAGGCTGCCCCTCGATTACTGTGAAGTTCCCTGTAACATCTAGTGTAATGATATCCTCTCGTGATAAGTAGTAGTCGTAATCCACACGGATCGTTCCACCATCTTTCGGTTTTACTCCACCTGCAACGTTAAAGTCAATGACAGTTGATGCTCCAGGAGTCGTATCGCCTAGTGGTGTGCTAGTTACTTTGTAGTCAGTACCTAATTTCATTACTCGGTCGTACTCGAACGTCAGGAAGTAAGCTGTACCTGGGGCAGGTTCTTCACCGTTAAGTGTACCTTTCCAGTCTACGTACTGGATACCACTATCTTGTACGATTGTGTAGTCTGTTCCTTGTTTGTATACTTTAGTTCCTACATATACTTGCACAGTAGAAGCGTCTACGTTCGTGTATTGAGCTGGTAAAGGGTCTCGACTATCTACCGTACCCTTTGATACTTGAACGCCACCAGCAGGGCTTAACGTACGTCCTACGACATTGTTAACTTGTTTAACGAAGATACTGCCAACGTTAACCTTACCTGTCGATGCTTTGTACGTACTTGCTTCCTGGATGATGGTACGGAAATCGGAAGATTTTTTAACTGCTATACGAGTTGCCGTAGGCTTATGAATACGGTACCCGTTTACGTAAGCAATACCTGAGTCAATTACTGCGTCAATCGTTTCAGGAGTTCTACCTTTCTCAGTCCACATATTGAAACCTTGTGCTTGATACGATCCTAATGTCTCACGATCTCGTTGAGCAATCATTTCGATGATACCTGAGAACTCAGGACGGTTCGGTTCAATGAATAATTTACCATCATCGAAACGGTAAATCGTAGTTGTACTATCATCGTTATATGTTAATACTACTTCCTCTTCTAAGCGGTCCCCACCTGGTGATAGGTAGCTAGGAGCATTCTGTGTTTGGTCTAGTAACGTAGGATCATCATTATACGTGACAACTCTCTGTACTACTTTTACACCAATCGTCTCTCTCCCTACACCTTTGAACGGGATTGTTTGTTTTTTAAATGGTCGAATCTTACCTGCTAGGTAAAGTAAACCATCCTCTACTGTAATCTTTGTTTTTGTTTCCATATTATCAAACGTGAATGCCATACCCGTTTGAATGTTACCATCAGAGAATACACGATCCCCAAGTCGTTTTAAGTTATCTTCAGCAATAGATTGTATCTCATTTAGTTCTGCTTGTTGTAGCGGTCTATCGGAATGGAATAGAACCTTAGAGCGACCTTTCTTTGCATCGAATCGGTCATAATACGGTTTACCGCTTAAATCAATGATATCTGCCAAAACGTTTCACTCCTTCTATACTGTAAATTCAATCATGAATTGTTCGTCCATTTTTAATCCTAGCTTACGACCTTGTAGGTCTTTAGTCTCAGTGATGAGTAAGGCTCCTGCACTAGTCACTTCACTAGGTAATAGTGTATCTTTTTTGCTTACCTTCGGAACAAGATTAAAGTAGACGCCTGTTTTAGAGTAGGATTGATTTACAAAGTCCGTGTCTTCTACTGCTACATTTATGTATAACCACTTCGCACCTTCTGCTACTGCGTTTTCTCTAGGGACTAGTACGAATGGTTTATTTCCGTACATTACTACTGGGTACGGAGGGTTGTTAACATTCTCTGTATCCTTTAAAGGTCGTGCTAACATAATCTTGTGAATCCTCTTATAACCTATTATAGCAGATTCTCCGATTGACAAGTACGTGCTGTCCCTATTAGCTTGCATATTCATTGCTTCGGCTACAGGATCAGTTCCTTGTTTTACTTTAAACGGTAGGGCCGCAGGGTTATATGCTTTCGGTTGTCTTGTCAAGAATACGGATACCCCTGCTGGTTTGAATTTCTTAACGATGTCGATAACGGCTACTGGGAAGTTGTTTGCAAAGAAAATATCAATAACTGCGTTTGTATAATATTCTCCTAGTAGACAGTCCTTACTGTTTAGCTTAGACTTGTTTAAGAATAAGATATTATTGAATGGTTCATAGATGTTTACGTATGTATTTGGGTCTCCTAGGAATGCTAGGATTGCTTTTTTAATAGCAGGAATAGTACCTCGGTCTAACAAGATGTACTGAACAATTCGTGCTCTGTAAGCCGTATCAGTCTCGTTATCCTGTCGTACTACTCCAAATACATCTCCGTATTCATCTAACCACTGACCTGTTGCGCTCTCTAAAGATAAATCGAACTTACTAGCAATCATATCTGACTCTGATACTTTTAGCTCTTGGTCAATTGCATCTAGAATGGCTGCGTTCACTTGGGACTTGTCTTGTAAACTGATTTTCCATCCTGGATGTAGATGTTTTAGAAATGACATTTAAGTTCCTCCTATACTAGAGTTACCTTAACTGTACCTGCACGAACAACTTCATTACCTGCTACGATTACGTTTGCTTTCGGATCGTTAAACGTGATATCGTAGATTAGTCGTCTATCTAAACCTTTAATTACGCTAGATAGGTCGGATAGGATTACGCTTTGTGAAGTCTGCATGTTGTTAAGGTATCTTGAAATCTCAGCAGCTATCTTGTCTTGTAGTGCTTTTGTGATAGCCATTTTATCTGTTAGTACTATTGTAACATCAATGTTCAATGCTCTACGTACTACAGGTCGTACAACAACTGGGATTCCTGCTGCTCGGTAGTTTTGCAATGTTGCAATAACTTTATCTCTAACAAGGTCAGGTAGGTCTCCATTACGGTCATGAGCGTAAACATATACGATACCTGTTTGCTCATCAATCCATACACCTGAAATCTCTGTAACGGAACGTGTACCGTACTCTAGTGCAGGAATTGTACCTTTACTCAGTGACTCAATATAAGCACGGAAACGAGATTTTAATTCTTCTAAAGGTTCCTCATCTTGTCCTGTTTGGAAAGCTTGTGCGTTCGTTACAGACTTGATGTTTGCTAATGGAGTCATCATAATGTCAATAACGTTGTTCGGTACGTTACCGATCTCTCCTGAAATCGTACAGAAGACTTGCACCTCGGCAGTAACTGTACCTTGGGTAACGTAGTAGTCTTCTACCGTCTCATACGTCATCGTATAGTCTGCTAAACTCGATGTGAACCTTGTACCCCTTGGTAGAGGTAAAGTCTGTTGTACGGCATTGTGGAAGACCAATTGCACTTTACCGTATGCTCGTTGTGCAGGTTTACGTTGGAACCCGAATGAAGAGTATACTCCTGCCGCAATAGCTTCTCGGATGTTCTCCTCTGTTAAAATGTATAACTGTTCAATCTCCCTAGCAGTAGCTTCATAGATTGCTCGGATTGCACTACCGATAGAGAAGTCATTAATTTTATTTGTATTTGTAATCGTATGGTCTACCAATCTCCCATAGATTTCTGTCATTTGTTTATATCTCAATGGGTAAACCTCCTTATCGTATAATGTTATCTACGAAGTTATCTGTTAATACTAAAGAACCTGACACTCCTAACTCCCCTGATAGAGCCAGTAGGAACGCTTCCTCCATTGCGATAGAGTAGATTTTGAAAGTAGTTGAGTAGGAGTTACCGTCAATAACGTGACCAACCTTCTCTACACTTCTAACCCTACCATCTGTACGCAATGTTCTTTCAATCTCAATATCCAGTAGGATTGCGTTCTCTTCTGTATTCTTTCTACCTAAGTATTCATGCACTTTTGAGCCGTACCTTGGGTATCCTAGATAACCTCCCAGTGGTGTAACTAGTCGCATATATAGAGATTGTTTTAAGTTCTCTATTCCACGGATCGTTGCAACGTCTCCTCTCCCGTTATCTTTCATTTCAAATATATCACTATCCCAACCAGTCTTACCAAATGGTTTCGGAATCGGTAGTACGTCTAAGTCCTTACCTAGTGCTAACGCATATAGTTCTTCTTTATCAAAATCTGTCGCACGATTAAGTACGTTCATTAAATCTTCTTGAGAGTTTTCAGAAATTTCAATTAATAGAGTGTCCCCTACAGTTAGGAGGTGGGTTGGATTCTTTAACTTCTCTGCTACCGTATCTACGATGTACGGATGTCTTAGGTCATTGAATCTTGCTAACTCTACCCAACGGTTCACATCCCCTAGCTCCTGTTGTGCGATAGCTTGCATCGTATCCCCTTCTGAAATGATTCGTCTTTTAAACTTAGCCACTATCTCACCACCCATCTATTCATAACGGACTCTACTTGGTTCTCTAAATAACCAATAGAGATGTCGATATCTCGTAGAGTTTCAATCATCTTACGGTACTTTCTTTCCGTACCGAAATAATCTGCGATATAGTTTATATTCTGTTTTATTTTTAAGATGTCTTTCTTTGTTACGTATTGTAAGCTCGTACGAGTCTCTTCTAGGCTATATAGAAGTGAAAAGGACTCTAACACTACGGCACACACTAGAACGTACACACGAGGGTTATACGTAGCTAAATCACTATCCATAACCTGAGCTACAATTGTTCGTGGGTCTAGTGGTACGTTTATCAGTTCAATTTTGTTTTGTTTGATGTCATCTAATGTTAGTCTTGCAAGAGCCGATACACTAAATGACGGGGTGTAAAGGCTAGATTCAAACTGTGTCGTGTTTCCCATTTCGTTTAATGGGATAGTACCATCAGGGAGAACAGAGAAGCTAGAGATGAATCTAACAAGGTCTAACGGCTTTCTAATTGTCATACGATTAATACCACCTTCCGTAATAACCAATGTTATAACCTAACCCACTCATACCGTAATCGTAGGATAGGCTAGATGGTCGTTGTGGGTTAACTGGGTCACGTCCTGTTCCTGGAACATAACCTCCTCCATCACCTTTGTTGTAAATGTCATCATTACCTGAACTCGGATCGTATTTCCCTCCGTTACCTCCTGTGTTCGGTCTACCTGATATTGGAGGGAATAATGGACTAGGTTGCCATACAAGACCTCCACCACCGAGGTTTATATCTGAATCAGGACGTTGGTTTGGGTTGTATCCTGAGTTACTACCTCCTCCTACAGTAGGATATCGGTTACCAATCTCAGGTGCCACAACATCGTCATCAGCAGGATCGGTCGATTTTCTAAGTACTACGAATTTAATTTCGTAACGGAACATTAGTGGAGCGTTCACATCTTGTGTGTATGTAACACCTTCAGGAGCTAAGTGAACCACGAAGCTTTCATCGTTTGTAAAGTTGTGGAAGTAAAAATCATCTGCGGCTTTTTTACCATTACCACCTGTCTCTGCATACTCTTTTAAGAATGCTTTCATTTCTTTTATCTTAGTAATCCCTCGGTCGGCAGCTTTACCTGTAGGATTGAAACCTGTTGTACCACTAATCGTGTAAGTAGGGATGTCGCTTTGGAAATCTTCAATTACGATCCTACTTTTTGTTTTTAAAGCAGTTGTACGATGCGGATTCGCAAACGTCATATTCTCGGGGTTAATAGCGAAGCGGAAGAATCTATTTCCCACCTGGAAAGCAATTCTTGTTAACGCTGTTTTACCATCTGACATTCCCATGTGTTATCACCTCTCTTTTATAATATAAGAAAAGCCGAGGAAAACCTCGGCTTAAAGGACTCTATGTAGTGAGTATTTTTGCAATAACTCTTCAGGAGTGATGTCATACAGGAACTCGATATCTTTCCTCTTAATCCCTGCTTTGTAGAAAGAGCTATCTACTACCTCAGAACAGGTAAGTTTCTTTTGGTTGTTGAATAGAGTACGTTTGAGGTTCAGCACGATCCGTAGAAACATTTCAAGTATCTGAGCATAGTCGTAATCCGTACCTTCGTAGCTTAATGCGATAGAAACAATTTTATCTTGCTCCTCTTTCGTTAAACTATCTAACCGATAAATATGTGTGATTTCTTTGTCATACTCTATAGGTACGACTCTCGTTTTTATAAACCTGTCGGCTTCTATCAATGTGTTAGAGTCGATAGCGAGGGCAACATGGCTATAGGGTGAGTTAGTAACTTTACTAATCACCCAACCTATGAAACTCTTAGGTCTATAGAATATGACATCTGCCACTTGTAGATCAGTCGTCATATCTTAGTCACCTTTCTTATTTAGAAGGTTTCTTTGCTTCTGTTAACTGCTCTTGCAACTTAGCTTTCTCTTCTTCTAACTGACCGATATAAGCCTTCAGCCTAATGTTCTCGGATGTTAAATCGAAGATAGCTACCTGTTGTTCGTTGAAAATGAACTTTGGGTTAATCTCTTTTCTTTGTGGTTGTTGTTCCATTTTGGTTCCTCCTATGATAGCTAATTAGTAAACCCAGTTCGTGTTAAATACTTCTTTATCTGTTGTAGCATTCAAAATAGCCGTGCAATACTCATTGTACTTCATAAGTTGCGCTAATTTATGATCGAAAGCTTCAGCCTGTACCGTTAACCAGTCTTCCCTAGTATGCTCAACATACCCTGCATCTTCTGTACGCCACGCTACTTTATCTATTTCAGGCTTATCCCGTAGTCTATCTTTCTGCCCTAAGAAGTTAATTTGGTCGTCATCGTTTAGGCGATATTTATGTCCATTAGTTGAAGTGAACCCTCTTGTAATAGCATTAACACAAGCTTCGTCCATTACTTGAATTTTAAGTTTCTTATGATGACTCAAAATGAACGAAGGTGTCACTTCCCAAAACGATAGTTGGTATCGTTCTGCTAGTACTTGAGAAAGTTTATTTTTGTGATCCTGAATCATCGCATCGAAACCTTGCGCTACTAATATTTCTTCATACACTGATTGAAATTGCATCGTCACTGCTCCTTTTTAATATGATTTAGTATTAGGTCTTTAATAACTTCTAATTTACTATCTAGCTGTTGAATAGCTCTCCACGATAGAGAAGTCATCGTGTAGTTGTTTACACCCTCACCGCCCATCTCTTGCACAAGCTCGTGAGAATCTTCTGCGATAAGACCTACTTTTCTTCCTAATTCAGGTGAAGCTTTCATTAGATAAGAACAAACTTCAGAGTCTAAAATGATTTGTAATGCATCTTCGGCTAAAGGCTCTATTTCCGTTTTTAGCTTTCTAGACGAGTTATTGACTAGGTTAGCTGTTGTTACTTTGTCGGCTGTAAGGTATCCAAGTCGTAGGTCAGCCCACCAACTATCGTCCCAAGTCCTAATTTCAAACATGTTTGTGTTTTTCTGCCATTTAAAAATACCTCCACCGAAGTTAGCAACATTGTTAGTACCATCGGAATATAACTCAACGATAAAGTTACCATCCTTCTCAAACCTATGATTACCTCCGTAAGCTCTATAATTGTTGTTACCTCCATTTTTACCTACAGGTACGACAAGTTTAGTTCGACTTTGTGAATCAATAACTCCCCAAGTCTCTCCACCTTGCGCCCCTGGTTGCCCCTTAAAGTTACCGTAAGCATCCATGTAAACACCGTTAGCGGATGCTGAGTGTATTTCCCCACCTGCTCTAAGATTCCCTGTGTTGGGAAACTGGTAGAATACAGACTGGTTATTCATTCTCATTGCGTAGTCTAATACACCGAATGTACTATAATCGGCAGCATTTGTAGACCCTGCTGTTTTACCTGGTCTTAGGAAGTTTAACCCTTGACCTGTAGAACTTACTGGACTACTGAAGTAGATACAGTTAACTGCCATAAAGTCTCCACCGTTGGCATGTAAACTATACTTACCTTGTGCGATCCACTGGTTAGCCTTTAGTTTAAGTATACCATCAACGTCCAAGTCACCTGCTACTTCGAGACCATTAGCTGCACTAGTAGGTAACTTGTTTACTCCGACTGTTTTCTTTACTGTGTCAATGAAGAAGATTGGAGTACCGACCGCTACAGTTCGTAGAGCCGTTACAGTCGAACCTACTTTATCAGTAACTGTAATTAGAATCT